CATTACAAACTATGCCCTAAAGACAAGATAATCCATATGCAGATATTTTACAGCTATTACGACACGGGAACTGAAATTGTTATTTGGAGTTTTGATGGAGCTCAGCTTCGGATTAGTTGGGATCATATCTCAAACAAACGAAAGACTCTTCCTCCCAAAAAAGGCAAATATGTGTTTTATACACATTCACATGAAGATGAGGAGGACTCAGATATTACATCTTATTTTTGGGAACATATAAAATCATCAGACCGAGAATGGATGATGCGGAAAATGATCCAAACGGTTCTTATTTGAATCTCACTTCTCAAGTGACTCATATTTTTTTGCATACCAATCTGGTACTATAGTATGTTTTGAACAGTTCCAATTAGAAAACTTACAATGAAAATCCACTGGATAGTTTATATAAAAATCAATCAATTTATCTAATTCCTTTTCATTTTCACAATATAGACACCAAACAGCGTCTCTTCGGCTTCCCTTCTGTACTCTATCGTTAGTATGACGTCTAATATAGAGAAACTCAAAGTCTTTACCAGATTTTAGTTTTCCATTGTACATGACAAAGTTTTCGTCTACATAAAATTCGTTTGATAGATGAATTGCACGAACAACGGGACCCAAATTCACTTTAGTTCCTCTTGGAAGACATCCACTATTATTGAATGTTGGTCCCCATGGGACAATTATTCCAAATCTTTGATCAACCAGTTTTTGTTTGAATGCATCTGTTGTTTGTCCATTTTCAACTTTTGCTAGTAAATCTTTTTCATGAAAATATTTTTCTTTTGCAATGCTGTGATCTACATAGTGATCCTTCTTTATCACGAAAAGAGAGATACACTGTTGAATACCAAACTCGCAAAAATATTTTCTGTCATACACCTCATTTACAATACGAGACTGTAAATCAAAATACCTTGCTCTAGGACTATGGGCCCAATTGTTGGGCAATATTGCATAGAGATTTTCGCAACATTCCAATGATTTTCTTGTAAACTCTTCCCATTTAGTGAATGGTGGATTATAGACACAGTTGTCCCATTTTCCAGTGCTATCAAGAAAATCTCCATGAATATAATTCACATGGGGCCACAGTTCTTTGCAATGGTCTATGTTATCCTTGTCAATGTCGATTGCAGTTATTTTATTTTGCTTGACGCCCTTGTCAATAAGTGCTGAAAGGAGCGCTCCTTGCCCTACTGAGTTTTCTACCCATGTTCCTGAAAAATCTTTGATTAGAGAAAATAAATCTGTTTTTGTAATTTCTGGGGTGGGCCAAAAATCGTATTTCTTTGCTTTTTCAGATCTCAATTTTGAATATCCTTCCATTTATCATTTTTGAATTCAACTCTTATCACATTGGTCTTCTTCTATAGAATGAAAATATGCTTTTCCACGGTTTTCAACCGTATAAACTCTCATCGAGCCAATGGTCTAAAAACAAAATGGGCTCTGTAATAGAGCCCATATTTTGGGGCCATGAAACTCTATGGATGACTATGTTCGATCTTACATATCCTCCCACTCGTCATCTAGAAGAGCATCTCTTTCCTCGTGAGTAAACATGTCCTTTTGCTTCTTCACAAAGCCGCTGCTCTTCAAGGTTCTCATATCGTCCTGTTTGACTGTAATAATGTCCAGAGTCTGGACAGTTTTCAAAAACTCACAAAGGTCATCTGCGATGTCTTCAAAGGTTGCAGTCAGAGGGTACGACCGTATCTTGTCCCTGATCAAGTGCATGACTTTCACGTTTCCTGGACAATGGTCCTCATGCAGAAGCTTTCCAATTGCTTTCCGGTCTGCTTCTCCCTTTGCATTATCATGCAACAAATCATGAGGTATGTTGTTCTTTGAAAGACCAAGCTCTTCCAATACTTTTACTGCCTCACTAGAGATTCTTCTCTGAACAAAGAGAGAAGATGTAAACACCCAACTTTGATTGAACATGGAATTGCCACCGCCACCAGCAAGCAACTTCTCTATGAAAGCAGGAATGTAGTCGCTTTCGTCATGAAAAACGTTCCAGAAGAACTTTGCTGTACTTCTTATCCAAGCAGCGGGATTCTCTTCAATCTCTTTCCTCTGTTTTGCCTTCATCTCCGTACCCTTCCCTTCTATCTAGAAGAATCTTTGTTAGAAGAAATCTTATCATATTGGCCACTCTCTCTAAAATGTCGAACATATTTCCATCCATCTTCCTCGATGCATATTTATATACATTCAGGGAGATATAAAATGTATAAATGTACCGCCTGTGGTAAAATATTCGACTCTAAAAATGCTCTGCATGGTCATAAGGGCAAGTGCCCCACTTGGATAAGCAATACTAAGAAAATCCGTGATGACAACCTGACCCTGGCTTTTCTTCAGAAAGAATATATTGAAAACAACAGAACTGCAAACGACATAGCCATATCACTACATCTTTCACCCATCATAGATGCAGGAACAGTCATAGAATATGCCGTAAGATTTGGATTGAAGACGAAATCAGTCAAAGAAGCTATGAACAATCCAGCCACTCGAGAAAAGTACGAAAAATCCTGTCTTGAAAAGTATGGTAAAGTAAATGCCCTGTCCAAAAACACCACATCATACTATAAAAGAAACGCAACCGTAGAACGAAAGTATGGAGTGAAGAATGTTTTTCAGCTAGAAGAAATCAAAGCGAAATCAATAGACACACTATATAAGCACCATGGTGTTCTAAATCCGACAAATGTTCCTTGGAGAAAAAGCAATGCAGGCAGAAAATCTATAGGACACAAAATTATAGAAGGATTTTTGGAAAAGAAAGGTATTGATTTTGTTTCTGAAGATGGAACGAGATTTTCTAAATTCAATGATCAACTTGGTAGAATATACTCTCCAAGACCCGACATACTGATTGAAGATAGAAAGTTGATAATAGAAGTAAATGGAGACAAGTGGCACGCCAATCCAGATAGGTACAAAGGCACCGACATAATAAAAAGATTCAAGGGTGAGATCACGGCTGCTGAGATTTGGTATCTCGACAAAGTTCGAGAGGAACACCTAAAAAGTTTTGGTTATCGTGTTGTTGTAGTATGGTGCTCACAAATAGGCAGAAGAGAATATGAAGACATTTTGAATGAATGGTTGAAATAAGTTAGATGTCCAACAGAAGTTCTTCGCTCCCTTCAAGTTCGTCGACGCGCCGGTAACACTTCAGTTCAGGAAGATAAACCCGGTGATTTCCAGTTAGCTTGAGATTGACTCCATTTTCCAACACAATCTCATACCACTGATAACCTTTTTCCTGGATGTCGTCACCGTTCTTGACGTAGGCCGTGATCTCTTTGTATTCAATCTTCTTGGTGACGTCATTGTATGACTTGATTTTCCTGTTGATTCGTCCCTCGACAACTTCACGCATTGTAGACTTCGACCCATCTTCAAACTCTACGATGGAATCACCCGAGACACAGCCGTCCAACTTCCGCGAAGCGAACCACTTCTGCTTGGTGAAATCAACCTTGTCCTTCCGGTGTTCGTAATTGTAGGCGAGGGCGACATCAAACGCGGGCACCGTTCCTGGCCAGATGCGGTTGATGAGGGACGAATCTACACGCGTCTTCAAGTTTCGCTTGAAGATGTTGTAGATGAGTTCCTGATACTGGAGATTGGCGAAGACGTACCCATTCACAAGAGCAATGGCCTTGTGGCCAGTGACTTCGCGATTTGCGAGCTTGTCGAGGATTTCGATGAGAGAGAACTTCGTGTATTCGACCAGGTCCTGGCGCTTCTGAAGGTTTGCAGAAGACACATAGTACTGTCTGAATGGATCGTAGGTGTAGGTGAGAAGCTGTTTGCACTGGGGATACTTCTTGAGGATCTCCAGCTTTCCATTCATGGAATTCGTGGTGTTGAGCTCTGCACACATGGTGTAGAGATCATACAACTCGTCCTTTTTGGCAGGGGCCGACTTGGCCTTGGAAATCAGAGCAGCTCCGCTTGTGACAGCAATCTTCTTCACAGTTCTCTCCTGTTTCATCATGAGTTCATTATACTACAGAAACCACCGGCTCTAAAAACTAAGCCGGAACGACCTCACCGACATATTTCGTCTCAACGGTATATGTGCCGAGTTTTGTGGGCAGCTTGCCGAGCGTCCTCGCGGAGACATGGCGGGTGATATAGACGAAAATGATCTTCTTGGGGTCATTGATCCCGATGTGCGCGGGAATCTTGTTCCGCTTCACAATCTTGTCCATCTTCATTACCGCATTGTCCATGATTCTCTTCATATCATCCTCCTAAAAGATCACCGTCTTGCTGAACTTTGGGTTCCAACGCTTCAGTGTGCTAGCGATCTTGTTTGCAATCTTCTCCCCTCCCTGGTTTGAAGGCTCTATGGGTGAAAGCTCTGAATAATCTTTGGGATCGTTGCAAAGCGGACGGAGATCAATCACTGAATACCCAAAGAATGTCGCTGTTGAAATGATGACATCATTGAAAATGGAAAGCAAAGTTAGCTCTTCAGGACTGAAATGTGGGATCTTGTCATAGATTGTGCAGACGAAAGTCGGAATACCAGTCTCCTTCATCTTTGCAAGGAGTTGATGATAGTTGATTCTGAAATCCATCTGAATGTTTTGAAGAGCATGCAGTAGGGACTGAGCGGTTATGGCGGTTGAAATCACAGTCTCTGCGTAGAGAGCGTCATTTCCACCACAACTGATGACGAAGTGAGACGTGAGATTAGAACATTTTTCCAACTGTCTTGTGACATCGAGTGTGATGCTTCCATCAACAGCCAGAAGATCAGCATCCATTCCAACAGCCTTCAGATGTTCGATCACTGACCTTTCATCAGGATTTACATAACGAGCGTTGTCGAAAATAGAATCACCAAGCAAAGTTATCTTCATCTTATGCTCCTATTTCTACTATTTTGTAGTAGAGAACACGAACACGATAATCAGCAAGATATTGGTCTTTGTGATAGTGACCACAATACCAAGCTTTGTAGGTCAAACTGTCCTTGATTACTTGCAGACTCTTGATCATGGGATCTCTGAAGTGGCGATCATTAGCCTGTTTACCCCACAGAGCCTCATAGGCCTCTGTGAAAATGGCATGAGTAATCACATAATCCACATTGAAGTTGATCTTGGCCAGCCTATCAACACCTTCCTTGATGGTCATGTAGGATGGAATCTCTTCTCTCCACCAAGAAACTCCTTCGACCCTCTGTGCCTTGTCAAAAGAGTCCGCTCCACCCAAAACAAAGATGATCTTGCCGTCGATGTTATAGATATGGCCATCGAGCAGATAGAAAATAGTGTCAGAGATTTGCTTGACAACATCTCCAAACATTTCCACCTCAGGAAAGTCGGCAAGACGGAGAGGATTGTCGTGATTTCCACGAACAACGAGAGTTGTAAATGGGGCATTGTTGAGCCAGTTGATGAGATAGTTTTCGGTTTTGATGGAATCAAGGAGGCCGCTCCAAACGACTCCCCAATCACCGGCGACGATGAGATAGTCTCTCTTTGTCAGTGACTTAGAAAGAGGCCAGTTGCTCTTTGAGAGCTTCATGATTTCACTGTTTAGGCTTACTCCATGACAATCGCCAGTGACAAAGGTCATTCGATCTCCTTTAGATCATTATACCACAACTCTAGATCTCTCTATATTTCCAGAGCTCTTCAGAAATTGTTTTGATGTAGTGAGAGTTCTCCACTTTCTCTACCCATTCAGAAGGAATGGCATCAACTCCCAACATGGTTCCAAGGATAGCTCCGGTAATCGAACCACAAGAGTCACTGTCTCCAGAGTAGTTTATAGCTGCAAGAACTCCAGCTTTCCAATCATCAGAGAACTTTAGTGCTGAGTAGACTGAAACTGCAAGAGCCTCTTCTCCAATCCATCCTTGACCCAACTTGTTGATGGCGTCTTCGATCGACATACTTGGATCACTATAGTATTTGACTACGTCGTGGATGATTTTGTCCATCTCTTCATAACCTTTATATCCACGAAGAATGATGATGGGAAGACTGATCGCAGTCTTCAGATCCACATCACCTTTGTTGAGGAGATAGATGATGTGAGAAAGATACCCTGCAGAAAGGTATCCAGATGGATGTCCATGAGTGATTGCTGCACACTCTGCTCCATACCTAAAAACTGTTTCAGGATCTTTATAGACAAGACCGATTGGTGCCGTTCGCATGACACCACCACACCCCTTGCTATCATTGAGGTGTTGTTCGATTGTTCCCATCTTTCCACTTGCCAGTGCTCTTATGCAGGTGCGGCCAGGAGCTCTCGATTGTTCTGCAGACATTTGAGTATCGAGCCAATCGAGATATCTCTTATAGACATATGGAGTAGACCATCTGTCTTTCTTCTTGAATGCATCGATGATACCCTGTGCTGTCGCAAGTGACATTTGGGTATCATCTGTATAAGAACCTACAGGATGACCGCCCCAATCAGACAAAAATGAGACTCTTTTACCACCGATCTGGAGAGTCTGAAACTCGACAGGGGCCCCTAAAGCGTCCCCGATAGCGAGCCCATATATGCAACCTAGAAAACGGTCCTTTGTGTCCATTTTAAACTACCGCCTTTTGTTGAGTGAACGGGCTTTGCGAACCGCCATGAAAATGATGATTGCTGTTCCTCCATCTACGAGAAGAAGATCAACAATGAATGCACGAATCGGTGCTCCCATGAAAATCCACAAGTACGCAACGATCCCCGTCATGCAAAGTGCTCCACCAGTAGACATGGCTGCGATGAAATAGATCATGAGTGCACTGAATGATTTGATTTGAAAAGTTTTCATTTTCTATTTCTCATCCACATAGGTCCGCTTCATGTGCTTTTTCAACTTCAGATTTTCGATAGGAATGGTGACGAGATCGCGTTCATTTTCGGAACCAGTATGAAGTCGAATCTCCGCACCATTGTCCTTCCACCGGCCATTCTTGTCGAGACGCTTGGCCCAGATCCAATACTGAAAATCTGGGGTCTTGGGATCATGATGCCATCCAGGCCGATACTGAAAGTTGATGACGACATAATCACCAACAAGTTTGTCACTCGTCGTGAAAGAAGGACCACCTTTCTTTTCTCTGTAAAGTCGATACCCACTCGGAAGAGTGAAAACGACCCCTTCTTTGATTGAGGAAAATTTCATACTACCTCCCCCTCGGCATAATGATCCAGAGGATGATGTAGAGTCCAAAACCGAAACCCGCCGCCAAAATGGCAACAATCCAAATCAGCCTGATGATGCTTGCATCGATTTCGAAATACTTTCCTAGACCACCGCAAACACCACCAACCCAACTATCTGAAGATGAACGGCAAAGTCGTTTTGATTGAGTCATATTATTTCCTACATACCTTGTCGATAGCCTTCACAAAAGTAGGTTCGATCTTTGTTTGTTTTCCATCAATGGAAATGAGAAACACTCTCTGCTTCTCGCAACCCTGGCACTTTTCCCAACGAAGCATGTGTGCAAGATCTGGAGGTTTTCTAAAGAGAATCTTCTCACACTCTTCAGTGATGATTTCCGAAAGCAAAATCTCATAGTTGTGAAAAACATGTGGCCATTTCCATGGCCACCTAAACAACCTTCTCAGTTTCCAAAACATTGTCTTACCTCCAGGTCTTCTGCTCTCCGCAAGTCTTGCGAAGAAGCTGAGCAGCCTGATCCACTATGATCTTGTTGAAGAGATAGGCAACCTCTTCCTCATCCTTGTTTGCAATAGCGGTCTTGATGGCCTCAAACTGCTCATGAGTGTTGTCACAGACCATTGTGGTTCCATTTTCCAGGACAACTGATATGGTATTGTTTGTGATGATATACTTCATCTAGCGCGCCTGATCCACGAGGTTGATATAATCGGCAATCTCTTCGGTGGAGTTCTTGATGTTCCACTTGTCGAGAACCTTCAGCATCGGATACACGGTCTCAATCTTCTCAACGTTCTTCTTGGTCGTCTTCACCATGCCGTAGCGGCATGCCAGTTCGTAGAGGGCGCTCATCTTCGAGCTCGCAGTACCCTTCTTGTAGTTGGCGATGATGGAAGAAAACTCTGCCTTCAGAAGGAAGAACTTCGAGTCGACCTTTTTGATGCGATTCGTGATGGCTACACTTTGAAGAACCTGCTGGTAGAGATTTTCCTGCTGCTGAACTGCTTCGTAAGTGGCATAGGACTCTGCGTAGGTCACAATAGCATCCATGTTGGCCTTCACCGTTTCCTTCGTGAGGGTCTCAAGAACGCTGAAGAGAGAAGTGATGCGAGAGACATTCTTCCACCACTTCTGAGTGGGCGCCCAGTAGGGAACGCCGAAGATCTGAACATCCTTAGGAAGAGCCTCAATCTTGATGGCGTCGTTGATCCTATCATTGAAGGTGCGATTATCTACCTGAATCTCACCATCCATGACATGATTGCGCTTCATGATGACATAGTACTTCACAGCGCTCTTCTCGAGCTGATTCATCGACATGCTGGCAGAGTCTTCGAAGCGGCCGTACCTGAAGGGGACGAAAGTCTTTTTCTGCTCCTTGGCTTCGCGCTTCTTCTCGGCCTTCGGAAGATCAGGAAGCTCAGAAGTATAGGTCACCTTGGGATTTCCCATCGCTTTCAAGAATATCTGATCTTCGCTCTCAAGAACATAGATATGATTGCTGGTTTCCTTCACAAGGATCTTTACCTTGCTGACACCAGTACGCTTCTGATCGTTGACGACGAACTGGATGTTGGAAGTCGGGCTGATGTGGATGGCTTCCTGCTCAGGTTTGGTGAGGATCTCGCGGCCAATGTAATCCTGATTGCGGCTGTTGCGCTTGTAGAGGTGGACTGAAGTCTGAATCGACTTGACGCTGACCTTGAAAGTCGTGTCGACAATTTCCTCGCCCTTGTAAGGGATGCGAAGAGCATTGTTGTAGCTGAGGCCGTTGATGAGGCCCTTCAGGACAACCACTGCTTCCCACTTCGAGGAAATGTCGGCGATCTTTTTGGTGATCTGTTTCACGAGGTCCTTGTGAACCTCATTCATCTTCTTCTTGAGGTTGGTGATAGTAGCCTCATCGTAGCTGAGGGCCTCACGAGAAGCCGCAATGTCGAGGTCTCCAATGTTGAAATCCAAGATGAAGCTGTTGTGGCAGACAAACTCTTCGGCTTTGTTGAGGCCCATCAGGCGGTTTGAATCGATGGGGTAGGCAACGTTTCCCTGAATCGCAACACAGTGGCTGTCATAGTCATGCTTCAGAAGCTTCCATGTCTTTCCATGGTAGAGGACATCGAAAGAGGGAACTCTCTGTTTGTTGTTGAAATTGGGGCGAGTGGTGAAATACTTGAAAACATCCTGGGCTTTTGAATCAAATTCGCCGAAATCCTGCATCTTCACAGGAAGCTTCACTTCGACGCCATTGGCCTCTTCGGTTTTGCTCTCGTTCATGAGGCTGATGTTGGGAGTTCCGTCCTTGTTGATGTAGCAGGTGTAGACGCTCTTGGTGCCATCCAAGATGGAGGTCACGGTGAAGGTGTCGGTGTATGCGAAGGGGCTCTTGCTTCCAAGACCAAGGGCTCCAACCAAGTCGTTCCTCTGGGTCTTGTCGGAGTTGAAATAGGAGGTGTAGAGGTTCATGACGAAGTCACGGGACATACCAGTTCCAAAATCCTTCACGGCGAAGAAGGGCTCTTCGCGTGTGGGCATGTGCACTTCGAACGGAGTGGTTCCCTTTTCAACAGTCACATGAGCGTCGTAGGCGTTGCAAGAAAGCTCGCGGATGACTGCGCGGACCTTGTCGGAATAGAGGTTGTCGGAAAGGATTTTGAAAGCCTTGGCAGAAGTCGTGATTGTAAAAGCACCGTCAGCTGCAACATTCGACTTTACCTGGTTGATCCCACCCTTCAGTTCCATGCACGCTCCTTATGATAAGATAGTCTTATATTATCACATGGGTGAAATGCTCTAAAATGGCCGAGAGCAAACCTCGAGCCTCCAATGTCTTTTTCTCCTTGATCACCTATTGGGACGATGATCAGACGTGAAGATATATGCTCATGCCGCAGAGAAGATAAAATCACAATGAGACTAATTGATCTCTCACCAGAATGGAGCAATAGAATTCCAGTTGCTACAGGAATCGCTCTTGCTCTTACCTATCATTGTCCAAAAAATCCAAAACGTATTCACTTTGTTTATTTTTGGCCCATCATCTCTACATATCCTGATGATAGTCCGGGTCTGGCAGATCTGAAGAAAGTTCAATGGGATTGGTTGCAGCAGTATCATATTCCATATTGGAACAGGGTGAGAGGGGACACCTTTGAAACCTTTACGCTAACGCCTAGCATATCAGCCAAATGGATCGATGGAAATGAATGCTGTCACGTCTCTATTACAGATGGAATGGTTGCTTGGACGTAATGTGTCAGACAGTCTTCTTCTTGCTCTTCTTGAAACTGGCGGGATCGACAACTACCACACCTCCGTCGCCTGCGTGAAGAATAAGCAGCTCCTTGTCGTCGATTGTGATGAGTTTGTAGAATAGTTCGCCATTTGAGAACCTCTCATTCTCAAACTCACCGTTCTCGATGCACTTCACTCTCTTTTTTGCCATACTGATCCTTCCTCTCTCATCAAAAAATCGATTCTCTGTTGAATCTCAATGCAATCATCAGTAAAACTGGCCTCCTAAGGAGGCCAGTTTCAACTAGTTCAAAACCGTCATGATACTCGCGTCATGATAAATAACCGTCTTGCCCTGAGTTTCGGACTCATCGCTGAGAACCTGGGATGTGCGCTTGTCGGTGATCGGTAGGACAAGGTAGCGGTCATGGGCGTTATCGACAAAACGATACACTCGATACCCATCAACTTCGAAAAGCAGATCGACCTTGAAAACTCCGCCTTTTCCGAGAGACTGTTCTGAAATTGCCGGCTTCTTGTTGCCGTTGTTATCTCCAAAATCACGGATCCGGTTCTCATACCCACAACCCGCGAGCATAAGAACAGCCACACCCAACAGAACCCAAATCAGCTTCTTCATTTCTTCTCTCCTTCTTTGGATAGACTATCACACCATGTTCCCAAACATTTCCAGGAACAGAAAATCCGATTTTTCGCAACACGCAACCAAGTGTAGAATATATCACTCTCTTTTTCACACTCACTGCACTTGGTCATACTCTCCTCATTCCGTAGTTTGCACCCCGCTTCTGAAAAGTGAAGGTCCCAGAAACTCTTCCAGTGACCATGTCTTTTATGATGTCATGAAAATCCGTCATGAACATCGTGTATTTATTACCCGTGATCAACGACCTGAAGTAAATATGCACTGCAGACCTTCCTCTGCCAAAAGACTCATACTCCAAATTGTCTTCCCACTCACAGTTGTCTTTCCATTCAACCTTGTCCCAAGTGCTAGCATAGGTACACATATCACCATTAGAGTTGAATGGTATTTTATAGGAAGCTTTAGCCTTCATCTAAGCATCTCCAAATAGTCGGTCAAGATTTGTTTGTGGTCAAAAGCAAATTTGAGCTTCAGAACCTTTCCGAACGGAACTAAATCAACTTTTGCCGCATCATCTCCTGCTACTGGAAGAGCCTCAGCTCGACAGATGAAAACGATTGAGACATTGTGCTGTCGAGGATCGCGATTTGGCTTGGAATAGACGTGGAACTGTTTGTAAATCCTGACGTCAAGACCAGTTTCTTCTTTGCACTCTCTCTTCACCGCGTCTTCCACACTTTCACCATATTCGACAAATCCACCAGGAAGAGCGAAACCATGTGGTGGGTTCTTTCGTTCGATGACAACAATCCCCATGCCAGATTCATCATTTTTGTAAAGCATAGGAACTTCAATAATGGCATCTACTGTAAGATACGGATTTCTCGGATGTTCCTTTTCAAGAAATGCACCGATTCCAATCAAGTCATCAGCCGCTCCGGAGAGAATCTCCTGGACGTGCTCATTAATCTCTTCATCTCCAGAACACCATACATGAACAACCTTCGCGGCAAACTCTCTGGCTTGTTTCTTGTTCATCTATCTTATCTCGCCTTTCCAAGAAAAGTGATGTGAGTTGACGCCGCATAGGTGGTGTCATGCCAAACAAGGTAGTATCCAAACTCGTCCTTGTAGAGACGATAACCATTGCCACGATCTTCTATGAAAACAAAACTCGTAGGAAGCCCAGCTTCCATGCTATCCTCATGGGCAACAGCTCTTTCGATAGCCTGCTTGGGTGTCGGATGATAGTCACGAAAAATCGTGAAGCTAATAAGGACTATGAGAGCAAGTGTGCCCAAGGTCAAAATCACCCACAAAACAATCTTCCTCGCACTCATCTCTCTTCTCCTATTTCAGCCCATCTAGAAAATGATCGAGATCAGCCACGTCTTCTTTGGTAATCTTCGATCCCAGTTCATATTCGTATCCTGTGCCTTGATTCCCAGTGAGCACAACAAGACGGAGTCCAGATGGAAGGGTGAATCCCCAACAATAGTGCTTATATTCACCAGTGAAGACGAAATCTTGTTTGCCAAACTGATCAAGGAATATCACTCTGTGGTTTGAAAACGCGCGCTTCAAAATACCAGGAAAATCACCGTATTTCCTAATGACAGGTCGAAACTTGAGGTCATTGATACAAGGAGTAAAGTTTCCCTGTTTGTATTCCTTGATCGAGATTGGACTACGCTTCATATCTATTCTTCTTTCATATTACATCAACTCCGCTCATCTCTAAAACCAACATCAACTTGGCTATTCGATCATCTTCTTTTGAAAGATCGAACATACATTGATCATATGCCTTTTCAAGAGTTTCATTATCAATCATGAAATCGATGGTTTGATTATTTATCAGACCTCGAAAATAACCACAGTTGATTTGATCAGAGTTGTCGTAGTACCCCTCTTGTAAAAATAATACGACATCAGAAATCAAGATGCCTTCGGCCCACAGGCGAGGAGTAAGGATGTAGATAGGTTTGATTACACTAGGACGAAATTTCTTTTCGAAATCTAGCCAATCAAACCAACAGTAATCTCCAGAATGGATTCGATTCTTGAAGGTCACTTGCGCTTTCCAAAGAGCCTCTGGAAGAAAGGAATCTTTTCTTCTTTGGGCTCTTTGTAATAGAAATCTTCGATGGTAGTTTCGAAACCTCTGACATCATCCACACTACCACCATAGGAGATTTCATAGTAGTTAGTGCCTTTGTATCTCAAAGGATTGTAGAGAAAACGAATGGAAGGAAAATCAACCATCTTCCTTTGAACCAGGGGCAGACAATCTTCTTTGATTCGAACTCCTAAAACTTCTATGTCGTTTGTTAGATCTTTCATTTATTCTTCAGCATCAACTTCTTCAGCTGCTCCTGTTTCTCACCAATGAGTTCTGACAGTTGATGCGAAATAGAACCATATTCCGCAAGTTTCTGTTCGATTTCAAGAGTTGGGATTTTTTTCTTCTTGAAGTCGTCAATCATTCTCTGGAAGAAGAGACAGTTATCACAGAAATCAGTTCTTCGAATGTTGAGTGAACTGATGTCTTCCATGAGATTGTGAACTCGAAGCGGTGACCAAAACCCCATCTCTTTCTCCTAGTTCATTCTGGTGAGCTTGGTTTTCAGAACCTTGTCACCCTTTAAGATCATGAAACCCTCTCTGCCAGCTAGTTGAGTCCAAGTGGCAGGTGGTGAGCGAAAGTGCCAAACCTCTGCCTCCTGTGCAATTGCCTCTGGCATAAGTGCAGCAGTAAATCTCTCATCACTTTCATCAAGTTGATGACCACTGAGAAGCACCTTGGCTTTTCTCGCTTCTTTGGTTTCACCAACAACTTGGAAGTCTCTCCAATTAAAGAGTTCCTTTTCATATCTCTCTTGATTGTGACGATTGACAAACTCTTGCGGCACCTTTGAGATTAACACACCCATAGCCTCTCCTCTGTCTTTTCTAGAGGATAATTTCATGAGTTGATCATACTCTGCCAGGAACTCTTCGTAGGTCATTGCTGCCAATACTTGTGATTGTGGTCGTTCCAATGACACTGATCTCTGACATTGATGACAGGGGGTCCGATATGTTTGTGCTTGTTGATGAGGTGTCTCTGGCGAACAAACTCAAGAAGTGGATTGATTGATGGTTTATTGATGGAGTCATAATCATCGATGAGGCACTGGATGGCACCTTCCATCTCAGCATAAGTATGGCCGAGTTCTCCTTCGTCGGTCTGTCCATTCCAGAGACCTGCACTCGGAACACGGTCGATGTCGGAATCGACAATCATGCCTTCTTTGACGAAGTGGTCGAGCATTTGATAGACTTCACTCTTGAAGAGGGTTCCGATTGGGAAAATGTCGGCAAGAGCGTCTCCACCCTTGGTGTCATAGCCGATAAAGTCTTCGGAAAGATTTCCGGTTCCCATGACACGGTATCTCTGTCCATTGGATGTGAGCCACGCATTCATGGCATAAAGGGTGGTCATGCGGATGCGGGCTTTGATGTTACCGAGTTGAACTGGGTCCATGGCTTCGGGTCCAGATCCCTTGACAAAATCATTGATTCCAAGAGATTCAACCACTGAATCCACCTGCTTCTTGATGGGGATCTCGGTATAATGAACCCCAAGTCTCTCAGCTGTCCGTCTCGATCTGCTATTGAAGCTGTTCTTGTCAAGATCACTGTAGGGAAGCCCAATAGCATAAATATTTTCCTCACCCAGAGCCCTCACGCAGAGACATGCGACGAGAGTGGAATCCGCTCCACCCGACATGCCCAATGTCGCACAATCTGTGAAGTCCTGAAGTTCCTTCACAATCTTCTTCACTGCACCTTCGACATCTTTCAGCATTCTTCTCTCCTCTATCAAGACATATGCAATCTAGTCTTCCCTTTCCCTTGAGTCATATGGTTTCATAATATCAGAAATCCAAACATTGAGAAATAGGGCTTTGTATAAATGAACTAATTTATAAAGATCAAATTTGATCCCAGCGTCGCCTGAAGAAAGTGTTGTATATCCATTACCATTTTTAATGCAGGTGGCCTTATAATGTTTCATAGAACTTGCAGGAAAAACAAAAAAGTGTTTCATTTCATGTTCAGTTAGAATAAAATAGTTTCCCTCAAAGTGATCAATGCTATCAAAGGAAACTGACGACCTTTTTACATCAATTTTGAATATTCTATTACCCCAAGGTGCTGATATCCAAATATCACCATACTTTTGGTCAAAAGTTGGACTCCAATCTGATCTTTTTTCGGTAGTTTCATATGAAACTTCTTGCTTATCTAAAACATTACAAACCGCTCTTTCTGCCTCTTTGCCATACGCTAGACGTTGGGGAAAAGTCGTCTCCATTTATTCTTCCCTTTCCCTCGACTCTTCTCCGGCCTTGAAATTATAGATGCTTTTCACGCGATGGGTGATCTCAACCGTTGGCTCCAAATACTTGATGATGGACTCAGAATTCTTGTAGGCCATGGGAGACTCATCGAGCGTTCCCTTGCCAACACAAGAGGACCAAACACCAGCATCCTTCATGGTCTTTTCGAAGTAATCGAGATCCAACCCCTTAGCCTGAGTACGACTCATGAGACGGCCACTGCCGTGAGGAGCAGAGTTGTTCCAATCTTCATTTCCCTTGCCCTTGCCAATAATGAGACCATCCCTCATATTGAAAGGAATGATGACCTTTTCACCAGAGTGAGCAGAAATCGCACCCTTACGGACGATGCCATCCACGAAGTTGATGTAGTTATGCACCGACTCAACCATCTCAAGCTCAAAAAAGTTGAGCTTGTAAAAGTTCTGAATGACATCATATGCCATGATCATCCTGTTTAACTTGGCATACATCTGGGCGATCATCATATCATGGAGATAGTCATCCTTCTTATCGCCCGTCAAGAACTCGAGACCAGACTTCTTTCCCCTCTTCGACATTCCAGTCCGAAGAGCGTGGATTGCGGCTTCAATTCCCTTTCCCTTCTTGGTCGCCTTGATGATTTCAACTTGGCGCTTGAACTCATCCTCATCCGGTCCAAGAATCTGTTTCTCAGCAACTTCCTGGTGATACTCACAGATGACTTTTCCAAAGTTCCTAGAACCAGAGTGGAAAGTCAGCCAGAGAAAACCTTCCTCATCCTTGCCGAGCTCAATGAAATGATTTCCACCACCAAGAGTTCCAATAGAAGCCATTACCCTGTCGTAAGACTGGCCTTCCTGCTTGCAGATCTCTCGGATGCTCTTGTCGTAGATGACATAGCTGATGGCTGGCGCGGCAATCTTGTCGTTGAAGAGAACATCAAGACCACCAAAAGGTTTGTTTCTGACATCGTGACCGGAAGGAATATTGCCTCGAATAAACTTGTCGAGCTTATCACGAAGTTCGCCAATGACAGAGAAGTGTCCAATTTTGAAGGAGACGACGGAACAACCGATATCAACACCTATGAGATTGGGGATAACCTTGTTGGTCAGAAGAGCGGTGTATCCGATGACACAACCTTTTCCGGCATGGACATCAGGCATGATTCGAACGTGGGCGTTTTCAGCGACCTCATGGTTCATGAGATTGATGATGGAAGAAACAGCCGTTGCTTCAACCTCGTCGTTGAAGACGATAGCGCTTCCGTACTTTCCTCTATATTCTAACGACATGATTTATTATACTCCTCCCAGTGACAACTCTAAAATGATTAGAGTTCTTCCTTTTTCAATCCAAGGATAAACTTTGCAAACTCGGCTTCTGAAAGTGGTTGCAAACTGTCATCATTGAACATGTTTTGCATTTGTTTGACTTTGACTCTTATAAGACGGGTTTTGAGAGGAGCACCCCAACACAAACTGAAATAGCAATGGGGTTCATTCTCCCATAATCTAGTGCTCTTATAGACGAGATGAGTATGAATGGATCCATCTGTCCAAACCACAAGTCCTCGATTTTTCAGATAGAAAATATTGCCTCGGATTAGTCCCAATGCATCGCGGAGGCGTTTTCCATTTCTCTCCTCGACCATACACCCACCTTCGTAAGTAAGTATGCTTTAGAATATTAGATTAGCTGTGTGGTCTTTCCTGTTTCATAAGCGGGGGTGTGAAATAGTTCAACAATACACTGTCGATTTACTCTATCGTTATGCTTAGGATATTCTTTCCGACAGTCCATTTCAGAATCTAACGGAAGAGAAAAAAGCCATCCGCCTCTTCTGAACTGAAGATCTTCTGGAGGAAGAAACAAGAACCCTTGAAAGAGTGCTTCTTTATCATCTCTAGAAACTTCGTTGATTATAAGCATGTTGTCGATGAGGAACTTGCCATCTGAACCATATACGGCGTACCATGTGAATGGCTTGAGATCATCTACCTTCATTTTGGAATGTTGACCCTTACATCAATAGTTCCAATAACTTTGAACCTTACTAAAAACTCAGAGTCGGCAATTTTGTAGTCGGTAACCACAATACTCACCACGTTTCCATGGGCATCTCCAACTCCCGAAAGAGGCATGTTGGCAAACTGTTTGTTGAAAGAATCTTTTTGTTGATTGATTGGCCCAGTGAGATCGAATTTTACTTTGTCGATTTGTTTGACAATCTCTGCATTAAGAAGCCAGTTGGCAACACCAACCAACACGTTTTTCGTTTGCACATCAAATGTGGTTTTAGTAAAAAGGAGTTGTTGGCGCTGTATATCAAGTACAGGTTTGGTGCGGAGATAGATCCACCCCTTGGCATGGAAGAAACTATATCGAGCATCAATTTTGAGACCAAGAACGGCCATTTGATCATTGACTCCATATACCTGAGCATCAGAAATGTCAATCGTAAAACCAGAGTTTTTCAGCTCTTTGAGGTTCAAAAGAATCTCATTTTTGATTGTATTGGTGGTAATGACTACTGGGGCATCAATATCGAAAGTTCCAGTTTCCTTTGGAACAGTAGCAGCGCCAGTGGTAAGAGGAGGATGAGGTGGAACAGGAGCAAGAAGAATGACTTTGTTGTCTGGAACACTCACACATCCAACTAGTGCCAACAAAACTAGAAGAGAAAATATTTTTTTCATACTTTTTTCCTATTGAGTTTATCTTTGTTAACCTAGATAGAGAGTTCAGAAATCAATCTTCTCTCTTTCATTCTTCTTTCGGTCAATAATACGAACAACGATTCTGGCCAATCGTTTTTGAATAGGAACGAGTGATAAAATCAAAAAGAAAGCCGATGTGCCAGTAAATAAAAGCCATGGGGCAAAAGGCTCTCGCACAACCCAGTTGATCATGATCAAAGCAAAGTTGGCTACGACGATAAACAATACAGTGCCTGCAATATATCCTTGAATGGTTCGCTCTCTATCAGACAAATGAGTCATAGTTTCCTCTCCTTAAACTGTCTTCTATCATTTTCTTTGCAATATAAGCAGCACTTTCAGCAACTTCTCCGTTTGATGCCTCACGCAATCCTTCTAAGGTTTGAACACTAAACCATTTCAATGGCTTTTCGGTCTGAGCAAAGTCGTAGAGCTCAAAATGAAATCTTCCTCTTTCTTTTGAAGCTAGTCTCAAATAGGCATATGTTCCAACAAAGATGATTTTGAGACCAATGCCAGGATACTGGTCTGGGCTATAGGCATTCCAATTGATCGGCTTATACCAATAATCATAGACAAACCGCCCCTGGATCATCTGGTCTTCATCAGTCATTCTGACTCCAGAGCATTGCTTTCGCCACTATGAAAGCTTGGTTTGGATCCTTGTTGGCAATGTCGAGAGCATCTTGATAGTGAGCGCCTTTTCCATTGGCCGACATATACTTGATGTAGTTGAGAGCAATCCAAAAGTTTTCTTCTTCTGTCTCTCCCTTGCCCACGTTGAAGAAGTTGAGCTTTTTATTCAGCATGCCGGTCAGAGTTCCGCCAGCGTACTCTCCATAGATTTTTTCATCAAAAACATTTTTGAGAAAAACCAATCTCTCTTCATCAGAGGATTTTTCCTGAAAGTCTTTGATGTCAGACTGGTGGTATTCACCATTGTGTCTCTTTATACCCTTCTTCCTTAAACCACCAAGTAAGTTCATATTCACCTCGCCTCAGCCATCACAAGCAGATAGGTTGAGTTTGAAGTTGGAAAAAACCAACCATTTTCAGGAACTCTTACCGTCGTTTTCTGAACAATCATTTGTTCACCAATAGTTATTTTCGTGTCAAACTTCATAGTGTTGATGTTTTTGTACTCTTTGCCTTCTTTGAAGAGAAAGTCCGTTCCTGTCGACGTTTTCACAGAAACAACATCCATTTTTTCCACTATGGTTTCTTTGTGTACACAAGATGTTGCTATCGCAGTGATTACGAAGCTGAACACAATTGCGATGAAAAGAGATGCAAAAATAGCTGTCAACACTGAATCATCAGCATCTAGCTTGGTAAAAGCAAAAATCAAGCATCCAGCAAAAATCACGCCAACTCCAATAAGAAAAAACCACATACTCTACCTCTCGATCTTGAACATCTGCTTGAGATACGTGACATAACTCTGATCCTCACACATGCTTTTTCCACTTGAATCAGATATTTTTGCCACTGGCTGGCCATTGCACCTCACAACTTTGATGACGCAGTTGAGAGGTTCGATCCCAGGAATGTCGTTGGTGAGATAAGTGCCGATTCCGAAAGAAACCTTTGCTCTTTCCTTGAAGGTGTCATTGATCATTTTTGCCTTGGCAATGTCGAGTGAGTCAGAGAAGATGAGAGATTTGTTCTTCGGATCCACTTTGAGGTCTTCATAATGTTTGATGACCTTTTCGCCCCATTCGATCGGGTCGCCACTATCCTGTCGGAGTCCATCATACAACTTTGCGAAATACTGATCGAAGTCACGGAGAAAAGCATCCACTCCGAGAGTATCAGAGAGTGCGTATCCAAGATCTCCGCGGTATTCATCAACCCAGGCCTGAAGCATCCGCTTCTGAGAATCAATGAGACGGACTCCGATGGCCTGGCCACACTGGATCCATTCATGAGCCATGGTTCCAATGGGAGTGATGCCATACTTTTTGGCGAAAAAGACATTTGACGTTCCCATGAAATGTCCACGCTTCTGCTCGATGAGATAGGCAATCACTGCATCCTGATTGTCGAAGGACTGGCGGCGACGAGTTCCGAACTCACTATACCACATGTCATCAGGGATGAGGAGGACTTTCTTCTCCAACCTCTCGCGCCCGGCGGTGTAGGGAATGGTGGGGTAAGTGTTGCGGTAATAGACTTCGTTGACGATGGCAAGGACTGGGACTTCGAAGAGGATGGTGAGAAGCCAGCTTCCCTTGATACGGATCTGAAGGTTGTTGGTATTGTCGAGCCATGCTCTGATGTGGCCACGATTGAGCTGCATGAGGCTCAAAAAGTCGATGTAATCAGGCTTGAGAAATCGGATGTTGGCAAGATACTCAAGTTCATTAGTGGTAAAGCGAAGAGAACAGAGATTATCGAGCTCATCATTAATTTCTCCCACAATCTCAGAAGTCCATTTTGCGCTATTACGACACCTGAAAGCATACTCAACTTCAGTTCCAGGAAACTGATGAAGGACACCCTGTTGCATTGAAAATTTGTAAGTGTCCACGTCCGCAAGAGAAGTGTAAATCGCCATCTATTCCTCCTCAGCTGCCTTCACATTGAAGTATGCTAAAAAGAAAGGGAAGCTCTTGCTCCCCTTTAATTTTTCTGTGTTTTTCACCTAGAACCCAAACATTATCTGGCGGGCATCCACAATGCCATCATATCTGAAGGTGTCGTCGGTTTTCAACAGCTCATCCATGAGTTTCTCGGTTTCATTGTTCCAATCATCACGGGTGAAATCGACTTCGGTACCAACCTTATTGTCTTTCCGAGTCAGATCTTTGATGATACGTTTACAGAGATCCTCATGATTCTTGTTCTTGAGATATATATCGATGAAAGTTTTGTCATTGCCACCCAAACGGGCGTTATCCACCTGAACACACCTGCGGCAAATAGCCGCAAGAATAACAAGCTGCCAAAAGAAATCGTAATTCGGAAGAATCTCATCGATTGCCTTTTCATTGGCTGCAAAGAATGTCATGCCCTGCTCTTCGTAGGAAGAAATCTGCTTTACTAACTTCTTCACATCTTCGGAGAGTATTTGTATGGTTGTTTGCTTCATAAAATGATAATACAACAACCACTAAAGGCTCTAAAATGAGAAGTTCACAGGCTAATAGCCATTCTCATAGGCCCTGATCCAATGCTCGATTCCATGAATGCCATGAGGATCGAGTATGAAACTGTCAACAATCTTTTTCAGAAATGGTTCTTGAGGCATGCCCATCTAGTTGGTCTTGTTTTCCTCGGGAGGACGAGATCGGATTTCATCAGCTGCAATACCATCGCAAACTGCCTTCAAACTGTCATCACCGGTGAAAACGAGATCGAGTCCAGCAACCCAACCATTCGACCAGCGATTTCCCTCTTCAGTCTCAACCTTCACAAGGATCTCATTATTGAGATCGCTGATGCAAAATTCCGTAACCCTTACTTCAATGTCGTGATACGTAATCATTTTTTCTCCTTTAGTACATGTACTTCTTGATTCTTGTGATCAAGAAATCAATGATGTTATATTCAAGATCTTGAGTACAAAACTTGATCCTCTCAAGTATCTCAGTCTTGTCGAGATTCATGTGCCCCACAGCATTGCTTCGGACAAGACCAGCAATGGTTCTTTTGGCTGGTGCGATGGTAAACTTCTTATAGTAATCATCACTCTCAATGTATACATTCATCACTCGCGCAGAACCAACATGGACATCGGCCAGACAAAGTTCAGCACTGACAATGATGTCACCCATAGGATAATTGTAGAAAATTGTGAGATTGGCGGTCTCACAAACAAATCTCCTTTTTCGAGGAGATTTTGGATCTAGTTCTTGAGGAATTTCACGAAGAACACTATCCACGAGATCAGTGTTGCTCATTGCCTTTTTCCTTTATGGCATTTACGGCCGCATAAAAGAGATCATAGTCGTCCAAGGGGCAATCCTTCGGAATATGAAAAGGAAAGTGTTTCCCTTTATGTTCCTTGTGCCATCTTTCAACTTCATTGTCACTTATAATTAATCCCCAATGGCCTTGCGGGTGGTTGCAATGAATGCCGTCAGGACCATTAGCATCTTCTTGCCACTCAGAGAACGGACATTCTCCAACAACGCACTGGGTGATCTCTTTGTAGAATGCCTTTCTCTTCTTCACACTACCCTCTTGAGAACAAGTTTCAGATGGGTGTTGTCTTTGATTGTGATGTTGAAATCCTGCTTCACGATGTTCTTGAGAAAAGGAAGGATGAAGTGCTCATGAAATTCGATTTCGTATGCATCAGGAATAGAGGAGAGAAGTTCCTCACGAGTGATGGGGAGATAATTCTCTCGAACCTCCCTGTCCCAGTTGTCAGTATAGCGATACTTCAAAAGAAAGTGAATGAGATTCTTGTTGGATTCGATTGTGCCCCACACTTTTTCGAACTCATGGAGGTAGGCCTTGTCACCCTTCTTGTAGATATTAGCCACGTCGTTGATGTTCGAAACCTTGTCGAGAGAGGTGGAAGGGACCATGTCACGGATGACGATGTAATCAAACTTTCCAGAAAAGACGCGGTTCCACATGTTGTCCACATCTGCTCGGGTTCCATAAGCATAGACCTCGTGGATGACCGAAGAGAGGACGATCGCATTGAGCCCCTGCCCAGCATGCTCTTCGACTTTGCTCCAATCAGACGTGAAAAGAAACCGCTGCTCGTTGTTTCCACAGCGCTCCCTTGCCTTTTCGAGCATCTTCTCGTCGATGTCATAACCGATGTAGTAAAGTTCGGGGAAGAGAGTGGAAAGAAAGTGAATGAGAACTCCATCAGCGCACCCGTAATCAATGATGACTCTGGCGTCGATTTTGTCCATGAAGAAGATCTTGTCCAAAAGGGACTTCTTCATGCCCTCATTGTAGGTCATGTAGTCTACTATTCCATTCTCTTTGATCATGGGATCATTATACCTTACATTGCCCTATCTCTAAAACATTCTAGAGATTGACCTTCTCCATCATTGTGCTCATTTGAGTGAGCTCGACATCTACATGATTGACATATTCAGTGATATAAAAAAGTTGATCCTTTGCCAACTCTGTGACACTCACTACCTGAGGATGCTTTTTGCCCTCAGTTTTCGCTATGACCCAATCAAGGCGAACGAGCGTGACTTTCTTATACTTGAGCAAGAAATAGTGGTAATTTCTTTCATTCCATCGATCACTTGCATCCTTGATTCTAACAAACCAATCACCAAGATCAAACTTGAAAGTCCAACTATGGGGATTGGTCACCTTGATAGCATCAGCGTAAGCCACGCTGGCTCGAATGACCTTTTCAAGGTATTTGTCCATCGAGTGAGAGGCCTCGAAACCTCTCTTCGCCGTCTGATCAGCGAACTCGATTTCGTGCTCGTTCATCATTTCCCTATCAATCCGAGTGAGTTCCAAATAGCGATGAGTGATACACCGTAGGCAATCATGATCACCATGAAAATTGGAACCATGATGAGCATCTGTGCATTGTACCCCATCTTCAGGTGACTGATGAAACGCTTGAAGATGAAGCCAGATAGTGCTGCACAAAGCACGGCACCTACGATAATAGTTAAGACATGAATGATGGCACTTTCCATTTCTCTACCTCTTCAAAAGCTTGAGGATGAACTTACTGATCTCCGTGCTTAGAATGACACACAGACCAGCAATGATGGTGACAAGTATGCCAATTGATGCGGGGATCAGATGTGTGATAAACATCACTGTACTGGTTGTTACTACAACTACCCCACCCCAAAGAAACCATAAAGCCAGTTTGTTTGCCATCTTTACACCTACTTTCATTCTAAACTATGCTTTTTCGGCTCTAAAACGAAAGATAACTTCATGGAAGTATATTACGAATACACTGGTAGTGGTGAGGAAGCTGTAATTTTTGATTTTGGTGAGGCTTATTTGTTTATCCTTGGTTGGGAAAAAATCAATGATGAAGATGGACATGATGTCTATTCACACAAGAACTCAAAGTTTCAGTTTGAAAAAAAAATCTACAAACCTATAGGCAAAAACGAAAACATCACGTGGGACATGTTTTGGAAGTCTGTATCATCAGATGAAAAAGATTGGGTTCAAAAACGATTCTTCAAAACAATTCTAGAATAGGAAACAACAATGGCCGATCTGACTTCTATTGAAAAACTCAATCTGAGCCTCAAAATGGTTTTTGGTATTCAAGGCTTGAGCAATACCTCGGATGCCACGGGACTCCAATGGTATGAAGAGAAAAACTCTTGGAGACCATTTCTAGTCAATCAAGATCTGTGGGCCAATGCCGTCCCGCCCGCTGCCGATTCTACAGCTGCTGACGATAATGTCACTGCAAACCCCGGAACCATTGAAAAAAGGGACATCAAGTTGTCTCTTGTAAATGGAACAAACTACAGAGCTTGGGCAGCCTATATTACTCTCGACACTCCTTCCTCTGGAATATATGATAATTGGCTTCTCCCACAGATTTTCGGACAAGGCTATGCAATGCGTTTGTTCCAGGACAATGGTTCTGGAACTGGAGTTGGAACAGAGATTTCAACAACTCAAGGTGCTTGGATTCCATCTTACAAATTGGGATTCGTGGTGCTTGGTGCAGCCAATACTGCATCCATCATGGGATGGAGTACTCCTCTTTGGGCTAGAGTTTATAGATACATTGGACCAAAAGGAATTAGTGGATCAACAGCCAACGTGTCTTTACAAGATGCCTACGAAAACAACTCTACTATTATTATTGATAGTAATGGGCCAGTGATTTTAAACTCAACGACTTCTTCAAATGCTCCATTTGAAATTGTATCAATAACCACTGCTCCAACTACAAATCTTTCTGCTGGACAAATGACCGTAGTGAATGGTATGTTGTATGTGTTCGATTCAACAAGAGGAAAATGGCTGTCTGCAGATAAGAGAAATGTTTCATATGAAATCAGATATGGAAATGGAGTTTATCTATCAACAAACAATCAAAGTGATCATGCCACCGGATGGACAGCTCTCAGTGGTGGTACAATTCTTGGAGTTTCAGCTGCTGGTGGTCATGGAAATCAAACAAAAAAATTCTCAATCAGAAAAAATGGTGTTGACACAGATCTCTTTTATTTCAATCTTGCTGCAGGGAAATATGTCAATTCTTCTCTAAGTCTCGATTTTTCAGCTGGAGACGTTATTCAAATTTATTGCTATGCAGATACTCAAGGCAATGGGGGCTTGGTTTATTCTCCAAGAGTTGCTCTCAACATAGCACCCAGTTCAATAACTGAAAGTTCATATCTTCCACCAACGACCGTCGAACTAACGGAGTACTATAGTGAAGCCATTTCAGATAGTGCTTATTATGGCGACGATAGTTATTATGCCTAATTAGGAGAAATATTATGTTGATGAATCTAATCCTTACAGGATTGATTTTTGCTGATAATCTTAAGACAAACGTTGGCAGCTCTATTTTTCAATTAGACCATGACTGGTTTATTCAACAAGATTTGGTCATTAGAACTGCTGCCTCGGGTGGAGGCACCCTGCTGTCTCAGGGCGTAGATTATACTATTGGAATTGAAGCCATTGATTTGTCTTCGAGGGTTTCTACGGCCGTTGGATCTACTAGAAATGTATTCCACACCATTCAAATAACTAATGTCACTTATCAAACTGGTAATTTGTATATTAGTGGCAAATTTGTTGGAGATAGCATTTCTGCCACAGATTTAGATTGGAGTAATATAGCCAATATTCCAACAGCAACTGGTTCAGTATTGGGAGCTCTTTCATCAACAGATTGGACTACTTTCAACAGCAAACAAAATGCACTTGGATTTACTCCTGAAAATATTAGTAATAAATCAACTGATGCCAGTTTTACGGCAAATTCTGACACTCTCTATCCAACTCAAAAGGCCGTCAAGTCAGCTCTAGCTTCAAATTTGAGTTTCAGCCAGATCACAGTTTTTCCAAACAATATGCAAGGACTGTCTAGCTATGGAGTCAAACAATTTGGAACTGATCTCAATGCAGCATGGGCTTCTATTCCTCGTGCAGATGACACTCTCACTCAAAACGGCAATGACTGGGTCATAATGCTTCCTGCAGGCGTCTACACTCCTACTTCCAATAATCTTACAATATATGGAACTACTATAACCGGATCGACTACGGTTTACGATTTTGGATACACTTATCTCCCGGCAATCAATGGACAGACAATCACTGGACCAGGCATTCCCGTCAACACTACAATCAGTGGACAAAGTTTTATTGCTGGTGGATTTTTTGGAACAGTCAGCTATACTACTGGAAGCAATATAGTCACAGGTTTTTCAAGCACTGCTGCTTTGTGGGTTGGACAAACCGTGTATTCAGGTAGTAGTCAATCATATTTACCAGCCTCTAGAATTACTGCCATTTTGCCTGGTGGTACCAGTATACAAGTAAGCAATAATGCTGTTCAGTCTGGTACTGCTTCAATGACTACAGTTGGAGCCTCTAGTGTAACAATTTCTCATGCTGCTACTGCAACAGCTTCTGATGTGCCATTTACAGTCAATGTGCCTCTTCAAGTAACAGGTACAACGGCAAGCAGTGGTTCAACAGTCAATAATGTCAGTTATGTAGCTAATGCGATGATTGGTCAAACAGTGACTGGTTCTGGGATTCAATCTGGAACTACGGTCACAGCTATTAGCTTTAGTGCAACGATGAATTTAGGGACCCTTACTCTTTCACAACCCGCCACCGCTTCAGCCACAGTTAGCCTTTCATTCCAAATTCCAAGCATTTTCTATTGTGATATGACGAAGAGAAAAATTTGCACAATTGGTTTAGGACCTGTGCATCTTGGAAGAGCTGATGCTGGTAGTACTTATAATAGTGGTGGTACAAACTCAACATTCTGGACTCCACAGCCCGGAACAGATCATTTTATCGACTTTCACTTGCAACCAGACGTTATGTTCAATTCATGGTCAATGAGACATGGATTCTCATTCTGCGCTGGTGTGACTCCTCATGACGATTCAAACTCTACACACTTTGCTTATATTTCTAAAAATAGACTGACTGGCACCTTGCGTTTGCTCGATATTCAAAGTGGAAATAATGTCAATCAAGAATATTCTTTTGGTGATATAGAAATATTTGGTAATCCAGGGCTAATGACCTATAGCGTTCAAACTGGAACAACAACTCTTGGATCAACAAGTATTACAGGATTGAGCACTACTGGACTTATGACAGGCCAAGCTTTGAGTGGTGCTGGAATTCCCTCTAACACATTCATCAAGAGCATTACTAGTAGTTCAGCTCTTGTAATTACTCAACCAGCAACCGCGGGCGGAACTCCATCACTTACATTTGCATATGCGCTCCCTTCAACCATATCAGTTGATGCTAGTTTGCTTACGCAGGGCACTGCTCAGTTTTTTGCCTTATATAAGAGCCGCATCAGAGGAATATTTAATGGTATTTATAATGGTGTCGGTCGAGGAGGCAGTATAGGAGTTGAACTGGCATATTCTGAAAACAATGAATTTAGTGGTTTGTTGACCCTTCTTCAGTATAGCCATGTTGAATTCACTACTTTCAAGGGCGGAATGATTTGGTTAGCAAATTCAGTAAACTTTGATGACTATGGAATTTATGTGTCTCAAATTACTAACAGTGCAATGTTTGATGGTGGATCAAATGCACTCAGAATGGATGGATCGACCAACTATTGGTTTGTCACAAATGGAGCCGTATTAGGAACTAGTACAACTAAAAACATCCTTGAATCATTATCTCCTAATGCTAGCACCTCAGCTGTCTTTAATAATGGACATCTCAAAAGTACTCAAACTACAGCTCCAACAGCAACTCCAAATGCTAATGCTGGTACTGGTGCCACTGCTTCTGTGTCTCATGCTACAGATAGTGCTGGTTCTGTTAGTTTGACATCTGGATCTGCTGCCGTCGCTTCAGGAACTCAACTTACGGTAAGTTTCAACGTTGCTTATAATGTTGTGCCAATTGTTAATCTCACACCGACAAATGCAAATGCTGCGGGTAACACAATTGGTGTTTTTGTGACATCATTAGTAAGTGGATTTAGTGTGAATTTTACGGCAGCTCCAATAACTGGAACAACATACACTTGGAATTATCAGATAATCGAAACTCAGTAGAATATTATTTAAAACGAGCCTTATTATCAAAAAGGTTCTTGATCACATTTTGCATTAGATACGGTGATAATTTGTAGGGCAACCTCTCATGAATTTGACCATAGAAAATATTGAGAGTGTTGTGAGAGGTTAGCTCTTTCATTCGAACTCGTCGATCACTGGCATATTCAATGGCCTCTCCAATATCTGGAAGGCCACCATGTTCCCAAACTATCCAGTAGATATTCCCAATCACAGGTTTTGTTCTCATCCTAAAAATATTCCAATATTTGGTATAGATCAGTAAAAAGAGAATATATCATTCCGTGTATCTTTTCTTCGTGATTGCTTTTGTCTTTGGTATAGATGTTTTCAAAATCTGGAGTTGATGTGGCGTCCATTCCTATAGATGAATCATTAGAAGTGTATTGAAAATAGGCCACACCAGGATCACTTGGATTGACCTCGAAAAATGGAAAGACGTATTCTATTATGCCAGTTGTTGTTTTGCGAGAATACCATTTGAATAGTTTCATATGGGTTATCTTTACTGTAGCTTTTGATTGTTCTTAGACGCGATCTAGTACTTGGTCAAACCATCTCTGGGCTGCTTCCCACCGTAGATTTTTGATGTTGGCATCAAATGCCACAGCTTCTCCCATGCCAGAAATATTGCAAAAATCTTCTTTGACTTTGGTCACTATGGAGTTATTTGGAAGCACACCTGTTTGATGGAGTTTTTTGATGTCTTTGATGCATCCAAAAAGTTCCTGATCTGAAAGCTTACGGTAAAAACGAGCGATTTTTGTACTCATTCTTTATCAGCTATGAAATCCTTCTCTTCAAACTCTGGACAACGATATACAACGATCTCCATCACTTTATCAAATTTGGCACTAGCCACTAGGTTGACTGAGTGATTCATGGATTTAAGAATGTTGCAATTGGTGTTATGTTTACACATTGGACACGCGCCATTGTTGAAATGACTAAACTTGACGTCGATCATTTTTTTGCCTTCTTTCGAGCCCGATGGCTCGCCACCGCCTTTTTCGCCTTGTAGAGCAAAGGGTCTCTTATTGCCCGCTGTTCAGCGACATATCTCTTCATTCGTGTGACATGCCACTGAGCTTCTCTGACAATCTTATCGAGGTATTCATCGTGGCCACTAGCCAAAAGTCTGTCAATTTCTTTTGAAGAAAAATCGAAACATGTGTTTCCACCAGAGAGGTAAAGTACATAATCAGAAGCATGGTGGGTTTGCATGACTTCGACTGCTTGATCTACTGGACTTCCTTGATATTTCGGACCACCATTCATTCTGCTGAGAATGTAATCGACAAACTCCTTAGGATGCTCTTGGAGTTGAGAGAACATGTCATTCAAAATATGGACAACCGTGTTGAAACCCATTATTTTCTCCTCTTCCACTGCTTGCAAAGTCTCTTGCTTCGAAAGATGTAGGTTTCATAAGGAACTTTGTCGGATTTGAACTCAACTAATCCAATGATTCTGCAGTGCGCCCCTATCGTTTTGGCCGTTTGGTTAAACTCATACGCAAGTGCTGCCGAATTTGCTCCTATATTTACTAATTTTAACTTATAGAAACAATCATCGCAAGTGATATCTGATAGGAGTAGTTTGGCAAACTTCGCGTCAGTCATTTTACTCCAAAAGCCATACTGCCGGTCTCTTGTCTTTGCCATATGGCCAAGTGCTGCTTCCAATGCTTTTGATTTCGAAGGTTTGCCATTTATCACGAGCAACAATGATGGCCTTTGGATCTCTATTTTTAAGTTCCTTAATCAAATCAGCTACTGTTATCATGAGAAATCAACTCCTACTGAGTGTATGAATTTGATCGGTACCTTTTCGAGTTCAATCAAAAAATCGTCACCAGTAATTTCATCTCCATACTCATTTACTACGATTTTTTTGTTGGAACCTGAAATCAATTCTGCTTTGAAAAACACGTCACCCGGATCAACAGCCCAAGTCCAAGAAGAACAATGAGTCTTTACTTCTTTGCCGCACTTTGGGCAAACAAATTTGTCGCTCTCTTTGTACCATTCAGATTTGCCGTTGTGGATTCCTTCGATTCCGTCTTTACAAAGAGTAACTCCGCAATCATAGCACCACATACCCGCAGCACTTCTTTTACCGATATGGATACATCCAAAAAAATTCTTGCTGCTGAGAGACTCATCAGAACGAATTTTTTCAGGATAATTTTCTATATTTTTAGTTCGCATGTAAAAATTGGTGCCCATTAGACTTTACCAAAAAAATTGACATACTCATAGTCTTTAAGCAGAAGACCATGGGCGCCAGATGCCAATACATCATCTGAACTCCCCTCATCACTTTCTAATATAACTCTAGTTTTGTAGAGCATTCTATCATGGATTTTTATGACCCATTCAATGATTTCAGGAAGGAATGATGGATTCAAAAAAACGTAATCGACTCCAGCTTCAAACATAGCGTTGATGCTCATGAAAAAACGTGGACTGGTCCAATCTCCTTCTTTGCTGTAATAAGCTCCAAACTGACAAGAAAAATTGCGTTTCAATTGGGAGAAGATAGCAATTCCAACGCTGTCAGCATCAAAGACAAAACCAAATCCCTGAAATTTTAATGGAGAAATCGCATCAATTTTGAACTTAATGATCTCTCCAAGATTCAAAGGATTAGTTTCTGCTAGTGGTTCAAGATAGGTATACTGACCAGTGAGTTTTGACCTCACGTCATCAGCCTTGTAGATAGGATTGATGACACCTCGAATTATTCCATAACCAGAAGCTATTATGGCTGATTCAAAATCGGGCTTATTTCTTGTCAAATTCATCCAAAGTTGCATTCTTATCCTTCTTGCCAATTGGACACCAAATAAATGACATCATAGACTATACCTCTGAATGAAGTATGCTAGATGGAAAAAATCTTGAATCCAAGAACATAAACATTGGTACTAAAAAGTTTCGGATTGGTGTAGTGCTGATGGCCCCATTCTGAGGTCGCAATAGTAAGGTTCCAAATAGCAGAGGCGATAAGAATTGCATCCATAGAACAATAAAGAAATCCAGGAGGTATACCAGTGACTTTATCCATAGGATCATCAAAGACAAAGGGCAAAACAATAGAGACAACTACCGTCCCAATGACAGAAAAATATCCATCTATGAAGTTGAGTCCCTGATTGAAGTTCATGTTTGGAAACACGACTGCACTATTTGTGGCCCCAAAGCATTCTGCCACTACGAGCATTAGGATGATGACTAGTATCAATTTTTTCATATAGTATTATAAATACTTGAACTTAGGCTCTAAAATAGCTTTTTGTCGCTTTTCAGATGAGCTCTTCTTTTTACGCTTTTTGTTCTTCAAATCATCATTTTTGCCTTGAGCAGCGTTCCAAGCCCGTGAGATTCTTTTGGTGGGTCGATTGATAATGTCAGGAACTTTGAGCATTTCAAGAGCTATATTGAAAATCATTTCTGCTCCTTCATGTGCTCTTCATTTTCAATTTTATTGTAGAGTTGAGTTCGAAGTGTATTGATCTTTGAAATGGCAAATTGTTGAATATGAGTTCCATTGACCGCAGCGATCATCATATCGAAAGCATTTTCAAGCGCTCCCTTGATGCTTGCTGGATCTTTTTCTTTATAGAGATTAACCTTTTGTTGTCGAGTGACACGAGTAGTTGCTGGACCTTTATAAGTAAATGCCCGTCCGGCAGCTCTTGTCAATCTTTGAGCCGTGAGGGCTGCTTGAACTTGTTCGGCCAATTTCTCATATTTCATTTATTTATCCTTTACAATCTTAGTCAACCACTCTGGAGGCTTTTCTAAAACTACTTGCCTCTCTTCTTTATCTTGCTCCTGCCGCTCCTTCATTTTTAAATACTCATCTGGAGCCTTATTCCCACTCACCCAGTACCAATCTTCCAGACTTACTCCATACATTTCAGTAATCTGTCGCTCTCTTTCAGCCCATTTCAAATCTGGCATTGTTTCAGAATATTCACTAGCCTTACTGTACGATGAGCTCAGAATAAGAGGCATTGCTGTTTGCTGTTTGTCTTTCAAATGACAGAACATAGCAAGAGACATAACCAAGTCATCATTGTATCCAGTCAGAGCTTCTGGTTTGTCGGAATCTGACCAAATAAATGTCTTGATTTCTTCCAAAAGTCGACTTGAATAAACATGAATGGATCCATTTTCCAAATCTCTAAAATAAGCCTCTATTAACTTTACTCTTGTCTTTGATGTCGTTTCCCAAGATGCCAAATCCTTGCCTCTTTTTTGCACATATACATTAGGGTATGGATCTATTCTTGATTTATAGACTTCATTAAAAGTTGCTGGTCCAGGGTGGTTTGTTTCAACTACCACAAAGGCGTTGTTGTAATAACGAGCCATTTTCTTTATCAGCATTCCAAAACTATCCGTTGGTATTTGATATCTAAATTCTGCAACCTGCTCTCTGTTGAAAATGTCCATAACTTGAAAGGTGGAAAAATCTCTTCCATGACCAGTTGCTGTATCAGCAGTGAGCATGTAATAACGGTCTTCTTTTCTGTCTTCCCAGCACCAAAGTCCAGCATATGGTCCCTCTCCATTCGGCATACGATCAACCCATCTTGGATCTCTTTTTTCGGCCTCTAATCTCATGATTGTTTTTGGAGTCGTGACCGTATCACCAGAACCAATAAACTCTGCTAATATTTCTTGATGGAAGTCTTTTTCGTTCTTAGCATTATGTCGTCTCTTCCAAAGCCATGGAGCTTTTCTTGGGTCGCCTTCATAGGCGAGCTGTTTTAATTCTTCAACTGCAACAAAATCTTCTATTTGGTCTGTTGGTATTTTTCCATCGAGCACATCTTGAAGCCATGGGTTGTCTCTTCCAGGATATTTCCACCATGGAATATGAATTGGATAAAATTCATTCTCTCCAGTCTCTGCTCTAGAATATGTAAGATGGTACCAATTTCCAACACCATTGGTCGTCGAAATAACAATGATGTCTCCACCCTTGTCCAATGATGGTTCAATGGATTTCCAAATATGATCCATCCATTCATTAAATGCTGCCTCGTCTATAATTACGAGTGAAGGAGTACCACCACGACCTGCATTTTTAGACTTTGGAAGAATCTTTATCATTGAGCCATTTTTGAGCTTCAGAGTAGTTCTGTTATTTCCGTCTCTGGTTGCAACAGTTTTCAAAAATCCTGGCATGTTGAGATAATTGAGATCAATTGTCTTCTCTTTGAATTCGCGAGCATCATCAATCTTCAAAGAAATGACTTTGATGTTCTGTGACAATTGAAAATTGGCTCTCCAAAGAGCATAGCATCCAGAAAGAACAGAGGCACCAACCTGGCGACAGTTGTGAACTAAAATTCCATTAGCCAAAAATGTTCCAGTCTTAGTTGTTATATCATACGTTGTTTTTTTTCCTATGTTTTTTATTCTTCCAACTTTATTTGGATTTTTTCCTATGTATTTTATAGATTTCTCTGCCCTATTGATGAATCTATCACTAATTTTACCTTGGATGCCAATCTCTTTAGCAAACTTTAAACCAGAATACTTATCAACTGTTTGAACTCTCCAAAATCTATCTTCATATTTGATAGCTGTTTTTATGCCATATTTAGTATTTAGTATGTTCTGCACTTGATATGCGAATTTTTTGTTGGGCATTCCTATTCCGACACCAAAATCAACAAAAAGAGCACCAGCACTATTTGAACGTTTTCCAATAGTGGCCCATCCATCTCCAGCATATAATCGATTCAAAAGAATCGACATTTGCCGTTTATTCAGATTCATAGTTTCTTCTGAAAGAAATCTCTCTCTTCCAATTTTACCAAAATTAAACCTATCAGCAAATCTGAGATAACTAGATGTGTAGCTGCCAGAATGATCTCCATTAGACATGCTAACACTATATCCATATTTTTTATGTCTTGGATTAGTGTTTATATGAGTTACCATGCGCGGTTTTATATCTTTGAAAAGCTTGGAAGCCTCAAATACCTCTTTAGCGTACTTTTTGTTTGTATTAGTGAAATGGGTTCTTCTTGCTTTGCCATCAGCTATGTAAAAGCCAATGAGTTTTGCTAATTCATCAGATTCAAGTTCAAAATCTCCAAATGTTTCTTTTTCAAAAAAAGAAATTAATTCGTCATTTTTCTTTATATCCTTAGCCTCTTTCCACCCTTCTGTCGTCATTGTTGGATGATCTAAACTGCATTCCAACATATTTCCATTGTATTGATGAATTTTAACGACTTCCTGTTTTTCTTCATTTTCCCAAAAATCAACAATCTCATCCCAATAAGGAACGCCGTCCTTGAGAGTTAGGATCTTGTCTCCAACTTTGGCTTCCTTGATTGAAATCAATCCTCTGTCTGTTTGGATATAGTTGTCCTCGGTCAGGCACTTTCTGAATATGACTTTGCTGTATTTCTGAAAAAGCCCCAGAGCATCTTTTTGAAAATAAAAGAGTTTGAGTGGTATTGGCCCACCGTTTGATGGAACGGTCCAGCAATATCTATCTATGTAATAGAAAGAATATAGAGAACAAAGAGTGAATTCAACTAATCTGTCTACAATCTCCACACTTCCATCATTAAGAGTAGTTTCGATTAGAGCCCCTCCCCATCGAATCTTATCCCATGGAAGATCAAATCCATATTTCTTGTAGTTTTCTTTTAGTTGTTGTTCAGCTAGATCTTGTTTAGTCATTTTATTTCGTAATCTCTCTCGAAGAGGCATTCAATACAATAATGCTTAGTGTTTTCGTCAATTAGAGCCCCTTTGATTTTTTCAAAATTTCTGATGATCTTATCGGCCTGTTCTGAGTTATTTGCCCAGATCATTACTTTTTCTCCACCGTTGCTAAAGTCGAATTCTAAAGTATAATTTCCTTCAACAAAGGCGTAGCTATCAATTGGCACCCGTATTTGTATTTGTTCCCCGGTTTGAGGATCGGCATCTGAATCCTCGTAATTCCATTGGAGATGATAGGCTTTCATTATAAATATATCTTACAAAAAAGGGCAACTTTTTACAGTTGCCCTACTTTCAAAATACTTGAATGTGTTTTAATATGCCTTGCAACATTTTATCATCGTACGCTGCCATGTCTTTATTCAAGACAAGGCTAAGATATTTCCATTCATATTCGTTAGGTTTGAAATCAGCCCATTTGACAGGAGTAATTCTTGTATGTATTTTACTGAAAGCTGCAGGATGAAAAGGCTCTTGTTTTTCTAAATAATCTGGATAGACCCATGTGATATGATCGACCCATCCAAATCTAAACGTTCCTAGTGCCCAATCCCAATCTCTAAATTCGGTGATAGGACAATGATCATAATGACTTTTGTCATTCCACATATATGAATCATGGTGAGCATCCATGAGTATTAGTTCGAATTTTTTTGGTTGTATGTGATGGACATCAATCATTCTCTGAAGATAATAGATCGTTTCTTGATCTCTTCCAACAGAGGCTCCTCTGATTTTGTACAAGAAATTCATTTTGTACAAAAAATCATCAAGCGTCATCCAATTTTTAGCCGTTCCTTTGAAATCTAGAGGATTCAAATACTCTCTTTTTTCATAGAAACTACCAATATATACGGGTCTAGTAAAAAAGTCCATGTCAAGCACAAGTACGGCATCTGTCATATAGATGAAAGTATGCTCGTTCTAGTATTGCGAATTATAGACATCTAAAGTTGACATATCTATGGCATAAGTAATTTTTGTATTAATAAAATGTTTGATTGGGTCTTCAGGATTTGCATTATTCAATGGCTTTTTGATTCCAAGTTGAACAATAAGCTTGCCTCGCGCCATGGTAACTATGATGTGGTTCATATCACCAAGTTTCTTTTTGTAAAAATCAATTCCATCATCGTCGATGTCTCCACCATAGCCACCTCCCTTAACAAATTGTTCATCTTGTAGTGCCGCCATGACAATCCATTTGGTGAGAGGAGGACTTATGTGAAAGAAATCTGAAAAGACTCCAATTTTCTTGCCAATCATTAGTAGATACTTTGCCCTCTTTTATATTTTTTATCTATTTCGTTGAAAATCTGTGGAAGAAGCTCATTAGTTAGTTGCTCGGCCAATTGATTATCTTGAGCTGCGGCGACGGCAGAAGTAACTCTGCTATCCTGCATGCTGATTGGTCCACCAGCCCAACTAAATTGGTCATTGAAAGTGAACCATGTATCTTTGTAGTTATTCTGCTGACCACCGTCTTTTGCTAATGGTTTCTTTTCCGGTGGAAGCCTTGAATCTTCGAGATAACACCAATCCATAATGACCCATTCCAATTTTCTTTCAGATTCTGGTCTGTCTGCCAAAAAGAGACAATAACAATGACCACCCTGAGGAGCGGTCGCCGATTCCTGTACATATCCAGCGGCACTCTTAACTCTCCAGGATTCAATCCCAGCGTTAATCATGAGAGAAGCAGTCAAAAGTGCTCCGTCTTCACAATCTCCAACTCCCCACTGAATTGCTTCAAATGGGAACTGCCAAAATTCTTCAGCCAAATTGGCTTTATCGTCTTCCATATAGCTGAGAAATTTGACCACAAATTGCTGAACTGCCCATGCGGTATTGTTTGGAGTGTCTTTTTTGAGTCCGTATTTAGCGACAACTTGTTGAAGGATATAGTCATTGTTAACAATGAAGTTCCTTACATCGACGTTAATGTTAGTAGACCTGCCTCTTTCAGCTCTTCCGCTATAGATGACTGGGCTCATTTTGTATTTATTGTTCCAAAAATATTTTCCATATTGTCCGTAGTCTGGCATATTAAGCTCCTTTGTTATTTCCTTCTATAAGCTGATTTCCAAACATTGTAGGCCCAGCGTGCCTCACCGTCAACATACATTCCCAATTGATTGTGCTTGCCATTTTCAAAAATTGATTGAAATACATAGCGCCCCAAGTATGGAACTGAGCCTACTTTCTTTAGGGCTGCGGCATGTCCTCTATATATCTTACTGACAGGCAAAATTCTTTGTCCAAGATCTTTGTATCTAGAGATATAGATTTCCATTGTTTCAAACAAACAGTTTCTGTCTTGAATATGGAGAGCCCTTACTTGCAAAAACTCAGCACTAGTGGTTTCAAAGTTGAAGTAATAGTACAATTGTCCAACCTTGAGTTCATCCCTATTCATTAGAAATGTTTCTCCCAACCCTTTATGGCAACTTTGCTCTCTCCATCAAATCCAATGGCATAATCTCGAATGGTGTTGTGATAACCGCCACCATCAAAAATGGACTCAACTATTGAATATTGAACTCCGTATTTTATGGCCTTTTTGAGTGGGGTACTAAAATTCTTATACAGACGATTGAATCGAAGACGGGTTTCACTATCAACAGTATAACTTCTGTTAGTGCTATAAATTTCAAGAATCTTAAAACGGTCACGTCTAATTGCCTCAACTTTCATAAATGTGAGAGCATGGGCCTCTAACCAGAAATAGTAAAAAATGTCTCCAACTTTTATGTTCCAACTGTTCATTTGTCTATCCCAAAGAGATCTGCAGGATCAAAAATCCAATTGATCGTCTCTCTTTCCAATATAGCTGCATTTCTGAGTTCTTGATCAATGAAACGATGTGGGGTATCGTCATCGGTAAGCCATTGAACACATGTGTGAGTATGACCAGGAAATTCATTATCTGTTTCCATATATACCCACCGGCCACGTGCAAATTCAAATACTAAATTTTGCCAGAGATATTTTTCCGCAAAATCATTGCTAACCTTTTTAAGGAGTTGAGCAACGGTCATTTCTTTTTCTTCTTCGCTGGTTTCCTTATAGGCTTCTGGACATGCTTGACTGGTTTTTTCTTCTCGTGAAATTTTTCTCTTGCTTTTTCTTCTGCATGCTCTCTCTTTGCCTTGGCGCGCTCTCTCTCAACTTCCGCTCTTTCATGAACAGAGAGGACTGCTTTTATATGTCGAAACAGTTTTCTCTTCCTTTTGATATGCTTTTTTGGACGGAAATCTTTATATGAGACTATTTTGATTCTTTTATCAGTATTGGTGGTTTCTGGAAATCCGGGATGTGGGTATTTTTCTTTGACCGCTTCGTCAAATCTCATTTAAGGTTAGCCCTTTGCCTGGACATGTTGTCTTGCCAATCTGCTTCGTTTGAGCTCTTTAGCTATTTGGATTATTTGCTCTGGTTCTATGTCTTTAAGTCCATACTTTTCTGCAGTCTTTTTTATATCATCTCCAGTTATCTCTTTTTTGTTTTGTAGAGCATAATCTATATCTGAAGACACATTTCTTATACTTCTTTGTGTGCCATATGCGGTTGAAAGCATTTCTTTATCTAGCCTTTTTACAAACTCATCTAATTTCATATGAATCTCCAATATGGCTGCTCTCTAGGATTAATTTTCATCTTGTTTAAAACTAAAAAAGTACTTTATCTTATGGGCAAGAGAAATTTGATTTTCTTTTGACATCTTATTCATGGTATCTCTAATTTGACCACGCTGATATGGCCAAAAGTCTGAGAGCATTTGCTTCAGCTCTTTTTCGGCCGCCTCAGTTTCTGTAGTTGATTCTGCCTTCATTAACTTTTTGATAACTTTGGTAAAAATAGCAGTGTGGGCTGGATCGGTTATTTTTTTTGGATCCAATCCGACAATCTTCATGTCTCGAACTAGCCGTTCGATCCTTTGTGAAGTTATTTTTCTATTTTTGATGGCAGTGACTACTCGATCAATAATAGCTTCAGGAGCTCCACTAATGATAAACATGGCCAAAAATCCGATAGTCACTATGCTCAACTGAGCAATTGCCCCTCCGACTGTTTCAGCCGGCATAAACTCATTGAGAGCCAGCTCTTCGATAAGAATTTTGTCGAGATTGGTTTCTTCCATGGTTACTTGTTTCGTTTTCTTGATCTAGCGGCCTTTTCGGCAGCATGCTGTCTTTCTCCAGCAAACTTTCTTTCCTTCTGCCAATGAGCAAGGGCCCATGGGTTATCTACGCCTGGAGCCTCTTTCAGTTTTTCGGCTGTCTTGTAAATTTCTTTAACCTTGCTTGATCCAACATGGCTAGCCTCGGTTTTCTTCTTCTTTCTTGCAGTAGCCTTGGGGTGCTCTGAAACACCTCTTTCCTCTTCCATTGCTTTGACAAACTTCATTAGAATGCCCTCCGTATTCATTTTCTTATCGGCAAATACAGAGCTTGATTTTTTACTGATTTTCTTGATCTTTAGCTCTTTTTCGTCGTCTTTCTTGAGCTTTATGCTATCGACTCCTGACAAATTTCCTTCTACCGATTTCTGGTCCTTAGCCATCAGAGTAACATTTCCTAGTTCTTTCTTAGCCTGTTTCTTAGCCTGTTCTTTGACAAGCTGTTCTCTAATCATTTGTTCTAATGTTTTGGGCATGTTAATGTCCTCCTTCTTTTCGGATTTATGTTTTTTCATGTCTTTCTTTGAGCACTTTTTCTCAAAGAGACCAATACTCTCACCTATTTCTTCTTTGTGTTGTTTGACGTCAGCCTTCCATGCCTTCTTAAGCTTTTTAAACAAAATATCGGTGTCGTCGCCATAGATCCCAGCTATAGAATAACCATTATCTCCTCGATACCGAGCGTTTTTCTCAAAAAACTTGAACAGGGCTTTTTCATCGGGGATATCATGTAGTCGTGGACGCCAATCTCCAGGCATTGTTAGCCTCCATGGGAATGCATGTCTCTGAGGTGAGACTTTGCAGCTGAACGAGACTTATGGGATGACAAAATTTTGCCCGTGGTATGAGACTTAATGACCCATGGGGCTTCTTCTCCTACCGAGTTCTTATGTCCAGGCATATGGACTACAAATTCCACCAAATACTCAACAAATTTCATTTCGGGGCCTCCTGGATGTTTCTAGAATTATCTTTCGTTTTGATTGATAAAAGGAAAGATAATCCAGTATGAAACCTGCATAATTTTAACTATATCGGAGGTATGAATGAAACTAGGGCCTACTCAAAAGGCAGGCGTCCGTCCTCGAATATTCTTTCTGACAATTCTTGGTGTCGTGGTAATCCTCCTTGGAGGATTTACACTGGCAACTCGATGGTTAGCAGATCGAAGGATAGAGGCCTCCAAAACAAGCTATGAAGCCACAATCAAAGGACTAGAGAAACAAAGAGACGACTATAGAAACCAATACACAGACGTGCTTAAAGTAAGCAATCGATACAAAGAATCCATAAAATCCATCGTAGATTTGATCTACAATAGAAAAACGCCCATGGGCGGAGCCTCCCCACAAACAATTAATCCCTCTGATGAAAACGTCCTACTTCAATTAAGAGATCTTGTCTATAACATAGACGAGGAACAGAAACTCCTTTCGCAGGTCAAGGTGTATCTGAGCGCTCGTAAAGAGTTTATCGACAATTTTCCATTCGTTTGGCCCGTAAAGAGCGATGGAGTTCCAAAAATTACATCAGGATTTGGCTTTAGACCAGATCCATTTGATGAGAAAAAACTCAGTCTTCATGCTGGAATTGATATTGCAGGTAAGACCGGAGATCCAGTTCTTGTAACCGCCGAAGGAACTGTCACTTTAATACAAAGAGATAATCCTATATATGGAAGAGTGATTATTGTTACTCATAAATATGGATTCGTTACCTACTATGCTCATTTGAGTGAATTTGATTGTCATATAGGAGACAGTGTTAAGCGAGGTGATATGATTGGTCGAGTTGGAGAGACTGGAGAATCCAATGGTCCCCATCTCCACTATGAAATCAGAAAAGACAAAATTCCAATTGATCCAATGAATTTTCTTTCAGTCACCTACTAGTTTGATGCATAGTTTGATAATATAAGAAAAAGGAGTAAAAAATGGCTGAACCTTTAAGACCTCCTATACTAGGGCCTAATGGCATAAGAAAACCCAACGGCGAAGTAACAGCAGTTAGTATGATACTTGATGCTGCAAAACAACAGGGGGTTGATGTGGGAGAGTTGCTGATTAATGCAGTGAGTGGAACTAGCAAAGAGAAAAATGAGACCGGCAGAAAACAGAGAGTTACCATAATTGTTCTTTGTTCTGTTTTCATTCTTGCTGTTGTTGGAGGCTGGCTAGCGTTCACCTGGGCAGTCAACGACATGAAAAAGACCTACCTGCACGAAAGTGAGAGAATTCTCGTTGCAAGAGATAGGATGGAAGCAACTAATTCCTGGGAAAGCTTGCCGATGAATCAAAGAAAGGAAAAACTTAGAGAATTCACATATTCAATGGTCAATTACTATACAAACATTACGCCTGTTGAACAAAAAATGAATGATGATCAATTGAGTACTTTCTTCGAGCAGACGTGGCTTTGCACGTCTGATATTCCATCGATTAACTATTTTCTACCTCTCGCGTATCTAAAAGTAGCCACAAACTTCAATCCAGTCTATAATGTGGCCTATCGACATGGAATTGCTTCAATGTACATGAAGACTGGAGAAAGAATCGCCAATTTACCATTGATCAGAAACAACAGATTTTTTCAACTTGTGTATAAGGGAAACGAAACTCTTAATAATCCATCTGAATCGATTAAGTTGCTTGTTGCTAGAATCGATGATTTGATGCAGACATTCAACAACCGAGAAGATTGGGTTCTTCTGGCACTATTTACTGATGAGTATGAAGTCATTTCTAATTATTGGAAAGATGGCAGTGGGGCAATTCCAAATTCTCTCTATATAAAGGGAGATTTAGCCGAGGCTCTGAAATACTATCACGCGTTCAAGAATTGGCAAATACCAGTAATCGAACAAAAATAAAAGAAAAGGGACTCGAAAGAGTCCCTTATTTATTCTCCGTGTCTAATTTTATCTACAACCTCAATCAAGTCGCTTGTATCTCCACCCTTGTTTTCATCATAACTACCCAAATTTATATTAACATTCACTCCCGGAGCATTTGGATTGATTAGTTTGGCCTTTATTTTCAAAAGCTCAATCAACTGATCAGTCCCTTTCATTCTGAGCTCAACTGCCTTGGACATGGCTTCTCTCGTGGCTGGGTTACGGTCACCATCGATATCAATTTGGTCTTTCATAAAATCATATAATTCATTGCTTCTATCTCTATCAGAATCTATATTGGTCATAGCCAATTTAGCAACTTCATTCATCTGTTCAACCTGTTGCTGTTGAGCTTCAACCATGGTCTTATTGGTATCTACTTTTTGTATTTGGCTCATATAACTATCTTTTAGTATTTTTGGCATATTTTATATTAATGGTATTAGAAGTAATCATATTCAGTAAGCACATTAAGGTCAAATCGATAGAAAAAAGTGAACAAATCTGTCGTCTGAAAAAATTTCAAACACTCCTAGTCAATAAAATCTATCCAATCAAACAAAGAGATCAGATAGTTTATATCTGTCATCATTGCAAAAAGAAGAAAACTGAAAAATTCAATTCTAACTCTAAATTTTTTGAAGAAGAGATTCTCTGCAGAGAATGTGGTTTTACGATTACTAAAATAGCTAAATATGGATCAGCTAATGCTTCTTCTAGAATCAAACAAGGAATTCAAAAAAAATATGGTGTAGATAACCCTTCTCAAATAGTGGGTGTCAAGGAAAAAAAGAAACAGACCATGTTGACTCGATATGGTATTGAAACAAATTTCAATAATCCTAAATATAAAAAAATAAAGTTGAAGAATTCATATCTCAAATTCAAAACATTCGATAAAGTTGTTCCTCTTTTTAATCTACAAGAATATCTTGATAAAAAGGAAAAATACCAAAAGTTTGATTGGAGATGTATCACCTGTAATACCGTTTTTCAGTTTTACTACGCCAACGGCACTCTTCCCCGATGCCCAATCTGTTTTCCAAAACAAAATGGAAGTTCTCTTGTTGAAAAACAGGTTGTTGATTTTGTGAAACAACTTTCCATTTCTTCTATAGAAGAAAACACTAAGAAAATTATACCACCATATGAACTCGACATTTATCTTCCAAAACATAAATTAGCTATAGAGTTCGATGGCATCTATTGGCATTCAGAACTGAATGGCGGAAACAAAACTGGACATCTTCAGAAAACTAATCTTTGCGAACAACATGGAATCAAATTGATTCATATTTTTGAGGATGAATGGATTGAGAAAAGAGAAATAGTAGAATCAATTATTCGAACAATCATGGGTCTAACCACCTCAAAAATTGGTGCCAGAAGCTGCATCATAGATGAGATTTCTAGTGAAGAAGCTAGAGTTTTCGTTGATACAAATCATCTCCAAGGATTTACTGCTGGAAAAATTCATATTGGTCTCCGTCACAAGGGCAAATTGGTTTCTCTGTTGAGTCTTTCTAAACCAAGATTCAACAAAAAATATGAGTGGGAGATCACGAGATTTTGTAATAAGAAAGACATGATGATCATGGGAGGATTTTCGAGATTGCTCAAATATTTCGAAACACAATATCATCCAAAAAGCATTATAAGTTATTGTGACAAAAGATACTTCTCAGGATCTACCTACTCAAAAAACGGCTTCATTGAAATGGAAAATTCTTCCCCAAGCTATTATTACACTGACTACACTCATAGATTCAACAGAATTGAATTCCAGAAGCACAAATTATCCAAAAAACTGAAAATCTTTAATCCAAAGTTGACTGAATGGGAAAACATGCAATTGAATGGTTGGGATAGAATATGGGACTGTGGTAATAGTGTTTTTGTAAAGAAATAGAAATGGGGCTTGACAGCCCCATCATCTAATTTCGCCCATTACATATTTCTTCAACACTTTGTAATAACCTGTTTTGATGTGATACTTTCGACAAATTTGCCACTTGGGAACAGCATCTTCAAAATCTTTGTAGAGCTGGTCCCATTCGTCATTGGTCAGTGTCAAATTCTTAAACAAGCGACCTAACAGCATCCCAGAACGTAGTGTTTTCGGTTGCAAAAGTTTTTACTCCATGATATTTGAATAGATTATTAATTTCTTCTTTACCAAGGGAACCATATTTCTTGCTCTTCTTGAGTATTGAAATAACGGTCATCAAGAGCTTCTTCTTGGCCGGTTCGGTATCATTGAACATGATGTTATATCTATCCAAAATCTCTCTAGTGTGTTTGTTCATCTCAACCTTATAAGTTCCGTCATCATTTTGCATCAGAGGCAGTTTATAAGGGAGTTGGCCAAAAGTTCCCATCTTGTCTTTGATTGTCATGGATTTCATCTTTTTTTCTTCATCTGAAAGCTCATCCCAGTTTCTCTTTTTTGGAGCTGGCCCCTTGATAGCCCCAATTAATTCTTTGGCTTCTTTTGGTGTCAGTTCTCCGTTCTTCTTTCTAAGATTTACTTTATCGATTCTTTCCTTCTGTTGATCTGTTAAATTAGGAGTCGAATCGACATCTGTTTCAAGATCCCCAAGAACATCAAATGCCTTTATGTTCTTCTGCCAGGTAATAATTCCCTGTGGAGCAGTTATATAACCATAAACATGCTTCCCATCGACACTCATTCTCAATGGAATCATATTATAAGCTCTCTTACTTACCGTTTCCATTGAGGTGGCATTCTCACTTGACGACATATATTTATTGCCGATTGTTTTTCTAAACAACACGTCTTCTATTTGCGAGGCGAACTCGAAAACAGCCTTTTCATTCTTGGTCATACCCTTTTCATCGTGAGCGTTAATAATTATTTCGACATCAGCCTTATTCATTTTAGCAATAACTTTCTTAACTTCTTTTGCTAGATCGGCTATATCGACTTTGAAAAAACTGCGGTAGTCGTTAAATCTTCCATCAATAACAGCATCGACAACTCTTTTTAGAGCCTGATAAGTATCTATGGTTCCTTGAAACCTTTCTTCACCAGAAATGATTTTCAGCTCCTGGCGTATTTTGTCGAGGTCTGTTTCAGTGGTCCAAGGTCTCTTTCCGCCCATTTTGTCGATTACTTCTATAATTGAATCACTCATTAATTCACCTCCGAATAACTATTATCTTTGCTCCTGGAAACATAAGGTTGATGATTTGAGGATACTGCATGGTTGTCTTTGTAGATCTTGTCTTTGTGGTCCTTCATGATCTTGAGGAATTTTCTGATCAGGTTTGGTGACCAGCCGTACGATTTGGCAAATCTAAAGAAGTCTCTCTTATTGAAATTGCCCATTTTGTCGAGATACTCTCTTAAGATCTCTATCAATGGTAGAAATTTCTTGTTTTTAGGACTATTGAAAATCTTAACTACTGAGGCTATAAAATCGCTCCAAACAGTGTTGAGTGACATTCTGTCATTCGTGTCCTCGAGAATCAATTCATGCCCATATTCTTCCATAGGAAGATTATTGCGATGCTTCTTGTTTTTGATTGTATAGAACTTCAAGCATCTCTTTGCAGTCAAAGAAAAGTAGTTAAAAGCAGTGGCTTTTGATCCATTGCTTGTAATGAAGTTCGGATTGAACTTCGGAAGCGCCTTAATACATGCCTCGGCAGCTTCTTGAAATAGGTCATCATACTGCTCCCAGACAGTAAATTTGTGTTTGAAAATAATGCCATTGATGATCTTGCTGACTTCTTTAAAAATTTTTTCTCTTATCAGTAAAGCTTTTTGATTAGTGTCTCTCTTTTCGACAGGAATGGCTAAAAATTGTTCGATCCATCCCTGGACTTCAGCGTTATTAAAATAATGATTACCCATTTTCACTCTGCAGTTCTTTATCAACCGTCTTGATAATGTTGTCCAGGAATAATTGGTCGAAATGTTTCACTGCTGAGTCTAAGAGATCAAAAGCCGTACTCTCTCCATTCAGCGTTACCTTGGCGCTGATTGTTTGGTCTGTATTGCTTGTGAGAGAAATTGAAACTGAGTTATTTCCTGATCGAGATACTGATTCTTCTGTTGTCAGCGTGAATGATGTTGGACTGGAATCTTGTGCTACTAGTTTCCTCTTGTCTATATCGAACATGCTGACAAGGGAACTAAAATCTGTTATGGCCGTCTTTTCATACGTTTGTTTTGAAAGCTCTATTGGTGAATAGTCCTTGTCTCCAATAGAAAGTTTAATTGTCATGACTTTTGTTTCACCCTTAAATCTAGGATCCTTTGGCGCATCTTCTTTCCCTCCAATAGTGACCTTACTATTGTCAGAAGTTGCTGACTGATCCGTCTTATCCGCTTCATCGTCTTGTTCAAATAATTTCTTTACATTAACTACGCTTTCTTTGATTTCAGTGTCTTTCTTTTTCTTTCTGCCAGTCAAGACTTCATCTACGAAGTCTTCCATATTTTCATTCATAGTGGTGTTACTCCTTGGTGCCTATACTAGTTCTTCCTTCAAGTTCCTTTACGATCATATATGATTCATAGGCTTCTTGACTGACTATTCTGTTGCCAATTTTGTAATACTTTCCAATAATTGGCTTTCCAGAAATGCTACAGTAGTGCCTGCTGAAACCAAACATCGCCATAATAGATCCAAGTGTTTCACTTGCTGCTGAATCTGATTCTCTCAAGTCGTGTTGCAAAGATGCAATTTTCTTGAGAAATTCTTGATAAAGGAGTTCGTCTGTTTCGGTGAAGCTTGGGCCGTTCACTATTAGATTATACTTCAGGAAAATGAAGAGTTCTTTAGTAAATTCGCTTTTTTCGTTTGTGATTTCCATATTAACGCTCCGGAAAACAATTTTTATTAAAGATGTGAAATGTTGTGGACTTGTTTGAGAAGAATGTTTGTGAATGGGATGACACATCCCTCAGCTATTCTCGTGTCAACTGCTATCACCATCCTCGCGGTGCTGAGATTGGCTAATGTGAGGAGAATTTCATCAGTGTATGTGGGGTAAATAAAGGTAGGGAATGTAAAAATGCCGTTGGTCTTTTCTAAGTAGGAATCGCTCTTGATTATTAAAATAAAACTGGAATCAACCTTGAGTCTGATTCCAGTTTGTACAATTTTTCTTTCTAATGAATTTAGGACCAAGCCACCTGTAAGGTAAAAGCTCAAAATACCCTTTTGCGCATCAATATGAGACTTGGGATTTATTAATTCACAATATACAATACTATCCAAAGCGAGACCTCACAACTTTATATTAAAAGTATGCAAGGATCACTAATGCATACTTGCATATAATGGGTGTATTTGCATAAATTTCGACAAATCAAATATATCTTTTCACAAAAATACATAAGATATGTGTATAGAAGTTTCAACTTATGAACATAAATAGATCTCTAAAAGTCAGAATTTACCCTACTTCAAAGCAACAAATTCAGATCAATAAAACTCTTGGATGTTGTAGATTTCTGTACAATCAGATGTTGGCAGAGAGAATTGAAACATATGAACGTCTGAAAAATAATAAAGTTGAACTCTACAAACATAAACATAAAACTGAAAAGGATTATAAAAAAGAGTTTGAATGGTTGGAAGAGGCGGATGCCGTCGCTCTTCAACAATCTAGAATAGACCTATCAATAGCTTATATGAACTTTTTCAAATCTTTAAAAGGTATGAGAAAGGGGCAAAAAGTTGGATATCCTAATTTCAAAAAGAAAAAACACACTTGTTCGTATAGAACAATGCGCTCTGAAATCAACTTGAATGAAAAAACGATAAAGTTACCTAAAATAAAATCCATAAACTTCAGACATAGGGTGATAAAACCATGGTTCTATGAGGCAGAAGTCAAAAACATAACGATTACAAAAACTTCATCTGGAAAATATTTTGCTTCCATTTTGTTCAAAGGAGAACAAGATTTCAAAGGCCATCAAATCTTAGATCAAGATATAAAAGTTCTTGGACTCGATTGTTCATTGGACAAGTTTTATGTAGATCAATATGGGAATTCACCGGAATATACGAAACATTACAGAAACTCACAAGCTGTTCTAGCTAAAAAACAAAGACAATACTCTCGGAAAATCAACGGAAGTAAAAATCAAGAAAAAGCTAGAATTAGATTAGCTAAAATTCATGAGCATATTGCACGACAGAGACTAGATTTCATAGACAAATTGAGTTTGAGACTGGTAAAAGAATATGATGTTATAGTGGTAGAAAGTTTATCACTTGCCGGAATGAAACAGGCACTAAAACTTGGAAAATCAGTATCAGATCTTGGATATGCAACGTTCGTACAGAAACTAAAATACAAAACACTATGGAATGATAAAACACTCATTCAAGCGGACAAGTGGTTTGCATCCAGTAAAACTTGTTCGAGTTGTGGGTATGTAAAAAAGGATTTGATGCTGCAGGAAAGAAGTTGGAATTGTCCCAGCTGTGGTGCCTATTTAGATAGAGACCAAAATGCTGGGACAAATCTGGCAAATTACGGAATAAAACAACTAGGGATGGAACCTCCCGAAGTAAAGCCTGTGGAGAAGAAGACCTCTAGATCTAAGCGATTAGTTCCAAGCCATGCTTCTATGAAACAGGAAAACGTAATCGCAAGATTACAATAGTTCACGCAAGGTCTAACTAATTTTCATGTTTTCAATTGCTGTTTTAACAAATCTTTCAGCGAATTCATCTTTTGGCATTTCATTTTTAGTCTTTAATGGCTTAATTAGCAACTTTCTGCCCTTTTCTGGAGCATTTTCAAACGCATTGTACTGTTGCATTCCATTAATCCACTCAATTAAACTATTGCGGTCATTAAGAGTCAGACTGCCCCAAGAACTCAAAATCAATTGCTTGGCAATTTCCATATTGCCACCAGTGATAGCATGTCTAATTTGGATAACAATATCACGGTCATTCAAATCTACTGCAGATTCCATTGCATTTGATCTATCAGTAATGGGGTAATAGGCCAATCCAAACTCACCAACGACAGATCCATCGTTTTTGTCTTCTTTTAGGGCTCTCATCTTATTTTCTTTGACTAATGTCTTAATTATGTTCTTTTTGGCCTCTAGGGGACTTTTTCCAAATCGTGTCCATTCTTTACCATAGATATCTAGCATCGTTTTTCCATCTGATCCCATCTTCTCAACTATCTTCAAGAAATTAATTGGGCTAGTAATTGCCTCATTGAGAGTCATTTTCATTTCTTGAATGGCCTTTTGTCCCTTGGAAGAAGCCCAATCTTTATAAAGTTTCAGAATTCTATTGAGAACTTCTTGCTTCTCTTCCTTATAGAGTTCCAACTTTTTCGATGACCTTTTCATTATGATCTCCTATTGATCTAATACTTCGTACTCGATTTTATTTGCGCGAAGAAGATCAGCAAATTCATTGATCCTCATCGCTCGAACACTAAGTATTACTTTCGTGCCATCGACTCTTTTGTCTTTGACATAGAACGAATATATGTGTTCAGCATTAAATAATTCTTTGAATCTACCAAAATCTTCCAACCCTATAGCAACTTGCTCTAAATAATGGGTCGCGAGTATTTTTTCATTATTTTCCATCTTGAGTTTCTTTGTCGATGACAAATTGGTCGTGAATAAAGGTGTCCAGGTCGATGGGACCCTTCGACAAAGAAGTTAATACAACAAAAGGCCTCTCACCACTATCAAGTATGCTGAAGGCCTCCTTCAGATCTTCTTTCTTGATGTTGAAGCCGCTTTCTAACAGAGTCTCATAAAGCCTTTTTTTGTTCCAATTAGTGGCTATTGATTCACCGATTTGCTCAGTAATTTGATCCCAATAACGGATCTCATAGCCATTTTCCTCCAACGTAAGGATCCATTTCATATAAATTCCCTATTTTCCGCCCGCAACTGATGCAGGAACAGATGGATTTAATGGTGTCTCGGGTGGCACATATTTCTTGCTGACCCAATTCTTGAAAGCACGACCTCCACCGACTGCAACAACAAGTGGCGCCCAAATATAGGCAAATGTCTGCAAGAACTGAGTATATTTAGTCATATCAAATCCCTGCCACACTGATCCAACTACTCCACAGAGTCCAAAAACAACAAATGAAATATTGATCATCCACTTAGAAGTACTATCGGTCTTTACCGGTATTCCTCCCACTGTGGGCGCTGCTCCAACTTCTACTCCCTGATCTCCCTGATCTTGAGACAGAAGTGAGTTTCTGAGCTCTTCAATTTGTTTTTGTATATCTTGAACTGTTGGTCCAGGCAATACTGGTGACGTTGGTGGTGTGATTGGAACAACTGGTGTATCTGGCATATTGAACTCCTTACTAGATTATCTTTACTTGTCATCCTACAAAGTATTGTGATAGATCAGGATTTCTTCTCAAGAAGTTACTCATCTTCTGCATATTGATAAACTTTCTATCAGACTGAAGCCTTTGTTTTCCTCCAGAAGTCATAAATTCAATGATGTCTGCTGTCTGTTCTTCGGTTAAGTCTTTCCAATCAAAAAAATAAAATCCTTCAATCATTTTTTTACTCCTATAGTTTGATAAAACCTACTCCGCGGGCCAAGCGATTGTTCTCGCTCGATAAAGTTGAAAAATACATGTACCGTGCAATCCTGTGATGTCGTGAAATGGAACAGTATCAGGCATATCCGCGGGCGCCGTGATTTCTATTCTCCAGATCAAATACTCTGGAGCAAGTATATCAGAAGCAGTTTCTGTTCCCAAAGTACAATCGTCGTCGCCGTATATCCAAAACTTATTCACCCAACAAGCGAAAACAGTATCTTCGGTTGCCTCATGATAAGTCCAAGATATGTTGCCACCGTCATCAACCCATTTTTTATCGTAATAATAGCCCGTGGGACAAACCAACATCATATCTATGTATGACGAGGGGGGTGCGCCGACGTATTTGATAATTCCGTCTTTGACATATACACCATCTATAAATTGAAAATCTATTCTTTTTCTTCGATATCCACTTGGTACGCCTTCGGTGACCTCATGTTCATCCCCGTGAAAATTCCAGTATAGTGGCTCTCCTCCACAAATTTCTCGAGTTGTTAAATTATCGCCAGAACCAGTAAATTGAACGTCATAGTTTGTAGGAATTGAGTCTGCTCTAACTCGCCATCTTCCTTGAGGGTCTCTCAGTGTGGGAACTTGTATCTTTCTAATACAATCAATACCCTCAGAAAAAGACATGTCTTTCATTCCATCGTTTACTTGATATTTATTGATACCTTGACCAATCGCAGCAATCAAATCGTTTGAAGAGGCGAGCTGAATGAGTTTATTTTCTTCACCACCGATATCTGTGGCTCCATTAGCGGGAATGACAACGTCTCCTAAATCGATTAAAATTAAATCTTGATTAGTATAGTTTTTGATAATTCGTTGAGCCATTTTTATATTCTCCTTCTGACGCTGAACCAACAGACTGGATTTGTACAATAGTTGGATGTGCCACTAATATAGGGTGAGAGTATGTCACCAGCAGAAAAATCTGCATTAGTCGTGTTTGAATAGACCGAGGCAACTCCACTCCACGCCAAACTCACCAAAGATGCCCCACTCCTATAGATCGCAAAACTATTGCTAGTTGCTGAAGATGAAACTGCTCCCATCATAACAATTGTTCCATTAAATGGCATTACATACCCTACTGTTGCTGAACAACTGTCTCCGTGAACGAGCATATAAGAGTTCTTAACACTCGAACCAACTATAGCTGCCGAAAAGGCCACGCTATCAACAGAAAGCCAATGGCCTCTAACTGCATCATACATAAAAAGTGTGTTATCATAAGTACAAATTTGTCCCGCTGCAAGTCCAGCAGTTGGTGCAGACGTCTCAGGACCAATTTGTAGAGGGGCATATCCGTTGGCCGAGTCTAAATTAAAAGCACCTGCTCCAGTGGTGATTGTGGTTCCATTATTGTATATGTCGTTGAGCGAAAAGTTTTTCGTTGAAATAACGCCATTAGTAATTGTGATTGAAGTTCCATCAACCTTCACTCCTCCAAGCACTGTAGTAGAGGCCGTCGGAAGAGTATAGGAACTTGGAGCGATCCAAGATCTAACACCAGCAGTTGTCGAAGAAACAACATATCCATTCGTTCCAGGATTTCCGAGTACGGGTTCATATGTTCCAGAGTGTGTATGGTCGGAGTGGGCTGCCGAGGTAGCAGTTCCAGTTCCAGCATATGAAACGCTAATTGTTCCAGTGGATACTCCCAGACCTGTTCCTACAATAATTCCACCGAGAGTAGAAATTGTAGCTGCTGGAAGCGTATAGGCGGAGGCAACCCAAGATCTAATTCCAGTAGTTGTCGAAGACAAAATATATCCACTTGTTCCTGGGTTTCCAAGAGCTAATTCATATGGGCCACCAATTCCACTTGCATTTGTATGAGTGTGGTCACTATGTGCAGAAGAGTTGGTAGTTCCGGTTCCAGCAAGTGGGTGACTAATCACTCCACTAGAAATTATTATTGTAGTACCATCAATCTTTACTCCACCAAGAACAGTGGTTGATGCTGTTGGTAAGGTGGCTGCCGTTATATACCCCGCTGGATTTGTTGAATTGTAGGGAGTGTAGGTTAGGGCCGTTGTTACATCTGAAGATGTGAGCGTGACGGCACCATATCTTGTGTTGAATGACGTAACTACATTTTCTGTGTCTTCTACACCATCCCAAGTTGTTCCATCAAAAATAACAAGATCTCCTACTCCCCAATTGGCAAAACCATCAAGACTAGTAGTTCCTGCAACAGAAACCTTGTAATACCACCCCTTTGTTCCAACTCCAGAAGTTAAGGTGGGAGTATTTGTAGAAGCATTCCAGGTTCCTTGATAAACTAGGGCTCCAACAAGAGACGCGGGTATTTGTGCAGTCGTGAGTTTTCCTGTTCCATCTAAAGTAGCAAGACCACTAGCTGCTCCAACGAGGTTGGAGTTGATTGGAGTATACCCAAGAGCAGTAGTAATGTTGGAAGAAGTAAGAACTATTCCATAACCAGAGATTGTGGTTGGAGTAGAGGCAACAATTGACCAAGGAATAGAAGCGATCGAAATCGTTCCGGCAGAAACTGAAATATTAGTTCCAATGATCACTCCACCAAGAGTAGAAGTCGTAGCTGCTGGAAGGGTGTAACTCATATTTGACACCCAAGATCTTACTCCGGCAGTAGTTGAAGAAAGAACATAGCCACTGCTTGCTGGATTTCCAAGTACTGGTTCATACGTTCCAGGGTGGGTGTGACCTAAAACAGAAAAAATGGTTTTGAGATAAAGAGTGTCATCAAGGAAGGAAAGGCTGTCGGCTTGATTTAGATCTGAACCATTGTTGATGATTGTGGTACCAGCATTGATGAAACCTCTCAAATCACCAGAGGCGTTCGCTTCCCAAACATCCTCGTTAGTTACGGTTGCATAACTACTTGCAGGAATGGTGAGACTAAGTTCGCTTATAAAGATTGATGAGCCACTCGTATTTTTGATCTGAAAAGTCGTAAGCATATTTACTCCCTAAAAATTACGGACGAAAACTATACTCTATGCTGGCAATTGGGTTCTGTAAATCAGTTGTGCCATTGTCCATTTTCACTCCTAGAACATCGTGAAGATTGAAATCTACATTGAACGTTGTATTTAGGGCATCTCCCGTGCTGTCAAATGTGAGGGTAGCCACATTAGAACCATTGAGTGTTATGAACGCGTGCATTCCAACTGCAGGAGTTCCGGTTGTAGTAGTGTTGATGGCGGCTCCAACAATTGTACCAATTCTGTGGAAAGTAAGACCAGATGTTCCAGATCCAGGAGCACCATCAGGCCATCTGAGATAATAACCCTTTGAGTTTCCATTCTTAGCACACTGAGCTGTCTTAGATGGAGTAAGCCACTTTCCTCTTGTAGCGTCATAAAAATAAAGATCGCTATTAATCATTGCTATCTGGCCAGCGGCACCAGTTGGAGCGGAACTCTGATTAGTGAGTTGGAGAACACCATTTTGAACACCACCACTCATGACCTCCGTCTGCATATAATTGATAGCGCCAATAATGGAGGTTGCGTGACCAGAGAATGAAGCTGCCAAACCAGTTACACCAGTTTCACTTAGTGAAATGGCACTCGATGTAAACTTATCATCAAATGTCAATGTCCCTGCAGAACGAATTGTGATGGAGCTTCCTGTTCCATTTGAATAGATGTCTAGCTGGACATCACTAACCTGAATTGAGCTGTATTGATTTCCTGCAAGCCCAAAAGAACCAGAAGTATTATTACCATAAATTGAGAACATGGTATTGGCACCGGTGCTATCTTGAATAACAAATCCCTTACTGACTGGTAATTGCCATACCACGTTACTTCCGCTTACATTGACCGTTTGGCCACCATTATAGGCACCTTGTAATGTGGTGGCAACGCTCACCCAAGATCTCACTCCACCGGTCGTAGAAGAAAGAACATAACCATTTCCTGCCGGATTTCCAAGTGCTGGTTCATAGTTGGCAATGCTAATTACACCATTAGCAACACTAATGTTGGATCCTACAATTACTCCACCAAGAACTGATGCTGTGGCCTGTGGAAGTGTGTAAGAACTTTGAGCAACCCAAGATCTAGTTCCAGAAGTAGTAGAAGAAAGAACATAACCATTGCTTCCAGGATTTCCGAGTGTAAGTTCATATGGACCACCAATTGAAGAAGAATTGATATGAGTATGGTCACTATGAGCAGCGGAATTGGCTGATCCAGTTCCGGCATAAATTACTGAAATAGTTCCTGAAGAAACAGAAAGTCCCGTACCAATTATTACATCACCAGCAGTAGAAGTGGTAGCGAGAGCATCAACATAAGTAGCAGCACTTATCACTCCAGATGAAATTGTAATGGTTGCTCCATCAACTTTTACACCACCCAATACGGTTGTTGAAGCAGTTGGCAAAGAATATGGAGTGACTGATATAGTTCCTGACGCTAAATTGATGCCACTGCCCACAATCACTCCACCAAGTGTAGATGTTGTGGCGGTAGGAAGTGTATATGTATATGGAGCACTAATCACTCCAGATGAAATTGTAATGGTTGCTCCATCAACTTTTACACCACCCAATACGGTTGTTGAAGCAGTTGGCAAAGAATATGGTGTTGCAACAGAGATTGTCCCATCTCCTGCAACACTTACATTGGCTCCAATCTTTACTCCACCAAGCACTGACGCTGTTGCAATTGGAACTGTTGAGGCAGTGATGTAACCAGCAGGGTTGGTGACATTGTAAGGAGTATACCCAAGAGCGGTAGTGACATCTGAAGATATTAAAGTGACTGCACCAGTTCTGCCAAAAACAGATGTGACATCTGTCACTCCACCTTCAACTCTATCCCAAGTAGTGCCGTCAAATATGATTAAGTCACCAAGCTCCCAAGCAGAAATTCCATCAATGGAGGTTGTTCCAGCCACGCTTACTTTATAATACCACCCTTTAGTTCCAACACCAGAGGCCAAAGCAGGGGAGTTTGTAGAAGCATTCCAAATTCCCTGATAATTCAAACCACCAAGAAGAGAAGTTGGTATTTGTGCCGTCGTCAAGTGGCCTGTTACGTCAAGGGTGGCAAGTCCATTAACGGCTCCGATTAAGTTGGAGTTGATTGGAGTATATCCAAGGGCAGTGGTAATGTTTGATGAAGTAAGAACTATTCCATAACCGGAAATTGTGGTTGGAGTTGATGTTATTATGGACCAAGGAATTGCAGTGATACTGATAGTTCCAGCTGATACGGAGATGTTCGTTCCAACGATCACTCCACCAAGCGTAGATGTTGTGGCAGCAGGAAGTGAATATGGTACAATCCAAGATCTTGTTCCACTAGTTGTAGAAGAAAGAATATATCCATTCGTTCCTGGATTTCCAAGCACTGGTTCATAAATTCCAGTGTGATTGTGATCGCTATGAGCAGCAAAATTAGCTGAACCAGTTCCAGCATATACCACTGAAATGTTTCCAAAGGAAACAGAAAATCCTGTCCCAACTATCACTCCACCAAGTGTAGAAGTAGTTGCCTGTGGAAGAGTATATGTGTAGGGAGCTGAAATAATTCCAGATGAAATTGTAACAGTTGTTCCATCAATTTTTACACCACCTAATATGGTGGTTGAAGCGGTTGGTAGTGAATATGGAGTGGCTACTGAAATGGTTCCGTCTCCAGTCACACTAACATTAGCTCCAATTTTTACTCCACCCAAAACAGAAGCTGTAGCGACTGGAAGAATATAAGATGCTGGAAAATTAACTGATAGAGTTCCTCCACTAGTCACACCAAGACCGCTTCCTATAATAATTCCACCAAGTGCAGACGTTGTTGCTGCTGGTAGAGAATATGGTGCTGCTACAGATATAGTTCCATCACCACCAACAGTGATATTGTTTCCAATCTTTACTCCTCCAAGAACAGAAGAAGTTGCAATTGGAAGACTATATGGAGTTATTGAAATAGTTCCATCGCCAGCAATATTGATGTTAGATCCAATCTTCACTCCACCCAATGTTGAGGAGGTTGCAATTGAAAGAGAATATGGAGTTGGGAAATTGACTGAAATTGTTCCAGCATTTACGCTAAGTCCTGATCCAACAACAACTCCTCCAAGGGTTGAAGAAGTAGCCACAGGAAGAGTGTATGTGTAAGTAGCAGAGATGATTCCGCTAGAAATAACTACAGATGTTCCATCAATTTTGACACCACCCAATACTGTAGTCGATGCAGTTGGCAAAGAATATGGGGCAATCCAAGATCTTGTTCCAGAAGCGGTTGATGAAAGAATGTATCCATTTGTAGATGGATTTCCAAGTACTAACTCATAGTTGGCGATGCTGATAGTTCCATCTCCACCAACAGCAATATTGCTTCCAATTTTTACTCCTCCAAGAATTGAAGAAGTGGCAACTGGAAGAGTATATGGAGTAACGCTGATTGTTCCACTTGAAACATTAATGCCACTTCCGATGATAATTCCACCAAGAACTGACGTGGTGGCCTGTGGAAGAGTGTATATATATGGAGCAGAAATTACACCACTAGAGATTGTGATGGTAGATCCATCAATCTTTACTCCACCCAGAACAGTGGTGGATGCAGTTGGGAGCGAATATGGTGTGACACTAATTGTTCCACTGTTTAGATTAATACCGCTTCCAATGATCACTCCACCAAGAACAGAGGATGTTGCCACTGGCAAAGAATATGGAACAGTCCAAGATCTCGTTCCAGAGGTTGTGGAAGAAAGCAAGTATCCATTTGTGGATGGAATTCCAAGAGCCAATTCATAATTAGCAATGCTTATGGTGCCACTTGAAATATTGATATTGGCGCCGATCTTCACTCCACCTAGAATTGTAGAAGTAGCGATTGGAAGAGTGTAGGTGTAAGGAGCGGTTATGACCCCATTTGAAATTGTGATTGTAGAACCATCAACCTTTACTCCACCAAGAACTGTGGTGGATGCTGTTGGTAGAGAATAGGGAGTGACTGAAATTACACCGCCAGAGATATCAATGCCACTTCCAATTTCTACAATACCAAAAGTAGAAGATGAAGCAATGGGAAGTGTGGCCAATGTCAAATATCCAGCTGGGTTACTGACATTATATGGAGTGTATGTAAGAGCCGTCGTAATATCAGAAGAAGTTAATACAACATTACCAGTTCTTGTGTTGAATGATGTGACCTCAGCAGCAACTTCTTCAACACTATCCCAAGTCGTTCCATTGAAAATAAGAAGATCACCAACACCCCAAGCCGATGTTCCATCAATAGATGTTGTTCCAGTCACGCTTACTTTATAATACCACCCTTTAGTTCCAACACCACTAGTTAGATGAGGAGAGTTGGCTGAAGCATCCCAAACACCTTGATAAACGAGAGCTCCAACTAATGAAAGGGGTATTTGTGAATTGGTAAGGTGACCTGAACTATCAAGAGTTGCAAGCCCATTGGCAACACCAATCTGATTGACATTGATTGGAGTATATCCGAGTGCGGTGGTGACATTAGAAGAAGTCATCACAATACCATAGCCAGAAATTGTTGTTGGTGTTGATGAAACTATTGACCAAGGAATTGCAGTTATGCTGATCGTTCCAGATGAAACCGAAATGTTGGATCCAACAATCACTCCTCCAAGAGTAGAGGTAGTGGCGGCTGGTAATGAATAAGAGTATGGAGCAACCCAAGACCTCGTTCCAGATGTAGTAGAAGAAAGCAAATATCCATCTGCCGTTGGATCTCCAAGTGCCAATTCATAGTTGTCAATGCTTATGGTTCCATTTGAAACATTGATACCACTTCCAATAATTACTCCACCTAAAATGGAAGACGTGGCCTGTGAAAGAGTGTAGGGAGTGACTGAGATTGTTCCATCATTTGAAAGGGTGATGCCACTTCCAATGATCACTCCACCAAGAGTGACGGTTGTTGCAGATGGCAAAGTATAGGTATATGGAGCAGAAATTACTCCACCAGAAATAGTGATGGTGGATCCATCAATCTTTACTCCACCAAGAACTGTGGTAGATGCTGTTGGCAAAGAGTATTGTGTCGCCGAAATAACTCCAGCGGCAATAGTAATTGTTGTTCCATCTGGCTTCACAACACCAAGAGCCGCTGTTGTAGAGGTGGCAACAGTGATGGCTCCAGAGGATATGGTAATAATGGTTCCATCTGGCTTTACAAGTCCAAGCACCGATGAAGTAGCTGTCGCAACAGAAATAACTCCAGAAGCTACTGAAATATTAGTTCCTACTTTGACAACACCAAGAACTGCCGTGGTGGCAGTAGCAACTGATATAGTTCCAGACGATACAGTAATGTTGGTTCCTACTTTGACAACACCAAGAACTGCCGTGGTGGCAGTAGCAACTGATATAGTTCCAGAAGAAACTGAAATGTTGGTTCCTACTATTATTCCACCAAGAACAGAAGTAGTAGCGGCAGGAAGAGAATATGGAGTTACTGAAATAGTTCCACTGCTATTGTTGATGCCACTTCCAATAATTACTCCTCCAAGAACAGAAGAAGTAGCGGCAGGAAGAGAATATGGAGTTACTGAAATAGTTCCACTGCTATTGTTGATGCCACTTCCAATAATTACTCCTCCAAGAACAGAAGAAGTAGCGGCAGGAAGAGAATATGGTGCAACCCAAGATCTGGTGCCAGAAGTTGTTGATGAGAGCAGGTAGCCATTGGTCGATGGATTTCCAAGTGCTAATTCGTATCCAGTTATACTAATTACACCATTCACATCAACACTAATGTTGCTTCCAACAATTACTCCACCAAGAACAGAAGTGGTCGCAGGTGGAAGAACATATGGAATTGCAACAGAAATGGTTCCGTCACCAGCAACTGAAACATTTGCCCCAATCTTTATTCCTCCAAGAACCGAAGAAGATGCAATTGGAAGAGAATAGGCAGCTGGGAAAGTGACACTGATTGTTCCATCACTCTCAACATCAATGTTGGATCCAATCTTTACTCCACCTAGAGCAAAGGATGTTGCCGCTGGCAAAGAATATGGAGCCACCCAAGATCTCGAACCAAGAATTGTGGATGAAAACAAATAACCATCAGCTGATGGATTTCCATCAGCGAGTTCATAGGGGCCACCAATGTTGGAGCCATTAGAATGAGTATGATCGCTGTGAGAAGCTGAATTAATGGAACCCGTTCCTGCATAAACAATACTGATATTTCCAGCAGAAACAGAAAGTCCTGTTCCTACAATTACTCCACCTAAAGTAGAAGTCGTGGCTTGTGGAAGTGTATAGGACACTACACCATTTGAGACACCTAATTCACCACCAACTTCCAAAATACCTTGAACTGTTGTTGAGCCAATTGGAAGTGTAGAAAGTGTCAAATAGCCAGCAGGGTTTGTGACATTGTATGGAGTATATGTAAGAGCTGTTGTGACATCTGAAGAAGAAAGTACAACATTGCCGGTTCTTCCATTGAAACTGTCAACTGCTGGTGCCACTTCTTCAACTGCATCCCAAGTCGTTCCATCAAATATAATCAAATCTCCAATATCCCAAGAAGTCGTTCCATCAATATTTGTCGAACCAGCCACACTAACTTTATAATACCATCCTTTTGTTCCAACTCCAGATACTAAATGTGGAGTGTTTGTATTGGCATCCCAAACTCCCTGATAAACGAGTGCTCCAATAAGAGATAGAGGAATTTGAGAATTGGTCAAATGTCCTGAACCATCAAGCGTAGCGAGACCATTTGCAACGCCAATTTGATTGACATTGATTGGAGTGTAACCAAGAGCAGTTGTGATGTTGGAAAACGTGAGAACAATTCCGTACCCAGCAATAGAAGTTGGTGTTGATGAAATAATTGACCAAGGAATATTGGTGACACTTATTGTTCCATTAGCATCAACTCCAATGTTGGTTCCTACAACAACTCCACCAAGTGTAGAAGTTGTGGCCGGAGGTAATGAATAGGGTGGAACCCAATGGCGAAGTCCCGCGGCACTTGAAGAGAGCAAGTATCCAGAAATAACAGGCTCCATCATATATGGTTCGTAATTGTCGATGCTGATGACACCATTGACATCGATATTGATATCGTGCCCTATAATCACTCCACCAAGAGTTGTTTGTGTCGCTTTGGGAAGAGTATACGGAGTGACACTAATTGTTCCATTTGAAGAAACATTGACACCACTTCCAATAATAACTCCACCAAGAGTGGAGGTAGTAGCAATAGTCGGATTGAATGCTGTCGGAGCATCTGTGATATTTCCCCAATCAACCATCGACATTCCTGATGTTGAAAGCTGGGCTTTAGTGAAATATCTATTGTCATGGGTGTGCCAATTACAATCAATTCCAGATGTCAAACTCTGAGCTTGTTGATCAGTGAGATTGTTTACTTCAGCGCCTGTTTCAATTGTATCGAGTTTTGTTCCATCCACTGAAACATCTCTTCCATCAATTATCATAGTATGAGGATCGAGCTGATGTTCGAGATCTCTCATTATTCCACTAGGAATTTGACTGTCATCTAACAAGCCATAATGTTCAACTCCAAAAAGAGCGTGTGGCTCAGCAGTAATTTCTACTGGCATTTTTTGAGTGATTGGATCAATGGCTAGGCCATTTATTTCTACTATGCGATAATTTTCAGCCATTCTGTATTAGCTCCTACGACTATCTTTGTTGGCCAGGATTTTTTATCTTACATCCAGTGTTGTTTTTGGAACATCATCCGTATCATTTCTTTCTTCACCTTTTGCAGATTGTCAAAAAGCGTGTCCTGGTTATGGAAATCTGCATCTCTTTTTCCATATTTTGATCTCTTTTTATCGTCTGTAGAGAACAACAATTCCATATTATTGACATAATAGCGCCCACTTTCATATGTGTATTGAACCTTGCCACGATAAAGAAAAACACCATCTGGATTTTCAATAAATGGAATGTTTTTGCTATTCTCCACTTCTACCCAATAAACGGTCTCATCATCGTAAAGAGATCTTTTTAGAGCCATTTTTCTTTTTCAAAGATACGAACAATCATATCTTTCTGAGCCTTTTCTAGTTTTTTGAAAATCTTATAATGCATTGAGTTGATAAATCCATAGAGGCTGAACCTAGCATTTTGATGTACTGGATCCAATTTTCGTCCTTCACCAGCATAAGTGTATTTTCCAACGTGGTAAAGTATCTCTTTGAATTTGATATATGGACTGTCCTGACTCATCTTGTCTTCAATTACAGTTCCACTAAAAAGATTGACACCGTCAGGCTGATGTGATAAATTAGCATTATCTATTTCAGCCCAATAGACTGTGGCACCAATTCTAAACTTAGTATCTGATTTCATTTTTCTTCCAAGCTATCCAAAACAGCACAATTCTTGCTATTGCCACAAATGCTCATGCAGTAAGTTTCCCGGATAAGCCATGCATAACGGGAAATGAAGTCTGCAATGGCTTCATTTTTATCAGCAATGCCATTGAACCATTTGTGGCTGTCAATGTGTTTGAGAATAATTCTTCTTTCTACGTCTAAGAACTCTTTGAGTTCATCGCATTCTTGCTTTACTTCTTCCATTTCATATCCTCGAAAAATATTTTCACAAACAATCTTCGACCAGTTTTTCCCCATCTTTTGAATGCTGCTTTGAAGAGTTTTTCTTCATTCGCATTTAAATATTTTGGATCCGATTGATCCCATATGCCTGTTTTCCACATACCATCAGGACTATCGTAAATCAAACAAAAGTCTTTGCCATTTATATTGGTCCCAAAACTTCCACATTTTATTGCTTCAAACCATCCGTCGTGCGCATCATCAACATGTCCACCACTTATGCAAAAGTAGAGCAAACGATCGTCACCACCTTCGTCTCTCGTTATCCACTTGCCTTCCATTATCGAACTCTCGAATTTGGATTTTCAAAAATACACTTCATAAATATCTGTCTTGGGCCTTCTTCCCATTCTTTTATTTCTTTCTTCACTAGTCTCAGTTCTTTTGGAGTTAGAAGCCTTGGTTTTGAAGCATATTGAATAGCTGTTCTCCTGAGATGTTTAGATGTTTCATACAAAGTGCAAGTCAGTTGTCTAAGATAGTTGTTTCCAATCGATCCACACTGTATTGCGTCCATCCAACCACCTCTCATAAAGCTCTTGATGTGTGCGTCACCAAGAGAGAAAAATAGTTCCAGGTGTGTTCCAGGAGCTCCTATTTGTCGTGTCATCCATTGTCCTGTTTCTACATCAGTACTCATCGAATGGGTCCCATACCTTTTTGACATAAGCAGTGTCTTCAAAAATAAAGCTAATTACTTTTCTAGAAAATTCCTTTGGCTTGTGGGCATTAACCCAGTTTTCAGGATCTTCTTTGTGAGCTATTGCATCCCATTGATAGATAGGTTTCTCAGCCCATTTTGGAAATGTAATCCCCTTTCCAACAGTCTTTTCTTCATTGAGACTGAAAAAATAAGTACGAGTTCCATCTGGAGTATAAAAGCACCAAGTGTACAGTTTGATCATCTAGCAACCTCAAAAATTTTATCAAAAAAAAGTTTCTTGACTTCATTTCTCCTAAACATATTCTCAAGCGCCTCTGCCAATGCCTTTATTGTTAGTCTTTTTATTGTAAAATAATATGGACTATATCGACCTCGCATATCTATTATGCCACCCACTCTACATTCCCACTCATGTTGATATCCCTTATATGAGCAATCTGTCTCTAGACCGAGATATTCAAATGAGCGATAGTCTTTGCCTTTGTTTCTGTATGTTTCAATTACATTCTCAAGACTAATCATCTTTACATAGCATCCTTGGGAACGGCAGTAGTCCTTACAAGATTTGCACCATATCTCTTTTCATATTCGTCTGCATCAAAGGGGGTAGAAGAAAGAGCAACCCCTCTAGCAATTGCTTGATCTGCTCTTTTATTCATCATAAGTTCTTTATATGATTTTTGCCACTCGATGCGTTTGGCTTTATGATAAGCCTTGGCCACGTGGTCTGCATATCGTTCAGTGTCTCTAGTATCAAAACTGACATGAACGCTTGGTTCTTCTGAGTATCTATCTACTTTGTTTGGGACTGGTTCTCCCAAAACGTCAACTGCAAAAATCTGTGTTTTATATCGATAAGGTTCTGGCATTAGTAATCATATCCTCCAACAAATTTGAAAAGCCCTCTAATCATGTCCCTTCCATTATCCACCCATTTGCCATCATCTCTAATCCAATAGGAATGAACTTCTTGCTTTCTGCTTAAATCAACTCTGAAAACATCTTTCTTTCCATGATCTTCATCAATGACTATATTGTGAAAAAAGAGAGGCACGAGAAAACTTCCATCAGCCTTAATCACGCCCCAAAAATTTTTGCCCTCTGCTTTATTTGCAACTATTCTGCATCCTTTGCTTGTTGTTCTTTTATCAACATAGTCGAAGGTCATTATTCTACCTGAGCCCACTGTCCTTTTGCAATAACCCTATCTACAAGACGATTGACAAATGTTGTCTTACCAAGAGTTTTTAACTCTCTTTGGTCAAAAAGATCTCTGTAATTTGTCTTCAGCGTCTCAAATCTCTTATCATCAATCTCAGAATTATCGGCCAAATCCTTTATGGCATATGGCAAGAAGAGTTTCTCTATATCCTTTGGATCTTTTTTGAACTCTTGTGCGACTTTGTTAACAATTTCTGTCCCAGAATTCTTTAAAGCTCTGAGCTCTTTTGCTCTGTAATAAATCTCACCCATGATGCCTTCATTAAGTTGGGTGGCTAATAGATTAAGATCCATTTTCTTATTCTCCTATGACTTCGTAGCCGTATAGTTGGAAATCTTATTAGTTGTATCTCTCATTGGATAATTAATTTCAGTGGACACTATGTTTCCACTTGTATTATATTGATGAGTAGTAATTGAAGTAATGGCAATAGAATTAGGAATTCTAGTGTAGATCTCCTCTCTTACTTTAAGAACCATAGTCTCATCTGTGTATCCAATAACACTTGCGACTAATCCTTTGCTGTCTCTAGTGACAGTATAAAAAGAAGGTTGACTAATTTCATGTATTAAGGTCGGTAAAGTTTCATGGTTTATTCGATTCAAATAGGTTAAAAGAACCACGAGTTGAGGAAAGGTGGTTGAAACTCCATCAACAGCCAAAGAAAATGCCCTGGCATCTATGGCTTCTATTAAACTAGAAGATCCAAGTATTTGTTCATCAGAATACCTTGGTCTTATGTCTAAGCTAACTTGCGTGGGAAGCTCTATTCCCAAGTCATTGATGACGACAGTATCATTTGAAATATTAGTCAAGAGGATTATCACCTTATTTCTCCTCTTTTACATTGTCTAGAGCATTTATTATGAGAAATCGTTTGAATTCTTCGAGTGTCATTGATTTGGCTTTTTCTTTGGCACCCTGAATTTGCATGTCGAGTCTCTTTTCTATGTCTTCTTCTACTTCTCCATAAGAATACCAACCACCATCATCTTTTTTGCTAGAGGATGGATGCCTTGCAGATCTTGATGCTGGAGACGTGTCGAGCCAAATGTAATCTCCAGTGAAACCTCCACCCATGATCAAAACACTGTTGGCTCTCAAACGCTTCCATATTCCTGGCAATGCTTTTTCCAATGCCTCAAATTGAAAAGAATAAGTAAAGTCTTTGAGAGGATCATTAAAGCCCCAATTTCTATTGATGTCGTTCCAAGAAAGAGCGTCTTCTACATGACGTGTCCAACTACCAATACCGTGTTTTGAAAATGATGGTCTCAAGAATAGACGATGGACATTTCTTTTTTCCTGGCGCTCTTCTCCAAAAAACAAATAATGAGCCATTGCAAATGGCTGAAGCTTGTTGATAATTTGAGGCCATTCTTTTTTCAATCCCTTTTCGGCTCTTTCAACAGCTTCATCCCCTTCTGCGGTCCTTGGATATCTAGGTTTCATATCAGTCATCATCTGTTTTGCTTTACCAACGAAATTAGCAATCATTTCATTAGCAGTTATTCTTCCTATTCTTATCGGAAGAGTTCGATTTTTTTCAAGAACTCTTTCATATGAAATCCTAATGCTCCACAGTGCTTCATTTCCAATAAAATTGAGTTCGAATTGAATGTCGTGCCCACTTTTTCCATCTTTGAATTCAAATCTATTGTCGTTATTGCTATCAAACCAAGGGTTTCTATTTGAAAGAGAGCTTCCAACAATGGTTTCACCCATCTTTCTCACAGCAGTTTCAACAACATCTGGATCTATTTCCCACACCTGCTGAAGACCTTTAAAAACCATTCTCGTGAATTCGAGTGGGAAATCGGTTACCACTGAAAGAACTGGTTCTTCTCCAAGCTTAGTGAGGTTCTTTGCACGAGTTTCAAAAATCAATCGATCTGTGACAGACGCAAATTTTCTCAATTCTAATCTCCAAAAATCAATCTTATTACTTCATCTTGTGAGATGACAAAATGCCCGCTATACAAATGTGGTGATTGACCAACTGATCCACTCCAATCTCCTGTTGGATCTGCTATGATCTTCTTCACAAGAGATCCACTATTGAAATCATTCTGATCAACTACCATCACTGTTTTGTCATAAGCTATCCAATACCCCGTCATCTTTATTTTTCTTTTTACCAAAAAATTAAGGTGTACGCCAGCGAACGTATACACTAACAACCACATTTTTGATTGGACTTCCACTTGACCAAGTGGAGAATGCTTGTAGAATATCTCCAGCTAAAAGATCTACATCAGTTGTCCAAGATGAATAAGCTTGTGAAGTAAATGTGAATGTGGCAACTGGAGTTGCAGAACTATTCTTTCGTATTTCTATTTGTTGTCCATCAGCAGCGGTGTCTGCAATTGCAGTAATTCCTATAATTGTAGCTTTTGTAGGAAGCTTGTATCCAATCGTTGTTGCTTGTGCGTTGCCAATTGCAAGATAGGTTCCCTTAGTACTAAGATCTGCAAAAACATATTCAATATTTGCGGCTGAGAGATGTTTTGATCTAGTCGAATCATAGATATAAAGTTGGCCATCAACTATAGTCATTCCACCAGCCACATTTTCAGCTAAGTAGTTGATTGCTCCAATGATTGATGTTGCGTGAGTAGAGAAATAAGCATCTAATCCTGTTACGCCACTCTCACTGAGAGGAATACCTGAAGTAAGGTATTGATCTTTTAGATTCAAGGTACCAGAAGAACTTATATTCAAGGTTCCAGAAGTTGTTGTAGAAATTGTGAGATTAGCGGCTGTTGTTCCAATAGTGGATGCCACAGTTCCATTGAAATAGAATGAACCACCGGTTGTTCCACCAGTCACGCTAAATATAACATTCGATCCACCAGAGTCAGTTACTTCAAAAACCTTTGCACTTGTCAATTTCCAATTAACATTTGTATTGTCAACAGTGATCAATGATCCACGGTTGTATGCCTCATCAAGAGACAAACCATCAATGTCGTCTTGCAGTTCATAAAGAGCCGCCTGAACATTAGATGATCCTAGATTACCATTTGGAGTTACCCCAATTGAAGAGGCATTTCCCCAATCGACATCGGCTATTTTTATCCATTGAACATTCCAAGCTCCGGAGATCGCCACGCAAACATACTGTGCAGCCTTGCCATCTCCATCATCAGTAACGATCCTAGCATCATCTATGGCATTTCCAGTAAGTGGTAACATTGTGCCAGAACCATAGCCAGCATTTGTTCTATCAGCTGGATCTTTCCAATGCAATGATCCAAAAGATGGAGCACCAGAAATGTTGCCCCAATTTACGGTTGATTGTCCAGAAGTTGAAAGTTGTGTCTGTGTGTAATATCTAGTGTCGTGATTATGCAACTGTGGTGATGAAGATACATCACTCCCATCAGTCAATCTCTCTAGTTCTGCTCCAGTGATATCTGTGGCAGAATCTTTTCCAGAAATGTAGGCATAATCAAGATTGAAATAGAAAGAAATTTTTTGTAGATAATCGATGACGTTCTGGTATGTCATCGCCGAACCACCATTGAGCTTCACCGTAACGCCGGTAACTCCCATGGCGGTAGAAAGATCAGTAGATTCTAAAAGTTGTTCGTCCTCTGATGATTGTAGAAGATCAAGATCATCTCCTGCAGGAAGTTCTATTCCAAGATCAGGAATGACAAGTTGTCCCGTACTTCCATTAAGAAGAATTAGTGTATCTACGGCCATAGTTTCCCCCATTTGAGAAAGTAGTGTTTTGTTTATCTTTCGGGCGGCTTAGGAGAAATGCTATGGCAGACTGATAAAAGAGAAGGCCGCTTTTCAGCGGCCTTGGTTTTCAATAATGCGGTACAATTTCAATCCACTGCGCTTTTTCTAATAATTACTCTTCACGTAATGGATCGCATCCTCTTTGCTGATCAGCTCTCCTTCCAGCTGCTTGTCGAAGACCTCTCCCAGAATTTTCTTGAAGGTGGGTCCAGGACTCATTCCCAGCTCGATCAGATCCCGACCGGTGATGAAGGGCCTGGGCAGCAGTTCCTGAGCCTTGAATTCCTCCCTCTTCTTGTCAATGAAACCCTTCCACTCCAGAATGAACTCGGAGTTTCCCTCAGTTCCCATACAATCCGCCATTCCAATGTTGATCAGGCCTTCGATGTCCTTCCTCGCCAGGAACTTCCTCAGAGTGGACTTCTTCATCCTATCAACATCAAAGGGGATCATGTGAGCATACACAATCTCACGAACAGACTCAATGAAGTCATTGGAGAACTTCAGCCTGGTCAGAATATCCTCAGTGATCTCCGCACCAGCTTTAGAGTGCCCCTTCGACCTGATGACACCGTTCTCAATAGTGGAAACAACGGGCTTTCCAACATCGTGCAGCAGAACGGACCACATCATCACATCGTCATCCTTCTTGCCCAGCTCAACCATCCCCTCCATGACACGGATGGTGTGCTCCCACACATCTCCAGGAGTGAGGACATATTTGGTAGGGTCATTGTGATCAGGGTTGTGCTGATCGTAGGGCTCCACGGGTCCAAGGATTGCTTTGCGTCCATTGATCAGCAGTTCGTCATTCATGAACATATCTTATCATATATGCTATGGGCTCTAAAAATGGGGCCTTTCGGCCCCATATTATGCTTGTGATCTCTAGTTTCTAGTTCATTCTGCGAGCTGCAGTTGATGGAGGGACAGGAGCATTTGGATCAACTGCTGGTGCAGGTGCTGGCTGATCTGGAGCTTGCGCAGGGGCAGGAGCATCAGGAGCTGGAACTGGTGTCGGATCAGGAGTTGGTGCTGGTTCTGGAACTGGAGTAATAGGAACAACGGGTGGTGGTGGATCCTGATGAACATCTGGATCAACAGGTGGTTGAGTTACTGGATCTACTACGGGTGGAATGATTGGAGTTGGTGCTGGTGCACCATCCAATGCTGCCACTCTGTCCTGCAGATCAAGAACTTGCTGCTTGAGCACGATGATTTCTGCTTGAACACTGCGAACGAGTTGAAACTCTCTACTGTGACGAGATCTAGACATGTTGTGTCCTCCTATAGAAATGAATGCATTCAGTATTATCTTAGAACAGGGACATGGATGATGAAAAACGGAAATATAACTTTTATTAAAGAAACAAAAAACCCCTCTTTCGAGGGGTTTCTACTTTCAATCTATGTAAATGATTTTCTGGACCCGGGCTCCCTCCGGATGCCACTTGGGATTCTGACCACAGTCGATCATCTTCATGACTTCAGGCAGAATCTCCTTCAGGAGACCAGTGTCTCGCAGCATCTCCAGCATCTGACGAGGTTTTCCAATGCGCAGCATCTTGTTCAGCTCCTCGCGGATCCTCTCGGCAGAAATGTCGTGGATACGATGCGCGTTGCTCTTCACCACCTCGAAATCCTTCTGATCGAATTTGAACCCCAGTTTCAGCGCAAAGCGAACCGCCCTCAGCATCCTCAGCCGATCCTCGTCGATACGAGACTGAGCATTGCCAATGAAGCGGATTCTTCCCGCCTTGATGTCTTCCATTCCACCCACGAAGTCGATCACCTTGTCGGAAGTGGGATCCCAGAAAAGACCATTCACGGTGAGATCGCGCCTTTTCGCATCCTCCTCCATCGAGCTAAACTCCACGGATGAAGGGCGTCTTCCATCCAGATACTCACCGTCCGCGCGGAAACGCGCAATTTCGAAGGAATGCCCATCTACCAGAACGATACAAACTCCAAAACTCTCTCCAACAGGAATGGTTTTGAAGAGTTTCTTGATATCTTCCACACTGGCATCTGAGGCGATGTCTACATCTTTTGGCTGGAGACCCATGACCATGTCCCGGACCGCTCCACCAGCGACCAGGGCTTCAAATCCTGCTTTGCGAAGAGTCTCAATCACCTTTTTAGAGGTTTCCAACATGATCATATTCTAACTTATTGTCCATTTGCTCTAAAATCACGGTGTGTCGAAATTTTCCCAGTTTTCACATAAATAGTCTCCAAATTGCTGAAGAAAAGGCTCATATTGGTTAGCTCCGCAATCTGCGCTAGTGCAGTTTTTACAAGATCTCTCATCCATCAAAAGAAGGATCTTAGCAAGTTTGTAAGGTTCAATAGATTTTTCCAAGTGGTCCTTCTACTAAGGGTTCCATCAAGCCATTTCTTGGCAATGTCTTCTGCCAACTAGACCCTCTCCATCTTTCACAAGTGTCGTCGGCCGTGTGATCATGACGAGAGCATTCTAATGACATGCAAGTGTCACACGTTTTATTGGCAAGAAGATTTTTGGCGATTTTATCCTCAGTCATTTTTTTAAGAATATATTCTCCTCCCAACTCCTGCAAACAAAATTGGCATCAATATTTTGAGTGGACTCTCCGCATTCCACTCCCATACGCCAACATGTCTCACAATTCTTTCCCTCTAGAAGCATCTTTGCAATTTGATCCTCGCTCATTCTAAACTTTTATACCAAAATACTCTTCTGGAGTGTTCGATGGTTTCTTTTCCCAACAAGAGCATGTCTCCGCGCGGGGGCGATGAGGATGAAGAGGACATTCAGAGTTATAGAGAGTTCCAATGCAAGATTTGCATTTTTTGTTCTCTAAAAGATTTTTTGCCATCAAATATGGAGACACTATGCCCCGTCTCTTTTACTCAGAGACTCAATTCTTCGCTCAAGTTCGGCGGCTGAAACGCGAAGTGTAAAAGGCTGTGGTTGATGGTTTTTGGAAAGACCACGGTTGGGTTTATGAAGAATCCTCATTCCAACCCATTTCGAAAGTGACACCCGTTTCTTCATATCTCTATCCCCTATGTGGTAAAATACTGACAGGAATCTTCATCTTCAGTTTCCTGACTATTGGATGATTTCAAGCAATAATTGTTGTGCGAATGATATTTACAATACGCACAAGTCAGAAGTGGTTCTGGATCCAAAAGACGCTTGGCTTCTTGCCAAATTAAAGATTTTGAAAGGTCTTTAGTTATCACCAGACGCCGACGCTTTCTCGAGCTCTTCTGCTTTGATTTCTGCAATCTTCACAGCAATTTCATCAGCAGCCATGAATGTGATCTTCGATTTGCAAGTTCCACAGGTGAGTGTCATGCTGTCAAGCTTTGTGGTTTTCTCATCGAGCATGATTTGGAAGAGAGTCCTACCATCTTTTGCAAAAGCAAGTCGACTTATGTTTTTGCAAACAGGACATCGCCAATACATGTTGCGTTGAGTTGCCCATTTGGGAACGATTCGTTTGATCTCCCAAGAACCGATTCTCATATCTCCACATAGCCTTTCTTTTTCTTCTCTTCAATCTTTTCGTTGATGAAGCGTTTGGCTGAAAAATCATTGTAAAACTTTTTGGTCTGGTCTTGGATCTTGTTGCCAATCCTACCCCACTGCACTACTACTTCATTTCCCTTCTGAGCGACGGTCCATACCTTATAGTGTGAGTCCTCAGTACAAACAAACGTTCTTCCATCTGAAAAGAGAAGCTTCAGTTTCGCATGGTCAAATGTTTGAAGTATCATGTGTGTCTCCTACTAAAAATATGCCATGAGGCAAATATGTTCTCATAGGCTGTGGAGCGAAGTTTGGAATGCCCTTTCATCCGAGAAGCACCTCTGCCTTTTCGGTCAGAAGAAGAACAGTTTTGCAAGAAGGACAGCGAAACCTTCCGTTCTTCGACGCCCTGAGCTTGTGATCACAGATAGGACATGCAAAAGTTTTTGGAAAAAGGCTCGCAGGACCTTTCTTAGTAGTCGTGAAAAATAAAATGGCGTCTTCGATTGTGTTCGAGAACTTGAAGAACTGTTGGAACCCAAGAAGCTGAAAAATTTCGAACACCTTGCTTTGCATTCCAACAAACACAACGTCTCCATTCTTCGTCTTTACTGTCTTGAGAAACGAGGTGAAGGAACCGATGCCTGTGCTCGAGAGGTAGTTGAGTCCATTGGCATTGAAGATGAGATAGATGTACCCAGCTGCAATGACCTTATTGACTTGCTTCTGAAAGAATCCAGAGTTGTAAGTGTCAATATGTCCCTTCAGCTCAAAAGAAAGACATTGGGGCACTGTGCCGATCTTCCTCAAGGTAATGATGATTTCATTGTTCAAATCTTCATCAAATCCCGGGACGATCTGGTTATTATAGCTCACTTTGAGCTCCTTTCTTGTCTAAACCAGAATAAATATGCTTTGACCGCACACTATCGGCCTTAGCCAAGAGCCCTTTTGGTTCGAAGAGATCAAGCAGCTCTTTCTTCATTGCATCATCGGTGGCTCTATGAAACTCATGAGCAATGGATTTCAGATTGCTTCCAAGAAGCTCATCAAAAAATTGAACGATCCTTATATTGGGACTAATGCTCTTTTTTCCAACAGCAGCCCGAAACATATCTGCAGCAGCCCTCTCATCTCCAGTGATGAGATAAGCTATTCCAAGAGCTACTGCAGTAGAACGAGAAATACCAGCATGGCAATGAATGGTGTATCCAGTTGCACTGTCTTTAGTTTGATTGAAAAACTCTATGACACCCCTAATGTCTCTCTTCTCAGGAGCTCTTACTCCTTCTATTTCATATGGGATGTCTGCAAATTTGAGCTCGAGAATAGCCTGAAAACTTTCTTTGATGATCTGGGGCATCTTCAGCTGGGGATCCCTGATAGAGATGCAGTGAGAGTAGTGGTTGCCCAGAGCACAAAGATGGTCTATGAGTGTCTCTTCTCCGAACACTTGTATGTTCATAAAATGATTATATGCTGATGGAGTGGATCTCTAAAATAGAAAAGCCCCTCTTTCGAGGGGCTGATTTTTATGATTGATTTGTTGTCGTTCCGTCGTAATTGTACCATGTCTTGTTGGACACTTTATAAGACGCGAGTCTCTCTCGACCTCCAACAATGTAGAAACCACCATCAACCGCATAAGCATCTTGAACTAGTTGCTCTCCCGGCAAATTGTCGGAGACTCCAATCATTGTTCCATCATTATAAGGACCCGTGCCTGTCCCAGTTCCGTCATAGTTTTTCCAGTTAGAACCATCGTATGAAGCAACTTTTCCAGACTCAGTTACAACTACTAGAGTATTACCCTCGACAAGAAGTACTGTGATGACCTCGCTATTCCACGGTGCGCCCATAGAATATATTCCTGTTCCCGCACCAGTTCCATCATAGTTTTTCCAGTTAGAGCCATCATACGAAGACAAAAGATTTCCACCTGCGACCAACATTCCATCATATACAACTAGTTGAGCCTCTCCGGTCGCAGCACGATATGGTCCTGTTCCTGTACCAGCTCCATCATATTTTTTCCAATTAGTTCCATCCCAAGAAGTAATGTTTCCGCCCATATCGGCCACAACCAAATTATCACCGTATTTGACGATCGATGTTATCATTGACTGTACAATGGGATTCATGAAATAGCTAGCATAGGGACCATTTCCACTTCCTGATCCATCAGAGTGTTTCCAATCTGAGGCAATTAAATCCCAAGATTCTATGTTTCCAATCATATCTCCAGTTATTATATAATTTCCATAGAGACCTATTGTAGAATATGGAAACATAGGCGAGGTATAATATGGACCAGTTCCTGTTCCACTGCCATCAGCCGTCTTCCAATTGATTCCGTCATAAGAACATATTACGCTACTTCCGTGCATTCCTGGGGATAAAATGACCGAACCTGATTGATACTTTAGCATCAAGCCAATTTCTTCCTGGGTTTTATTAGAATCTGAATTGTCGGTCAATGGATTACTTGTTTCCGTATATGGATGCCATACTGATCCTGTGAAATCATAATAAGACAATGCACCCGCACCGGATCCAACTAGCAATTTATCACCGAGCAATTCAATTGAATATGTTGGGTATTGCTTAGTTCCAAAGTCGGCAGACATGGCTTTATAGAGTCCTGTTGCACCCGATTGATCTCCAAACTTGGTTCCGTCCCAAGAATTGACTCTCCCCGCGTTACCACCATATACAATAGTCGAATTGAAAAATACTGCTTTTGGATACGCGAGAATGTGATCACTGCCAGTAGCCGCATCAGCGTGAGGACCTGTTCCTCCTCCTGTTCCATCTGAAAGCTTCCAAGCAGATCCATCATAAGAAGCGATATTGTTGTAGCCGAAGAACATCAAAACGCTCCCAAGTTGAACAATTTTTGTAATTGAGGTTCTATCTGCGAAGATACTTTGATGATAAATTCCAGACCCTGTCCCAGTTCCATCATAATATTTCCAAGCCGATCCGTCCCAAGAAGAAACACTATCATTGGGTCCACCAACTAGTAATTGACTTCCATACGAAAATACTGCATAAATAGCATCCCCAGTATTTTGAGGGAACCAAGACCCATTTGAATATGGACCCGTTCCCGTACCGGTACCATCATAATTCTTCCAATTTGTTCCATCAAATGAGCCAATTCGACCAAGTCCTCCTGCGACAATAAGGAAACCGTTCCATACTGTCATAGCTTGAATTATCTGATTTCCAACAACTGTCCCCATACTATATGGTCCGGTTCCTGTTCCATTTCCATTATATTTTTTCCAAGCCGATCCATCCCAAGAAGCAACATAAGCAGAACTAGCAAATACAATACTGCCATTGTAAACTACGGGAGTCGTCGCCATGCCGCTACCCGAAGGATAAACATAATCGGAAAGTTTAGCATATATGCCAGTTCCAGTTCCACTCCCATCAGGTTTTTTCCACGCAGTTCCATCCCAAGAAGCAATATTGCTGTATGCATCATTAAACACTATCGTTGATCCATAAACACAACTCAAAATACCTGCCCCAAACATTGTTTGATTGTCTCTGAGTCCGCTTGAAGCATCATAATAAGTCCAAGTTGAGTTTGAACTATCATATGATGATATTCTTCCCTGATCTGTTCCAACAACAAGCTTAGTGCCAAAAACACTCAGAGAGTAAATGCTAGCATTTTCTCTTGTTCCTCCCAAAATATTACCACCGTTCACATTGAGAGGCTGGAATGCTGCTCCAACGGCAACCAATTTCTTTACAGTGACATTGAACTGTTTTGTATCTGAGTAGCGACCCTTAGATATTGTAGCAGTTATAGCCACTGAAGCATCACTGCCAGATGCTGGTGGTCGAACAATATTTCCTTCACTAGTTACTGCAACATTGTTTGTTTCCCAAGAAATAGTGGTGCCATTCGATCCAGATGTGGCGAATATAAGATGACCCACCACATTGCTTAAGCCACTGTTTAATCCAAGACCAATCGATAGAGCTGCTTTGTCCGTTGCAACATCAGCAGCCGAAGTATCAACTAAAAATAATACAGTCAAATTGAATTCTTTCGTGTCTGATGCTGCACCCTTAGAAATTGTTGCAGTGAGTGTTACACTCGCGTTCGATTCAGAAGGCCTTGAGACAACTCCAGAGTTAGAAACAACTCCCGTGCTAGAAGACTGCCAAGAAATTGAAGTGCCATTCGAGCCACTTGTTGAGAGTGTAAGATTTGTTGTGACATCCTCAAGATCAGGATTAGATCCGAGACCAACTGATAGAGCTGCCTTGTCTGTAGCTACATTAGATGTGTCAGCATTTTGCAATACTATTGCGTTAAATTCTTTCGTGTCTGAAGCTGCACCCTTAGAAATTGTTGCGGTCAAAGTCACACTCGCATTAGATCCAGAAGGCTTTACAACAACTCCTGAGTTAGAAATAGCTCCTGTGTTAGAAGAGCCCCAAGAAATTGAAGTGCCATGTGAACCAGACAATACCAATGTAAGATTGCTTACAACGTTATTAAGATCAGAATTCGATCCAAGACCAACTGATAGAGCTGCCTTGTCGGTTGCAACATCGGCCGCATCAGTGTTGGTTGAGTGTGATACTGTTGCGTTGAATGTTTTTGTAACATTTGCGGCATTTTTAGTGACAGTTGCGGTGAATACGATACTTGCATCAGATCCGGATGGTCTTGAGACAACTCCTGAATTAGAAACTGTTCCTGTACTAGAAGAACTCCAACCCACCGTTGTTGAATAAAGTCCTGTTACCGGAAGTGTAAGATTTGTCTGAACATGTTGCAGATCAGTATTTGTTCCAAGTCCAACTATTAGGGCTTGGGCTGCAAATGTGGCCATTTGTTGATCAGTCATTCCAGTTGTTGGGGCGGCCGAAACTGGAGCCTCATTTGCATCCTGAACCAGAGTGAGCCCATCAATAGTCAATTGGTAAATGTCATCAGCTTGTGTACCGATAGACCAATCGATAGTAACATCCATTAAAGTCGTAGGCAATTGATTAGCATCTGGAATGTTGCTAACGCCTCGCAAGGTTGCATTAATTATCGATTGAATCGCTGCTAGTTTTTGAGCATCTGTATATACAAAATCTTTCAGTGGTTGAATATTAAAACCACGTTTCCAAAAAAGTGTTGGGTCTCCACCTTTGAGTTGTGCCATGTTTATTTCTCCTATAAAAATATGAGAGTTTAATTTATCTTTATTATTTGACTGAATAGATGGAAAATTACTCTTTCGAGAGACTAAGTTAATATTTTATCCAACTATAATAGAGTGAGCCTCAGAAGGATAGATGCTGAGATCTTTTCGGCATCCTGACGGCGCGCCAGGACCAGTCGGATTTTTCCAATAGCATGCAAGCTGAGTAGTGCCATCATTTTTCCATCCCGAAATATAAACGTCCGATCCAGAAACTGCTATAGAATCTGCTCTTGCTGTTCCATCAGCAGTTTTTCTTACGCCATTCTTCCAATAGCACGCAAACGTAAAACCCGTACCAGAGTTGATGTATCCCGAAACGTACACATCGGATCCAGACGCTGTCACGCCTGTCGCCTCTCCACCGCTTGTACCAATTTCACTCAAGTCAACTCGTGTCAGATCACCAATGCCAGTAGCACTAAGCGGTCCGCTCCAATAGCAAGGGTGCCGAACTCCACTCACTACTTTGTATCCTGAAGCGTACATAGTAGATCCTGATATTGCGACTCCACTAACGATTCCATCATCAACCATATACTGCAACGGTGTGCTATTTATCCAGATGAATGGATAGTGCACGGGATCAACAAAGAAATATCCACCAACAACTACGTCTGATCCCGACACTGCTATTCCAAGAAGTTCTCCGTCTCCAGGAGCTGAATAGTCACCTGTAAAAATTCCGTTTTTCCAATAACAAGCATAATTGCTGCCAGTTGGATTGTAGGATCCTGCTATGTATATATCAGAACCATCAACTGCAATGGCATTGGCTTGAGAGCCTAAGGCATTAGAAGAGCTTAGTGCAACTGGAGTGGTACTCACCCAGTAGCAAGCCTGTTGGTAAGAGGAATCATTGTACCATCCCGCAGATAATGGAGTTGATTCATGCATCGTTATCGCAAGTGCACGATTATTTGTTGGCAGTACGAAACCGAGATTTACTTTACCTGCCGAATCATTCACCCAGTAGGCAGGAGCATCAACACTATCCCCGTGATAGTACCCAGCAGCATATACGCCCGTGACAGGGACTTGCAAAACCGTCACATTAAACACCTTAGTATCACTAGCTGCATTTTTCATGATCGTTGCAGTCAATGTCAAGTTGGCATCAGATCCAGATGGCCTCACAATAACTCCTGAGTTAGAAATGGTTCCTGTGTTGGAAGAACCCCAAGAAATTGAAGTGCCATGTGAGCCAGACGATGCCAATGTAAGGTTCGTTGTAACGTGAGTAAAATCAGGATTAGATCCAAGACCAACTGATAAGACAGCCTTATCAGTTGCAACATCATCAGCATCACTTGCAACAATAAATGATTGTCTAACTATGATGGAAAAAATCTTACTCGTACTGGCAGCATTTTTAGTAATGGTGGCCGTTAGAGTAACAGAGGCCGCAGTACTACCGAGCGGTGGTTGGTTGACAATACCATTATTGGCAATATGAGCAGTATCAGAAGAATTCCAACTAATAGTTGTTCCAAATGATCCAGAAGTTGGAAGAATAATATTAGAGATGAGGTGTTGTAGATCTTTATTTTTTCCAAGACTAATTACTAAAATTTCTGAGGCCCTAGCTACGGCCTGTGCATCCGTCATTGCAAATGTTCCAATTGTAGCAACTGGAGAAGCCAACATAGAATTAGAATTTTGCGTGACCTTAATACCATCTAGAGTGATGGTGTAAGAAATCTCAGTATTACCAGGATTTTCATCGGACCAAGCTATGGTAGCGCCCATCAAAGATGTTGGCAGTGAACTGAAATTAGACGCTTCATTTCTGTTGGCAACCATGGCTTGCAATATAGATTGAATTGCCTGCAGCTTTTGCGTGCTGTTCAGAGTTATTACATTAACTCCATCCGGTTCCCAATTTTTCAGAGGTTGAATAGTGAGGCCATTTACTACAGCAATTGTTGGATCTCTATTTTGTTCTGTTGTTGAAGTTCCAGTGGGCGTACCACCCTTAAGCTCGCCTGGTGACACTGTTGGCATCGGTATTTCTCCTAAAATCAGGTTAAGATTATCTTATCCTTGAGGTAGAGATAGAGAAGCCCCTCAAGAAAGGGGCCCATAATAGAGAAAATGAGGGGTTATCGTCTGCTTTGCAGTTTCTTTGAATGGCATTTTCGACAAATTGTTTGAATTGGTGAAGACCAAAACGCATCCTCATTTGCAGGAGGATTAATATGATCAGCTGTCAACGTAGCTTTTGACCCACAGAGAGCGCAGATAGGGTGATGTGCAATCTCTTTATCTCGCATCTCGATCCATCGTTTATGTTTGTATAAATCTCGAATCTTTTTGTCCATCTTAGGTTACCTCCCAAGATTTAGGCTAAGAACTATTATCTTATCGCAGAAATAGAGATGAAGAGCCCCTCAAGAGAGGGGCTTGGGGTGAAAACTGTAGATAGGAAACACAATTGTTATGAAAATTGAAAATTTCTAACCTCGCCAACCTATAATAATCATCACTACGGCATCTCTAGCTGGTTCTCCACCAGATACAGCGAACGCTTGAATGTAATCTGTAGTACTGAAATCAATGTTGTCATTTATTGAGCTGTAACTTCCACTGCTTAAAGAAAAAGACTTAAGCGGGGTGGCTCCGACATTGTTTTTTCTAATCTCAAATGCCTTGCTTTGATTTCCAGAAGCACACTTCGCAGTGACTGCTATGATCGTTCCATTTCTAGGCATCAAGTAACCAGTCTGAGTTGCAGCAGCTCCATGGATGTTCAAATATTTTCCATCAGCACTGTTGCTTCCCCAGTCTAAGAACATTTGTGTGATTGATAGCCATTTGCTTCTCGATGAATCATACTGGAATGTCAAATTTAAATCGGTTCTATAAAATAGATCACCAGCTGCTGGTGCCGGAGATACTGGGAAAGAAGTTCCTTGAGGAATATCAAAAGCCACAATCTTATCTGTGAGTTCATCAATTGCAGCCTGAACTTCTTCAGCAACTAGTTTGTTTTTGATTGTTTTATCGAAACCAATTGCGAATGCATTATCTGTTCTCTGAAATAATCCACCGTTTAGACTTATAAGTCCTGCAGGAGTATCTGGAGCTGATTGAGCATCATAACTCACCGTACAAGTTGCTCCATTAGAAGTTAGTGTTGACCAACTGTAATTGTTGTAGAATTCAACCCACACATTTCCAACGCAATTTAGAGTGTCGCCCATGCAGTCTTTTATTGTATTTGTGCTTGCTGAACCGTAGCCATCAACGTGTTCACAGCCAGTATCATCTTGTCGCAGTCCACCCAAGAATATGCCGTTAAATGCCGTCAAATTTGCTGAATGAACGGTTGTCGTTGCAGCACAATAGAAATCATTTCTGAATTGAACGTAGTCTACCCCACCTCCAAGCATGTTGAATAATGGTGTGCCAATATTTGCATTGTCGATAGTAATAGAAGTACCACCCGGAGAACTTGCAGGATGGGTGAAGGTCATTAATTGAGTTGCACCACCGAACGAAATGTCTTTAAGAGCTATTCTTCCACCAGAAGAGAAAGTTCCTGAGTGAGTTCCAGAACCAGTAGCAATGACCGTGGCTTCTTTCGAAATACCACAAACGTTAACCCAGGGTTTAAATGTCAGATTTTCTAAATATCTACCTGGCATTACCATAACGATATAAACTTTCGTAGAAGCTGCGTCAACAATAGAAGTGATTGCGGCCTGAACCGTCAAGAAAGGATTTGAAATTGTTCCAATCAACACTCCAACTGCTGAATCATTTCCATTTTTAGCAACCCACACGATATTGTCAAGTCCAACTCCAAATTCAGTTGCAATTTCATCAATTGCATTTTGAACCGTAACTGAGGAAAGTCCTGATGTTGTGTTGTTGTAGTAAATATCGGTTGCGTTTGGATGAATAAATACATTTTCTGGATGAGTTCCACCCTTTATTGCACCATTTCCAGTTTGAATAGGATCCATAAGAAATAATTGGCTTGCGGCACAACTGAAATCAATTGCGGGATTCGTTCCATTTGCAACTGTAAGTTGTCCAAATAAACCACCAGAAGTTCCATTGAAATCCAAATTTCCTTGAGAGTAGTTCAACATTCCCTGAAGCTGAGCAGCATTGTTGAATTGAACTGCGGTAGCATTCCCCATGGCAACCGTTTGAGTCTTAAATAGAGAGAATGTTCCAGCATCAATCTTCGCTGCAAATCCTGTTGATATGTTATTATAATTTACATTGCTATTGACCAACACCGATCCAGTTCCTGAATTATTCATCTCAAGTGCAGGATTTGCACTGCCAGAATTAATTTCACAATTTGAAACATTTAATCTCTGAGGAGCGGTTCCACTAAAAACTAGTGATGCGACGGTTGGAGATCCACTTGAAACATCAACTCCCAACCAAGAAGCTAAATTGTTTCCAAGCGTTCCAGTCGTGCAACTATAAGTCAATGTTCCATTTACTTTTGTTTGATATGCCTTATCATTCATCAATGATATAACATTAATTCCAGGATACTCAACGACATCTTCAGTATATGTTCCTGGTTTTACAAGAATTATGGCTGGATTTGCAATTCCGTGTCCATCAGCAACTGCCTGAGCAATTGCTGTGTGAATGAGAGCATATGGATCAGTAGCGTCTTTTCCAACAATATATGGAGTAATCATTGAACTGGTTTGTTGAAAGAGATTGTTTATTGCTTGTTGAACTGTTGTAGCACTCCCACCATAAACAGTGTTGTCAAAATATAAGTCTCCTGCTGGGAACAGAAGTGTTTTTGTTCCGCTAAACACTGTTTTTCCAGAAGAATGATCATACTCTACCCATCCCCAATACACAGTTCCAGCTGTTTGATTATAGTCTATTGAACCAGAACCGGAAATCAATTTAGCTGAAACAAGCGTAACGGTTCCACCAGTTTGAGCAATTGCATCACCACCATTATTGTTGAAATAACCATCAATTACTCTGAGATTGCCATTTGTGACGTTTGTTAGACCGTCGACTCTGCTCTCCAAGAATTGAATTGTTCCAGCATCGATTCTCACCGGTCCAACAAAAGTAGATCCTCTGACAAATTGATTATGGGCCCCATCGAAATAAATAGCGCGCGCTCCCGAAGGAGCGAGAGCATCGGTAGAAATAATTATAGGATTACTTCCAGTAACAAAAATTGCGTTATCTGTCGTATTGCTAGAATTTGAAATGACTTTCAAACCATAGACACCAGTTGAACTATCAACTGTTGAAGATAGTGTTAGAGTGTTTCCCGTTGAACTTAGTAACTCTGTTCCTCCATTTTGGTCCGCCACTATATACACCCAAGCCTTGTTAAGAACCACATTCTCATTATAATCTCCAGGAGCCATCCAAACAGCGTATCTATTTCCAGAAGAAGCAGCTCCAATTCCAATAGTTGGGATTGCAGTAATTGCTGCTTGAACGGTCAAGAATGGAGTCTCAAACCCTCCGCGAACTTCTCCAGCAATTGAAGCGTCTGAACCATCTTTAGCGACAACAACATAATTGCTTACCAACACTCCAACAGAAGCAACCATCTGATCTATTGCCACTTGGACATTGGTTGCGTTGATGTGGCTTACTGAATTGTCGTAGGAAATTGCTGTGGCTGGGTGAGAATCTTCGGCACTTCTTCCACCAAGAGCATTGTGCTCACCCCAATTGATATCAGCTAGTTTAACCCAAGAATTGCTGACAGAATTGAAGATATATTCTGCTGGTTGTCCGTCGCCGTCATTATTTACAATAACTGCTGTATCTGGGGTTGGATTTGTAAGAACCCAAGTATTAGTGGTTGAGTTATAGGTCTCTATATTTCCAGTTCCTTGAGTACCAGAACCATCAATTATTGTTTCATTGTTTGTTGGAGGACCCTGATCAACCCAATTAGTTCCGTTCCATTCATAGAGATGATTATTAGTTGTGTTGAGATAATACTCGTTTGGAGTTGGATTTAAAGGAGGAGTGGGCGACTTATCGGCAATTGTGATCTCAGGAACAATAGGATTCCAGGTGTTTTGAATCAGATTATATACTAGAACAGCCTCTGGTTTTCCACTTCCATCAACAATTGTTTCATTGTTTGTTGGAGCGCCCTGATCAATCCAATTTGTTCCATCCCACTTGTAAATATGGTTGTTTGAATTATCGAGATAAGTCTCATTGATAACTGGACTTGCAGGAGGATTGCCTCCTTGAATTTCAATAGTAGAATCCGGCGTAGTGGTAATCCAAGTATTTGTGGTTGAGTTGTAGGTGAGAATTGTATTTGGACGATTACTGCTATCAACAATTGATTCACCATTGGTTGGACCACCTTGATCTACCCAAGTTGTTCCATTCCACTGATAAATATGATTGTTGGTATTATTGAGATAGGTTTCACCAAGAGTTGGAGTTGATGGAGGATTGTCGCCCTTTTCATTTACTATGCCGTCTGTTGGGGTCGATGTGATCCAAGTATCAGTGGATGAATTGTAGGTGAGAATTGTATTTGGATTTGTGGTGCCATCGACGATTGTCTCGCCGTTTGTTGGAGCACCCTGATCAATCCAATTTGTTCCATCCCACTGGTAAATATGATTGTCAGTTGTGTTGAGGTATTGTTCATTGATCGTTGGATTTGAAGGAGGCGTTGGACTCTTTGATTCAACCACTACCGCTGGACCACCTGGTTCCCAAAGATGAGTAGTTGAATTATAGATCAACACCTGTGCTGGTTGCGAAGTATTGTCGATGATCGTGTCGCCGTTTGTTGGAGCACCTTGATCTACCCAAGTTGTACCATTGTAGATATAGACATGTCCATTGTCTGTATCCACATATTCTTCACCATTTGTTGGAGTTGATGGAGGATTATTTCCTCTTTCTCCTATATCAATCTGAGGACCAGCTTGATCCCAAGTGTTAGTTGTTGAATTGTAGATAAGAACTTGGGCTGGCTGTATAGCATCGTCGATAATTTTCTCACCATTAGTTGGTGTTCCTTGATCAACCCAAGTAGTTCCGTTCCATTGATAAATGTGGTTGTTTTGAGTATCTAGATAATTTTCATTGATAGTAGGATTTGATGGGGGGGTGTTTCCCCTTTCACCTAAGGTGACCTCTGGAGCAACTGGATTCCAACTATTATTCGTAGTGTTATATATTAGAATATCTCCACCGCCGCCAGGTCCGTCAATAATTCTCTCACCATTAGTTGGAGCTCCCTCATCAACCCAAGTTGTTCCATTCCACTGTTCTATATGATTGCTAGTGGTATTCAACCAAAATTCATTTGTTGTTGGATTTGAGGGGGCTGTTGGTCCCTGATTGTTAATAATTACTTGAACCGGAGGTTCCCAGTTTGGAGATCCAAATGAAGGAGCATTTGTTATATTCGCCCAATCAATATGAACAGTGGCGTGATTATCAGTTCCAAGTTGTATTTTGGTCCAATATAGACTATTGTGATTGTGTAACCCTCCAGCAGGATAGGCGATAGGATCTGATACATCAACATCACGTGCCGCATCTGTCAAGTCTTTTAAAAGCTGAAGGGTAATAGGAGGAGCGCTAGTATCAGCCGTAATTGTTTGAGAAATGGTTGTTTCGTGTGGGTTGTCTGTATCATGATAGGAGGTGATAGTTAGAGCCCTAATTGCTTCTGCACCAGTAAAATCACCACCAACATCTCCAATATCTGTGATTGATAAAACAAGAGTTCCAGCATTTAGCGCACTTGCCAGTTGGTTGGTTAACCAACCATTGATTGCATTGTGGTCAATCTGTATCGATTGATTGTTTGGCAACTGCACACCAATGTCTGCAACAGTGACAGTGCTACCTGAAGTATTTTTAAGATAATAAGTAGTCGCCATTTATCTAAACTCCTATTTTGCTCTAACTGTTTCTAAACTTGTCATTTGATGCTTTTTCAACGCGTCTAGAAAAAACATGTTTGCATAATGGCTTCCAAGGCTCTTTGCAAGCTTTTCAGCCTTTTTTAAATCTGCTGGATGAAGTCTGTCAAAAACTCTCTTAGCAAGTCTTTGAGCTTCTTCTTTTGAAGAAAGAGTAATGAGTCTAAGCTCAAGATACCCAAGATCCAAGTTTCCATCTTTGTCGGTAATGCTCACATACTCGTCTAATTCTTTGGCCATTTCTTGTAGTTTCATTATCCTATCCGCTCCTTCATATACTCAAAATATTCATCGAAACTCATATTATGAACGTCCATCGCTTTTTTAATGGCTTTGAGAACCTCAGCATCAGCCTCTTTAGGCATCAAATCTTTCTTTTTATTAGGGTTTCCACTATCAATTAGCTCAAGTATCAATTCATCAAGCATTTCTTGCAAATTCATTATGCCCTCCAAGCTACATTGAGTGAAACTCTAGGAGAGAAAATAGGGCCACCGGTTGCTGTACAATAAACTTGAATAACGTCTCCAGCTGAAAAATCAAGATTGGTAGAAGCACTGGAGTATTTGCCCGTAGTCAAAGAGAAAGAAAGAAGATCGGTATCAACACCATTTTTCCTGACAGAGAAGCTCTTTGTTTGATTTCCATATCCGCCTACCGCAGTTATTCCAATAATCGTTCCGTTATTAAGAGCTGTCCATCCCGTAGCATGATCAGTCTGAACACCGGTGGCCAAATAAATTCCATCTCCATATCTAACCTGAAAAGAAACATCTCTCTTGTCTACAGACAGCCATTTTCCTCTAATTGAGTCATACATATAGAATTCACCATTTACAACCGCCATTTGACCAGTAGCAAGATTTGTAGTTGGAGCAGCGGTTGTTGATACGATTTCAAATGGAGCATTTGTAGTAGTAGATGAGTCAAGAATCACCGGTCCACTACTATCAATCGTAATAGTTGTATCATTATCATATGCATCTTGTAGAGAGACGTTGGCTGTTGATCCGCTGATTCCTTTTGGTCCAATATATCTATAAACTCTAGCCCATAGGGGTGTAGTCCAACTCATTGCAGATGCGGTATTAGCAGCTCCCAACACTATAAACCCTAATTTGTAAGACGGAATCCAAGCACCTTGAGTTGTTGGAATTTCTGTTCCAACTCCAGTTCCAGAACCATTGTCCTGGAACAATCTCATTGCATATCCTTGTCCAAAGATTTGTGGGAGAAGCCAGTTATCATACATCCCCGAGGACGGAGTATCGAGAGTAATATAGGCTGACCAAGCTCTGTAATTTGTTCCATTCACAAGAGACAACTTGATGTCCCTCTTTTCAAGAGTTCCTGGGTGTGCGGTGACATTGTCGTCAGCAGCCGTAGAATCAGCGGCTGATGGAACAGTATTCGCCCACAGATCTTGATTGACTAGAAATGGTCTCCAAGAGTTTTTCTCTTCATACCATTTTAGACCCGTGCTGTCTTCTGTATTTGATAGGCCTTGGATGCCAAAAACCATTTTGAGTGCGAGGTTGGTTTTCTCTTGACTAGTTAGATCAGCCATTGCTATGTCTCCCTATAATTTCAAAAACAAATGAATTGAGTTTGCTATTTTTAACGCTCAATGAATTCTATTTAGATGACATCTCCAACGGCCTGTCTGTCTGGAAATTCAACAGCTTCAGTCACATTTGTCTTAAGCTTGGCAAGATCTTCTGGTGTAAGAAAGAAACCGTTCACTTCTGTTTCTGATCCAAGAAGAATCAGATACTGTCTTGCACTTTTTTTCTCAATTCTGATTTTCATTTAAAACTCCCTATTATACGAGCGTGACACGCGCAGCTGCTGTGTTATTTACAGAACCGCTTGGGTTTGTCGAAACAATAGCGAATGAATAATCACCTGCGGCCAGTGTGACTGCTTTTGTAGTGTCTGTCTTCAAGAGAGTCACTGCAGTTCCTGTTGATACTATACTCGAAACTGTTGCAGTCAATCCCGTTTTGTAATATAAAGTCTGAGAAGCGATACCAGCAGAAGGAGTCCAACTAACATTCGCGTGCCCCGTTCCATCAACTGCTGCAAGATCAGCAACAGCAGCAGGAGCTAGTATTGCGTAGAGAACAGCGGTCGCTGTGCTGTATGTTGCCGCACCCTGTTTTCCCTTGAATGAGAATGCGAGATGCTTTCCAGGAGTCAATCCAGATGCTGTGAAAGTCTTGTTGACATAACTCGTGAGACCTGTATCATTCGACCAGCTTCCTGGGGCCGATGGAGTTGTCGATCCATCATAGTTTTGTGTATTGAGTCCATAGAATACTCCGTCACAATCGACGTCTTGATCAGTAATTGAGAACACTACAGATGTTGCTCCAACTGATTTGATCGCAACTGTTGGGATTGTTGCTCCATGAACATCTCCAATGTCGATTCCTTCGACATATTCAAGTACTGACCTGTAGCTTGGATCCAAGGCTGCAAGTTGTGCAGCTGCATTTGTAGGAGCTGGGTCTAGTGGGGCTGAATCACCCTTTAGCCACTTTATCTGTCTTACCCATCTCCATGGTGCATTGAGGGCTGTTATCTCTGTTTGATCATAAGCCATAATAATCCTCCATTTTGTTGCAATAATTTACTTTTTGATACTTCTTGGTTCTTCTACTGGAATCTCATCTTCCCCATCTTCTTCTTCCTCTTCCTCTCCACCTTCTGGTCCCATCGAAGGAGAACCAAATCCAAGAGCCGAACTTGGTTCAGTTGGTTCCATATCTGCACTAGCAATTTCATTGATAAAGAATTCAAGAGTTTTAGAAGCGGCCCTCAAAATCTCGAGTTCATCTTCTTTGTCTTTGAAGGATTTCTTCACTTCTTTTACAAAGTCGGCAATAAGAGAAAGAGCGTCCTCTTTTGCTAAATCCTTGTCGCCATCTCCTTCCTTTATTTGATAAGTCTCTTCTGCGAGTCTCTTAACTAAATCTTTCACTGATTTCATTTACTTACTCCTTCTCTAGTCTGATATAGGACTTTTCATTGCCCTCTCTTAGCATCAGACCGTTTCCAAATTTTACTATTTTAACTTTTGATAAATCATGTATGTGTTCATTTAGAAACTTGATGAAATCTCTTACTTGAGGTTCAGTTAAATTCACCGAAGTTTCTGGGACTTTCATTTTTTGGGCTGGCAATTGTTGTTTCTCTTCTAGAAATAAGCTGTCTAACTGCATTATTTTCCCTTATAAAAGGTTACAAATGCTTCAACAGCCTTTTTCAATCCATCAGTATAAACACGCACTGCATTACCCTTCTTAGCTGCCATATCTTCCAAAAGACTTTCAAGATCTGGATCATTCTTAATTGCGCGAATGAGTCGCTCCTTGATAGCCTTCTGCATCTTTGGAGTCACCGCACCATTCAAAGCCACTTTCAATTGTTCAATTTTCATAGTTTTACCTCTTTAGAAAATATATTTTACCAGTCGGTTATCGACATGCCCGTAAGGATTGGAGCCGTATTTAATGGATACGTTACTCTTACTATAACCATCCATCCACTATTTTGTGTATAGAAACTACCGAGAGAGAATTGGAAATCTGAATTCGATTGAATGTCTTTATTTACCCAGCACCCATCTCCATCAATGCCTGTAAATGTAGCAAAGTTGTAATCCTTGCTCAAATCAAGCCAACCGGTTTGAGATGGTGCCTTGATTTCAATTTTGATTGATCCAGCACTAAGCTGAGTTTTTGTTACACCAGTTAATCTCAAAGTTCCATTAGCGTGTGAGACATTCATTCCTCTAAAAGCTCGCAAATAGATTCTATTTGTAGTAGATGAAAGTGAAGAGTAATTTGGATTTCCAGTTGGATAATAAGTTGAGAAATTCAGAGCCGGTTGAATGAGCTGATTCAGATAAAGTTGCAACCCCTTTGTATCATCATACGTCACAAGACTCTGTGAGCTATCCCATTGATTGGTAATCGTAGCAGGAATAGTAGTATAATTACCATTGAGTAAACGATATTGTTCGTCTCTGAAATACTCGGTAGTATCGGTTGAAGAAGTAGTATAGGTCCAAATTAAGATGTTTTGGGAAGCAGATGTTTGTGCAGTATAAGATCCATATGGACCTCTCGGTGTTACTGTTATTGTGGCATTACTGGAAACTTGGTTGATACCAACAGTTATCCCCAAATTAGAAACTGTCATGACATCACCAATCGCTGGAGGAGCACTCACACCAGTGACATGGGTATCACTATACATAATTGGAGTTGATGTCATTCCTGGCCATCCAGAAACAACTAGTGGTGCACCAGATGGATGATAAACATCATCGAAACAATGTGACCCAACAAAGCCAATTTTCCAAGTAGAATTTGCGTCATAATATTTTACACCTGATAAATCTCTGTAGACTGGAACATCTTCAGTAACCGTTGGTGTATTGACTGCTGGAGTTGTAATGGCTATATCATAGAATAGATCAACAGTGTTTGATGTCTGGTCCCCACCATACGAACTAAGACTATCGTGTGTCATATAGATTGAATTATATCCCTGTCTGAAAAGACTATGGTCTGTTACGTTGATAGTGGCGGTCCATTTCTGGAAGAATGGAAAATTTTGATAAATAGCAACTGAATTAATTGTTAAATTTCCCTTTCCAGCAGCCCCACCGATAAAGTTTGCAACTCCAGAAGTGAGTGGATTACCAGTTCCAGTAGTATGATAATCGGTTGCAATGTTTTGTGATAAGTTTCTATTAGTCTCGTTGAAATTTACTACAAGATCGATTGTTACGACTTTCGTTCCATTAATCCAAACAGAAGCCGTTCCCTTGTCACCATAATTGCAATAGTCTCCTGATGGAGTTGAAAAAGAAACTACTGGAACACTAGCCAAGTTTGTATCATAATTGACAACATTTCCGGCTGGATCAGAAACCTTGTAGTTTGTATTTCCTTGCGAAAGCCCTGCACTAACTAGAGTTGGTCCAGTTATTGCAAGAGATTTAGCATTCAAAGTTCCTGGTGGAATAGGAGCACCAATATAGGCAGTATTGTTTGATTGATCGACAAAAACACCATCTTCAGGTATATCTACGAAAACTAACTTAGTGATGTCAGTTCCTATAGGATTATAATCAATCTCCGTAACAGTAAGAGTAGTATTGCTGGTAATCTTTATCCAAGAAACACTTGGTTGATCCCATCGATAAATAGCCCCAACATCTTCAACATATCTCAAATCACCAAGCTCATTTCCACTGATAGGAAGATTTGCATGAGTGGCTACTGGTGGCTTCCAATGTGTTTTGAGTGCAATGCGTTCTAGAGCGACAGCATATGGCAAATCTCCAGAAGTATCACCAATGTCAGTTGTAGACAAAATCAATCCATGTGATGGGTTACTATCATTTGCCAAGGTTGAAATCATGTCCGTAGTGAGCATTCCATTGATGTCGTTTTCATCGATCTGAATAGACTGATGATCGTCAATGACAATGCCTAGATCATCGACTGTTTGTTCTGAACCTGTCAAGTTTTTTAGATATAAAATAGCCATTCGACATTATCTCCTATGAGCAAACGACTTTAGCTTATCTTGTTTATTTTCAGTTAAAAGATTATGTTTGGGAGTAGTGATTTAGGTTATCTTATAGGGCAGAATGAACAGAAATAAAAAAGGGGCCGTTGGGCCCCAAAGTGTTATCCATCATACCATGCTTCAGATAAAGTACCGAAAGCAACCTTTCCGAAAATTGTTTTGAGTTTTTCTTCTATAGAATCTTTGAACTGGTGACCAGTTTCATCATCTTTGACTGATGACCATTCACGGCCAATATACACTCCATCTCCATCTGGACCTCTGATAAAAGAGAGATCCTCTTTATCAGCCCACTGTTCTAAGAGATCGTTTGGGTCACCCTCGTCACCACCAAGTAAAGCTTTAGCCTGGTCGACAAGCATAATATCTCCACCGATCTCAGAAATCAACTCAACGGCCTCATTGATGTCTGAAAAGTGAGCCCCATAAATACAAAAAGAACTAGCAGAACTGTTTGAAACAAACCCCTGTCTGATCTTCATTCATCCACCTCACAGAATCCACCTTCATAGGCGACTCCATAAATTATTTTTACTGGGCTATTGATGCCCAGATTTGAAGCCTCTGCAACAACTTTGCCATATTCATTTGCCATGTCATCTCTGAACTCTTGGAAGTCTCTGACTTCAAAGCCACTATCATCACTGGCAGTCCAAAGAACTCTTCCAAGAAACTCCTCGCCGTCATTTTGCAAAAGCATGCTTTTCTCTATCAGAGCTTTTCTCGCGTCATCTGTGAGAATATTTTCTGGAATCTCACAGGCCAAAACTATGAATGAACTCGTAGAACTGTTGCTGACAAAACCTTCTCTGATTTTCATTTGTTTTTTTTCCTTTTAAAAGAGGCTATCGATTCATGTGGTCAAGTTTCCACTTCCAATTCTTGCTGTGACCACCATGTCTAAGAGCATAATCAAAAACCTGACCAATTACTGTACCATCTTCATCTCCAAACTCACAGAGCTTGCTTGAATGAGGAGAAAAATTGGTTTTATATCGGGGACCCGTGCCTGCACCCAATACAAGAGCAGCCTGAGTGTATTCGTATCTACCCTCGTTACCACTCAGAAGTTTTTTGGCTTCCTTAACGGCCTCATCTCCCTCGAATTCTTCAATATAAGGATCAGGATATGGATCGTCACTTTCATTGCTCCAGTATTCGTCAAGGTATTCTTTGATGAGTTGAGGATTTTCTTTCACAAAATCCACTAATGTAAGAGATTTATCGGATGTGTTCGTAATAAGAAATGAGCAAGATGAGCTATTGCTGACGAATCCTTGTCTAAGTTTCATGATGAATAAAATATGCTATTGATTGGATTGGCTAAAGTGCCATCGAAAATTTTTACTTTCTCCATCTTTTTCAAGTATTATTCGGAGAACTTGTCCAAGCGTCGAACCATCATCATCCGCAAAAGTGCATGAGGACATCTCGCGTGGATTCCATTCGAAATAGAATTTATCAGCAGCCTCCTCAATCATTCTTTTCTGAGTAAAGTGTTTAGTAGGATACCCATTACTTAGAAGTTGTTTGGCTTCATAAATGGTATATTCGTCGTCGTCCTCAGCATATGGATCAGGGTATTCTCCTTCACCATGGTTGTCCCAATACCTATCAAGATATTGTTTGATAAGTTGAGGGTTCTCTTTCACAAAATCTACAAGAGTGAGAGTTTTGTCAGATTTGTTGGTGATATAGAAAGAGGATGATGAGCTATTGCTGACGAAACCCATTCGAATTCTCAGATTGAACCACCTATGATTGAGAGTTCTGGCATCTCATATCCAAAGACACCTTTGAAAATATATCGATGAAGATCAAGTCCTTTCTCAAACTTTTTGACCTCATCGAGAGAGATAGACTTGGGTGAAATGTAACCATCTTCATCAGATTCATAGAGTAGAATCTTACCGAGATAGGTATCATCACTGTCTCCACTTAAGTGTTCAAGTTTCACATAATTGGCTATGCGCTCGTTGAATTCATCCACCTTGGTTTCAAGATCTTCTTCATATTTGACCTTGAAACCAAGCATGATGAATGAACTGGTTGAACTATTTGAAACAAATCCACTTCTGATCTTCATCAATAGCCTCCATCATGCTTGATAATCAAATTTTCGTCTTTGTAGAAGAGATCCTGCCCACAGAGCATTGACTCGATTGGACCATTGTCATCTGCGAAATCACCGATCATTACAGTATAGCCGTTTTTGAGGGCTTCCCAAACGTTTTTATCTCCTTCGTCTCCGCCCTCCTCATCTCTTAAATAGTCGGAGTAGTCATTTGACGGTGAAGCTGGATAGTCGGCAGACGGATAGAAGGTGTGTTCAACACATTCTTCGATGGTTGAAACAATTTCTGCTATGATACCATAGATTGGTGAGGTCTTGTCAATCTTGAAAATTTGATCCCACTGATCCTTAGTTGGCTTTCCCTTGAAGGCAATCATGAACGAACTTGAAGAACTGTTTGATACAAATCCACTTCTCATTTTCATATATTTCTCCTGTTTCTAAAATGGTTTCTCAATCTTCGACAAATCGTAAAACCCCAAGCATGGCCCAGGACATTCTTCTGCCTTAAAAAAGGCGCACGCTTTACATACTTCCGGTTTTTCCACCATAGAAAAAAGTACATCATATCGCCGTTTCATTTCTTTTAGAATCTGAGCATTCGTTTCATATCCAATAATATCATCGTCTAAAGATCCTCTCAGAGGATAACAATAGAACATCTCACCAGTATTTAGAACTTGGTGATGATTGTTCATGCATCTAGTAGAAATCGGCGAATCCGAGAACTTTCTCAAAAATTTCCACTCTTCTTTGTTTTCAAACATACAAGGATAAATTGTACAATCTATATTTGGCTTAGCGTTGAGATCAATTATCTTTCTAGAAACAATCAACATCTTTTCACCAAGGGCCTTGTTGTTGATTGCATAAAACTGATTCTTGTCATCCAACTTTTCAGGAAAAGTAAGACTCAGTCTTACGTATTCAATCTTATGAATGTGTTGCAATAAGAAATCAATATAGTTTATGTAATATTTATAGTCTTTTTCCTCATCGAAAGTGATTCCACAAGTTAGATTTTCTTCTCTATTTACAGCGTAGGCACTTTCATAGATCCTATTGTAGTTAGAAGACCATACTTTGATTCTGTCTTTTACGTCAATGTCAGTTGAGTTGATAAGAAGGCGAGTTTGCGGAGCCTTGACTGCCTCTGCCATAAATTCCGTAATGTCATCAGGAAAAAGAAGATTGGTAAAGAGAATGTAATCTATTTTTCTCCTAATCAACTCTGTAACAAATTTCTTGAACTCTGGATGATTTGTGGGTTCTCCTCCTAGAAGTTTCACGATGTTCAGATCCTGAAATTTGTCGAGAAGACTAGTGAAATACTCAAAGCTCATTTCACTAGTATCGATTCCACCAGAGATTCTATATTTAGACGAAAAACAATAAGGACAACCCTTATTGCATTTCGATGTCAACATTAGATTCATTTAATTCCTTATGAGAAGCATCCTAACTTCTTTTGTAAAATTTATCTTCATGAAGAAAACAAACCTTCTTTCCCTCTCTCACCATCTTCAAATGGTTGAAGTGAAGGAAGTGGGGATTGTTTTTGTTGTCATCCTCACTGTTCCAAATGTTCCACTCTTCAGAGAAGAGATCATCCGGTTCACCACCCTCGTCAAAAATCTCAATCTGAGCATCTGGATACTTGGTCTTGATTTTTTCGATGGCAACCATCCAGTCATCCCACTGGTTGTTGCAAGTCTGGACGAGAACAACACCCTCCTCTTTCTTGAAGATTTCTGTTTCATAATTGATTGACGGAAAGGCAACATAGTCGATGTCATCATCTACCTTAGTAATACTTGCAATCATCGCAGAATAACGCTCATCAGCTCCGTCGTAACTTTCATGTCCATTTGCCGCAGTGAGCATTTCGATTGCGATTTGTTTTGGAGTAGGGAACTTAAGATCCTTGAGATGACCGCTGTCTCGAAGAGCCTTTACGGCTTTTCCATAAAGAGGTGCCACTCCATTCAGCATGACAACAAACGATGCTGAAGAACTGTTACTGACGAATCCCTGGCGTACCTTCATCTATGTGACTCCTCACCATCCTCAAAATAAGTTCATCGACCGTTATGCTAAGATTCTTTGCCTCTTCTTCAAGAAGCTCAAAATCTTCAAGGGCTAAATCAAGTTCAATTTCTACTCTGGCGTCTACCGACATTTTGTTTTCTCCTATTGTGCGAGTATCTCCGGAGGAACATAAACTAAATACAATCGGTTTTTTTCATGTACAAAACTAATACGATACTTCAGCAAATACCTTTTTTTGCTTGCTAGCAGATATATGCAAGCTTTAAATGCCTCATCATGATCAAGAAACTCTAGATAATATTCCTTTTTGAAAAAAGTTTCTTTGACCTGATGTCTGGCCTTTGAATGTTTGGCCTTATGTTTCTCAAGATCAATAAGTATCTCCTTGAGGAGCACGCTGTCAATAACTGTAAGCCTGTTCACTAGTGATTGCTGATCACCAAACTCGGCAGTTTCTTGAAAAGGCCCTGATGTTCCATGATGCTGCCAAAGCTTCCATCTTCATCTGCATAGTGAAAGATGAAGAAATACTTTCCTTTGTGATCCTTCACAAAGTTCTTGACAATGACCCTAGCATGCTTTTCCACAACCTTGTTGGCCGCATCATAATCAACGTCGCCAGTTTTTTTGTCTTCAAATTTGTCGTAGATTGCAGAGATGTCGAGACCGATCGACCACTTGCTCTTATAGAGAGTTCCGTGACTGACTTCTTCTGTCATTTCCTTTATGGTAAGGGGGGCACCTTGTTCCATAATCTTGGCAAATACATCTTCAGCAGCCCGACGAGCGGTCACGGTTGCAGAAGCGTTGTAGTAGCTGCCAGGCTTGGAGGCGTCGTAGTAGAGTTCCTTTTTACCAAAGAGCATTTCTTGAATCTCCTCAATAGAATGAGGAAGCTTAGCGAATGCTATAATGAAAGAGCTTGAAGAGCTGTTGCTGATGAAACCGGTCCGGATCTTCATAGAGTGAAATATGCCTCTCTCAGTTTATGATCCCAGATCCTGTAGTTTTTTCAAACTTGAAAAAGATGTGATCAGGCCAATGTTTGAAATACTTATTGTTGAAAAACTCTGGAACGCACGGTTCTGCTTGAAAATCACCGATTGTTGAAAGCTCTACAGAATAAAGGCGACCCAATCGCTGATCCACCTCTAATGGAACATCATCCATGCGATGAAGCATAATCTGATATCCTTCAAAAGGCGCATCAGACATTGAAAAGTCGTAGATCATGTCACGATCTTTGTAGTCGTACCCCAATAGAATGCAGACTTTGTTGAGAAGAAATACCATCCCCATGAGAATAGTGACCTCATGGGTCGCTGCAATCTTATATTGCCAGTGTTTGAGCTTGTGACCAACTTTGAGGCTGAATTTATAGATCGTTCCAGTTTCCATACTACTTTACGACCGTTTCTTCGACAAACTGAACCTTCATGTTATTGACATCCCTCAGCTTGGCCCAGAAGCGGAGAGCCTTGGAAGAAACATATTCCTGTCCAGCACGCTGGATCTTGGAACCCTTAGCGATGTAGAAAGTCAGTGAGGAGAAATCTGAGGCTCCCTTTCTGATGTAGATGCGATCGACAGTCAGCATGGAGCCCTTGGGAAACACGATCTCATTGTGCTTCATGCGTTCGCCACCGTAGAGATCCAACCGGTTTTGATTCTTCCTTGTGATGATCTCTGTCAGTTCCAGCACACCAACGTTGCGATACTCGTTGTAAAGATTCATGTGCCAGTCTTCGGCAAGAACCATCTTTGTTCCGATTTCGGGAATGAGAAGTGAAACAGCCGCAGAGACCTGAGCCTGATTGGTTGAGATCTTTTTTTCGAGCTGTTCGTGTTTCTTCTTCTTGGCAGCCTGCAGCTTTCTGCTGTTGTCGAAGTACTCTATGGCCTTCTTGTAGTATTCGAGATGATCTTTGAGAAGATCGTGGATGTCTTCCTGAAGGAAGATGCGATCCAGAACCGGCAACATCCGCTTGTCGGTGGCATGCTGAAAATACCTCAGCATTTGATCCCAACCGTCAGAATGTCCAGAGAACATGGAAAAAACGTCCTTCTTTATGGGTGTCTGGGTCTTGGAGGTGAAGGCAAGTGTGGCGGTCTTTGACGCTCTGAACTGATCAATTCGATTCCAAAGCTCATGATAAAGAGCATTCTCTCGAGAAAAAGAAGGACGTCCTGAAGCCCTGATATCTTCGTAGGAAATGACGATGGCATCCGTGCTCAGAACATCAATCTTTTTGCCGCTCAAAGTACGATACATCTTTCACCTCTCTGAGTATGATTATACATCAGGTGGTTATGACTCTAAAACTAGGTGTCCTCGTCCTCGTCTTCTTCCTCTTCTTCCATGTCGAAATACTCGAGAAAGTCACCAAGACTCTCAGGATACCACTGATCCACATCCTGAACGAGATATTTGATGTCTCCGTCAGGAATGGTGGCAACCTTGGCCATAAGTTCTGCTTTGTTGATTGTGTCTTCTCCATCGCGGAAATCGACATAGCTGTAATAGAGATCATAAGGCTCAGAAGGCTCATTGTTCTTGAGCCATTCTGCGATCTCAGGTGTGACATGGAAATAAGCGGCGCCCTCTCCACCATCCATGCTCATGACGATATGTTCGTCACCAAGCTCTTCCTTCGTAGCCTCACGATAAAGCATGAAAAAAGAACTCGTGGAACTGTTACTTACGAATCCCTGCCTGATTTTCATATCTTCTCCTTCACCTCTTCAGAATCTATTTCTGCTAGAGTGTGTGCCTTTCAAATGAATGACCGTGTTCGATCAAATCTTCAACAACGGCAGAAAAAGCCTTCTCATACAGATCGGGTTCTGCTCCGTTTGATATTATGAAAGAACTAGAGGAACTGTTGCTCACAAAACCTAATCGAACTTTCATATTTTCAGAGCTGTCTTTGCTTTTGCGGTGTTGATAAGAATGATTTTACCATCTTCTGGACCAGTTTCGAATTCAGCTATCACATACTGAGGAAAGAGATTGGTGACGGCCCATGTTGCATCAGTGATTTCACTGTCCCAAAGCATTCCTCGATCAAAAGAACCTTCATCTTCGACACTGGTTCCAATGGGACCACGTTCGAAAAGTTTCTTGAGACCATCAGCAGCTGCATTCTTAAACTTTTCTTTGATGTCTTGCTCATCGATCGTTGATAACGACTTCATGAAGATAGAGTAATCAAGTTTGTTCCAATCAATCTTATCGATATCGAAATCATCAGGGAAAAGCATGACGAAACTTGAGGAGGAGCTGTTACTGATAAACCCCGATCGAGTCTTCATCGATTCGCTTTATCGTTTGGAAAATTGTACTTCAAAGTCTGCATCTTGCTGATGATCTCTTTGAGAAGGGCAACGGCCTCTTCTTTATTTTTGAGAACAATCCACATTGGCTCTTTATCAGCTTTGAAGAAGACTTCGATACGATTACCGTCCCAAATCATAGCACTCACAACATCATCCATCGAGATCACATATGTGGCATTGTCGGTCACCATGTGATAGTTGTAAGAACTATTTGCCTGAGCAAAGGCATTGAGCGACAAGAGAATGAGAGCCAAAACAATCAAAAGTTTCTTCATCATTTCACCTTTGGTATCTGAATAGCAGCCATTCTTTTATAGACTTCAGCAATAAAATTTTGAGTTTCCTCTTTGCTGCCGAACTGAATATAAAGTGGCCTATCATTGCCCTTGAGAAAAATAGCCGCTGAAATGCTGGTATAGAGTTGAACTGCTGCTATTTCATCTATCGAGATTGAGTAGTTCCGACCGTCGGTGATAATGTGATTACTAGCAGTTCCTTCAACTGGAAGCCAGTGGGAACCATCCTCAATGGATCCACTGGCAAACCCGCCTGTTACGATGACAATAAGTCCAAGGATAATCAGAAATTTCTTCATCATGCTACCCCAAGAATCTTCTTGGCCTTTACCCTGTCAGCAAGAGCCATTTGACCGCCGTCACTATCAGTGCTAATTTCGGCGATGATGTAGTCCGGGAAAAGCAGTTCAATTGCCGCCATGGCAGTGGCATCTTCCTCGTCCCAAAGCGTTTCACCACCAAGAAGTTTCTTGAGACCCTTGACGATGTCAGTCTTGAGAGTCTCATCAACCGGCTTTCGATCATCAATCTCTTCAGCGTCATCGTCATAGTCGCCGTCCTCGTAGCAGTAATCTGCTGCGAACTCCACGAAATCGAACTTCGACCAGTCAATTTTTTCGACATCGAAATCTTCCGGAAAGAGCATGACGAAACTCGAGGACGAACTGTTGCTCACAAACCCGCTTCTTACCTTCATCTTATTTCTCCTAAAGAGTATTTTTCAGGAAGACAAAACTTCCAAATCCTTCGACATTTGTTCGGTAGGTGATGAACCGTTCAAACATTTTTGGAGCAATGCCAAAGAACTCTTCGTCCTCACGACACCTGCCCTTTTTGATACAACTCTCAGTCATCTTTCTGATATCCTGAGCACAAAAGGATTTGCCGTAGACAGAAGCCTTTGTTGCCCAATCCTCGAAATCAATCGAGTTGATGTCAAAATCTTCAGGCAGCTTGGCAACGAAACTTGAGGAGGAACTATTGCTCACAAAACCTGTTCGAATCTTCATTTCAGAATCTCCCTTAGCTTCTGTTTCTCCTTCGTATTCAGAAAAGCGAAGCTTCCACTGTCGCTACTAACGTCGACTTGACAGATGATATAGTCTTTAAACATGTCGGGAGCGATGTGAAAGAAGGTGTCCTCTTCACAGCAACCATTGTAGAGGATACAATCTTCGGTCATCTTCTTGATGTCTTCAGTGGTAAAGGTTTTGTGACTGTGGTACTCACTAGCCCTCTGTGCCCATTCCTCGAAGTTGATAGTATTGATATCAAAATTGTCCGGAAGACAAGCCACAAAACTCGATGACGAACTATTGCTGACGAAACCTGTCCTGATTTTCATCTTTCTACAACCCCCTTGAACTGTTCCACGTCTTCTGGAAAATAGTAGCTCTTCTCAAAAGTCTTGATCACCACTTTCTTGGGATCGAGAGCGAGAAGAGCAAGCTTTGAGACGAGATCAGATCCTTCGACTTCTTGCTCTTCTCCAGCAGAAAGGTATTCGTAGTAGAAATCGAGATCATCTCTTTTCTCTGCCTTGATCCAAGCGATGATGGCCTCGCTCGGCCTGTCGTAGGCGGCTCCATCACCATACTCACCAAGATAGATTTTGACATTGGGGTCATCGATCTCTTTGAGAGAGGCCCTTCTGGCGATGATGACAAATGAAGTAGTTGAACTATTTGAAACGAAACTATGTCGAAGTTTCATACATCTCCTCTGTTGGGATCACGATCGTCCTACAGACAACCTTTCTGTCAAAATATTTACTGAGACGAAGTGCTACACTTTCCCTAAAACGCTTTCCAGTTTCATTATCTTTGATTGTGTCCCAATCCCTTCCAATGAAGTAAAGGTCGTAATGGGGTTCGCGTGCAAACACATGATAAAAGGAAAAAGTTTTATTATTTTCAACGAAGTTTTGCATGAGCTCGTATGCATTCATGTCTTCGTTTGTGGCAAGCATCAATGAGGCTCTTTTGGAGGGAGGAAGAGTTTCGAGAACATCTTTCTCGTCAAACATCGCGCCGTAGATGACGGCCCGCTTCTCATTTCTACTCATTAGTTTAAAATATGCCTCTGCTGGCAATCAAGACGCTACTCTGGTGTCTTTGTTGTAGAAGAAGCGAGTTGAATAGTGTGACACTCTTTGATGAATTTGACGTATTCTTCAATGCTGTTAAAACCTAGATTTGCAGCCTTCATCATGACCTCGTATCCAAAGGCCGCAATTTTGTTTTCCTTCACGGCCTTCTGCTGCTTCAGCATGAATATGTCGTATTCACTCACCCCGCCCATGTAGAAAGTGGGTCCTTCGTAATACACCTATTACTCCTTCTCTTTGCAAGCAGAAACATCGTAGACTGGACAAGACCTACAAATCTTTTGAGACTTGCAGTTGATGCACTTTGAAGAGCTGCCAACGAGAGAGTTTCTGAATGTCACCACTCTCTCATTATTCCACACATCCTTGAGAAAGTTGTCACACTTCAGAACACTAATACCGGTGTTCCATCCTTCAGAAGCTTCAGTGAATGAACAGGGATAGAACTCACCGTAGCAGTTGATGTAGCTCGAAAAGAGTGAGCTCTCGCAAGGCTCAGCAAACTGGACGAGCTGTTTGTAGTTTTCGCGCTCTTCAACTGCCTTGAAGTAGAGAGGGGCGGAGCAGCTATCGAAACCGTATCCGACCTTCCTCATCTCACAGAAATCGATGAGGCGTCTATAGTCCCATGCGTCCTGGATGGAATGGAACTCTCCCTTGCCTCGACCTTTATCTTTGTATTGGAGGAATACAACGGCATTGAGACCCTTCAGCCTCTCATCGTGGACAATGTCTTGCACAACATTGAACGCATCATTGAGTGTTTCCTGCGACAACATGTAGTGGATATTGACGGCAAGAATCTCCTGAGTTAGCTGTTCCCCAGCCTGTTCTCCATACCGTTTATAGAACTCAGCCACTGTTATCTCTTCATATTCTGAAGTGTCCTCATGCATGTGCTTTTTGGGGATTGCGATCATCTTTTCATTTTCCACAGCTTTTCTCCTTCAATGACCAGCCTTTGATCACATTTCGTTTGCCATTCACTAGAGGATATACAACAATTCCGTATTTCTGTTTCATTTCAGCTTTTGTTGCTAGCTCCTCTCTACCGTCTTCATGTAGAAACAAATGTTTTGTCTTATCGGCATTTGGACTATTAGGTCCTGAAAAGATATTTCTGAGTTTTTCCTTAGTTTCCAATCGAGTTTTCATACCAGTGTGACTAATCGATATTTTCTTTCTCGTATCAGCAGACTGATTGAGTTTTGATAAATGCATCTTCTGTTTAGTTTCAAAAGAAGGCTTCATACCAATATGAGCCTCTGAGCGCGTCTTCTTTTGAAAAAGAGCTCCCTCACCATATATGTCTTCATAGGTTCGATCTTTTAGATGATGCTTTCTCTTCCTATGTTCTTCAGTCCATTTAGTTCCTTTTGCTCTACTTGGTTTTCCTCTCATAGAAACTGATAATGTTTTCGCATATTCTGATCTTTCTCTTTCATAGACGTGACTGTTTGGAGTTCGACTTTTCATTTGATGAAATGCGTAGATCATTCTCTGATAACAATTTTCATCTAATCCACAAAATATACGAACAAGCAATCGATGACAAAAGAGATGTTCTCTCAAATTTAGAAATACAATGTTCTCCTTTGAATTCAACCCAAAAAACTGATTTTTAGTTAGAACTTGGGCTGCCAAAGGACTGTATATTGATTTTGGAAGAATATGATGTTTTTCCAAACCTATTGTTTTGGTCCTACCTTTAGCTTCTAAACATATGTTTTGATACACGTGGATATAGTTCATATTTATTTCTTTATTTTTACATAGACCTTGCTTTGTAGGACGGCTTTTCTGTATTTCTGGATGGCCTCGTAGGCCTGTTCCTTCGTGTGCTCATACACTGAAACTGCAATCGCTCCGCATATTCTTACTGTTTCGTTTGCAATTTCCTCATCCACACCAATACCATGGGTAGTGTAGTTTGGAATCACTCCATGCTCTCGAGCGTATTCCATAATATTGAAAAAATCTGGATTGGTGGAAATGTCGGTGATTCCAAAAGCGATCTGAGTGAGAATGGGTGGCATTTTGTGGAAGATGATCTTGAACTCATCGAAGGTGAGGTTATGGATAAGTCGTTCGGGATTTGACTTATAACACCAAGGACATTTTCCGGCACATCCACCTGAACTCAGTTCAAGGTCAAGTATCTCCGGACCTGCTGGGGACCAAGATGGATCATCATTGAGTTCTCTGCCCCAGCGAGCGAATCTGCCATTGGTTTTGTCGAACAAGAAGTTGTAGTCTGGAGACACACCCTTCTTCATCTTGCCGTTCTCGAGGATCTTCATCTTCATAAGCTGATTATACTACCTCCTCGAACTACTCTAAAATGTCTCTTGTTAGAAGTATGCCGGCAATCTAAATGCTACCGCTACCAACATGTCTACTTACGACGTCCTTTTGGCTCTGTTTCCTTATCTTCATGCATGGATTCAAAACCAATCTTATGCTCTTTCGGAATGACTCCAGTGTTCAAAATGTAGTATTGATTGAAAAGGGCGGTCATGTATCCAAAGGCCTGAGATATAGAGATGAGACGATTTCTTAGAAAATTGTTGTCATCTTGCTTAGGTTCAGTACTGACGATTTGTTCAAGTTCGGCTCCAACATCGTTGAAAGCTTCACTCATCTCTTCTAAGATAGCAATTTGGACCTTATCATTGAAATCTCCATTCTCGGACATTACTTCCTCCAGTTCTATTGGTAGAGAGGGATCGTTCATTTTGAAGCTCCCAGCAATCCGGATGCAAAATGCGATAGTATTTCTACTTCCTCGGATGAGGAAGCCCTTCTGTAGTTATCTTTCACGACTCTAACACTTTGTTCTAAAGTTCCAATATGTGAGATGGTTTCTGGTTCAGAGTCATCATCATTATACCAGTTGATCTCATACCAAACCATAGAGTCTTCTACTATTTTTCTAATATAGGCGTACTTAAAAGTGTAAATAGTTCGTCCATGCTCTCTATCTTTAAAGACACCATTTTCTGCAATTCTAATCCAGAGAGTTCCCCCAATCATGTCGTCGAGAGAAGTGTTTGTGCCCATTCCGATTCTGAACTCTTTGTCCATATTTTTTCTCTCAATGCGTATTCTATCCAATCAAATGTGCGAAACGCTCCTTCTTCCCATGTCTGTTTATTCAAATACCATGTTTGAAACAACACAGTTTTGGTTGTTTCTTCGATCTTTTGCACAATATGAAAACACGGTAATACATAGTTGGATGGCCAACTTTTGTAAACGTCTCCAACTTGTATTTTAAGCATAAGTTAGGAGATGTTTCGCTCTCATTGCTACAAACTCTTCTTCTGGCACTCTGATCCACACCCCCGCCAAAATAGTTCGTCTTACTGAATGATGAGTGGCACTCTTAGATTCATAATCAGTTCTATACTTAGGGTAATATACATTGAAATAGACTTCTTTCTTCTTATGGTCGATGTGGTCAATGTAATAATAGATCGCACTATCCATTTCTTCTTGAGATGCCTCTCTTTGAGAAAAGTACGTCGAAAGATCAACCCTCGAAACAGAGTGCCTCTCTTTGAAAACCATTCCAGGTTCTATTCTCATACTATTCCTAATAGATTTAGTTTTGCTAGTTCGTCGTCCAAACATCGAATGGCTTTTCCTCTCAAAACGTAGTATTCCCAAACATCAATAGTCATAGAACTCTCACCCTTCACCGTAATAGGCTCTGGATAAAAGGTGTCAAAAATAACAAATCCCTGATTTTTGTCGAGTCGAACGATTTTCATATATCTGAACATAGATTTCTTTGGAAAGTCATAGACCTTATAGATTGAACCGATCTTGAACTTCATTTTTTTATCAGAATGAGAATCCGCTGTCCAAATACGAGTATTCCGATTATTGCTGAAATCGAAACTGTTAGAAACACTGAAGCGGCAGCCATGTCTTTTGTGTTCTTAATTCTGATGTCGTGTTTTCCATTTACAACGTCTGCAAGAGCTTCTATGGAGGTGTTAAAGAGTTCAGAAACAATGACAAAAATGATTGATGAGAAAACAAGAATCCAATCAATCACACCCAATCCTAACACAATGCCAAAGACAACGACAAAAATAGCTATGATAGCTTCTATTCTTAGATTTCTTTGAGTCTTAAAAGCATATGTGAAACCTCTAAAAGCATGTCGAAAACTCAATAAGAGTTCTTTAAAAGAATTTGTTTTCATCTTACAACTCCAAGCAGACAAAGTTTTGCTAAAAGAACTGTGTCTGTAATCTTTATCATCTGTCCCCACTTCATATATTTACAAAAAAGATCAAGATCCATATCTTGCCTTCTTCCATCCTCTTTCAGATAGCTGATAAAGTCGCCCCAAATCATGGTCACTCTAAGATAGAAGCTCCACCACATCCCTGTCTTATCATCTTTTTCAACACAAAAATGATATACTTCTCCAATCTTGGGTTTCATTTTCTCATCAACATTGCTTTTGCGATCTCGACCTCATCAGTCACAAGACGAATAGTACCATCAATTAGTCCAGCTGCAAAACCATTTCTCAATACCATACGAGGAGTATTGCTTCCATATTGAAAAATACTAGTCCAACTGCCACTTACCATGAGCACCTCAAAATACCCATCTGAATTCTCATAGATTTGTCCAATCTTCACGCTTGGATCATTCGTGAGACTAGGATCTAAATCTCTTGGATCACCTATTGGCATTAACTAATAAACCAAAGCATGAGTTTTGCTACATCAGCCAATTTTGCCATTTCCCAATACTCATCTAGACTATCAGCCGGAATGCCTAAATGATGATGTCCTGATGACGGATGAGTCACTTGTTCTATGATAATGGTTCTATGAGTATATGGAAGAGGTGGATCTAGATCCACAACTTCATGGATCAATCCATTGAGTTTATTTTGTATATAATCACCAACATGAACTATCATTTCAACCCCAATAAAAAGGCTTTCGCGATTTCATGACGTTTTGCCGGACGATACAGCATCTCTCTTCCACCAAACATTCTCTTGAAATGTTGTTCTCCATGACCCAAATACTTCCCCATTGGTCCCTTTTCCTGATCAATATAGCGAATGTAATAATGTGGAGCTTCTCCGGGAACATTGTGAATAAGTATCTTGAACGTGCCCTCAATGATAAAAACGTCAAGTTTGAAAGCATAGAGAGTGGTGTAGTAATGTTCCTCTGTATTCATAGTCCCAACATCATGGCCTTAGCAACCTCATCTTCAGTTGCAAAACGAAAATACTCTTTCTGCCAATCTAGATCTTTATGAAAAATATCTGGGGCCCCAAGCCCAAGTGTCTGTACCTTGCCCTGTAAGAAGAAGAAAACAAAATAGTTTTGTTCAATATACCCAGCCAAATCTTCTTCAACGAGACAGATACGAAAAACACCTCTTATCTTGAAACTTAGAAAGGCCATGGCCTCGATAGCAAAGTAGTACGTGTTTTTTACTCGGACCTCGTTGGTTTCCACTATAAAGAGAATTATGCCACATTAAATGCTCCTCTCAAAAGAAGCTTGGCTATTGTAGGTTCGTCCTCAATCAAAACAAGTCGGTTTGCTTCAAACTCTGTTTTGAACCATTTCAGCTCTACCCATTGATAAGGACTTTGGGTTCGTCCAGCCATGACAACAAAATCTCTTATGAGAGTGAGATTGCTGGAGGTGTGGCGATAAACCTTAAAATATTTGTTGTTGCGCTTATAGTAATAGATTGAATCATCTTTGATTTTCATCAGATGCTTAACACTCGAAAAGCTTCTTTCAAAAGAAGTTTTGCCACTGTTGGTTCATCTTCTACAAGACGAAGCTGATCTTTCTTTATCAATTCTTTGATTCTCTTGGTATCATGAGTGTTGTTCGGACTGGCTTGCATCCACTCTGTTGCAAAATCAATGATTAAACAGATTCGTTTTGAATTGAAATGATGGACAACAAAGTATTTCCTAGACTCTTTATCGTAGTAAATCTGCCCAACTTTGAGCTTCATTTACAATCCCAACATTATCAGTTTGGCAAGAGTTGCTTCATCTGTGACAGGAAACATACTTGTGCCAAGCCGTTTTTCTAGCTCAGTTCTGCCAAAGAAAGTTTTTGCAATCTTTCCACCTTTTTTAGGTGAATAGATTACGACGTTATACACCGGTTGCAGATCATTAGGATCCAGAATGATTGTTGTTAACGATAGAGCGCTGTTGAACGTGATATAGATATCGTCTTTTGTGTCGTGGTAAATCATGCACCCATTACTAGAAGACGAGAGATCATGGCCTTGTTGAGAACTGGTTTGTAAGCACTATAAAACTGATCAGCCGGAATCTTGATCTTCTCAATATGGCCACTCATTCCATCATATGTGCGAGCTGTGTATTCTTCCTTCTTTTCCTGATGGTCCAAAACATGAACGAAGAGACTATCCTTATAGAAGAAAAAGTGCTTCACATTTACCTCCAGAGCATGTTAAACATCACACAATGAAACATAGAAAGCTCTAAACCTCCAATAGAAACTTGGCTAACTCCACCTCGTTTGTTTCTTCCACCACACAGAGTTGGCCAGCTGAAACCCATTTCTCAATGTGCTCGTCACCTATAATTATGCCACTCATCCGATGTTTTGCTGGGTGGAAAAAGCTAAGAACCCAACTGATACTGTTATGATCTCTGAGAATACATTGGTTGGGAAGATCGTGCCATATTGTTTGACGATAGAGACGAGCTGGTCTAGGATGCCGCATCTCTCCTTTCTTTCTCTTCATATAGCCCCTAGAAGAAAAGCTTTTGCTTTCTCAGAAAGATCTGTGACTTCTTTGGCCCCTCCAATATCTACTATGTCATCAAGAACAGTTCTGACCATATGCATCTTTTTCCAAACATTGCCATCACGGTATTGAAATGTGACATGAGGAGAACCAACTTCCTGTTCATCTACTCTAACAAAAGTAAAGAGATTAGAAGGATTTTTTGTGGATATGCAGGCATATGGAAATGCTCTTTGCCAGTCCATTTTATAGATCATACACTCAACCAAATCTTCGCCTTCTCATCTTCTGAAAGAGGAATGAGCTCCCATCTGTAGAGATCAGCTTCTCTGATTCTTGCGATGCTATTACTCCATTTAGGTTGTGGCCCGAGAGGGAGAAATATGTAATCATAGTTGAGAGCGTATTCGACGACTACTACTTTTTTGGCTTTATATTCACGATACCCTGGATCTGACCATGTTGGGGTTTCTATAAGATCTTGAGAAGTAGAGCGCAATTTGATGAGATACCGAAAGCCCTTATCATTTTTAAAGTAGTAGAGATCTTGCCATTTGAGAGAGCTGAATTCAGCGTCCGTCATTTCCTTCCAACATCTCTTTCGCCCTCACATCCTCGGGCAGAGGAATCTCTTCACCATTAGAAAGTATGCGAAGAACTGCACGAAGTCCGATAGCATCAAACTTTCTACCAGATTTTCCTCGACGATCCTTGAGAATGACACCATCCTTAATTCCTAAGACCATATCAGCTCGGGTAACCAAACCAATTGGAGCAATTCCCTTCTTCCAATCACCTGGGAGAACATATACTATCACGCCTTCTTCCTCTTCGCTCTATTTTTGTTGGACAGATCATCTACTGCCACAATGACATCTGATTTTCCAACTTCCCAATGTCCTACTTCGTATGTGAAGGAGAGACCATTTTCATTAGCCTTCTCCACGAGCTCCGTGATCTTTCGCTGCACTCCTTCACCCTCACCATCAAATAGAATCACAATCTCATCTCCAGAATACCATCTGGCCACAATGTCACTTGCTCTGAAAGGAATGGTAAATGTGGCTCTGATCTTTCTATCAACTTCCTTGTATCCAATCTCCTTATTGAGATTGTGAATACCATCAAAATCAAGAAAAAGAATGGTTCTGCGTCCTCTGGGCATGACTAAACAGAATTGGAGGAAAGCTGCACGAGTCCACATTCCGTATACATCATCCCTGCTTAGCTCCTCGATTTTATCCTGAAGCTCAGTGATTTTGTCTTTCAACATATCAACATTTTCGTCCGACATTTTTTGTCTCCTGTTTCACTTTTTACTCTCCCAGCAGAAAAAGTGCTATTTCATCATCTGTTGCTAGTCTTATTATATCTTGTTCTATCAGAGCTTGTATTTTGTTTGCATCGACGTGATGCATCCAACCATCCATTCGTTTGAGCACTATCGTCGGATGCATAAGGTTTCCGCCCGATATGCTCATTGCTGAAAACACTCTTGCTTGTACTGGTACCCCTTGATCATCGATAATTTCTTCATCACTATGATAAATGGCACCATGAAGTTTCATTTCTCTACCAAGCAATGGAACGGCTGAGCATGAAATGAGCAATTTCATCTTCAGAAGCAGGTCTCACAATACCCAAATAAATCAAACGCTGGACTGCTTCATTATCGACATAGAACACCTTGTCACCGAGCGAGTGGATAGCGATTTCATTTTCAGCCATTCCACGAAGGCGAGGAATAACTTGAAAAACACTGACGCCCGTCACATTCATTGGCCACCAATCAGAAGCATCACTGTGCCAGATTTCTCCAATCTTCAGCACTCGTCTATCTCTACCTTCTCTTTGCGAGCTTTCCGCTTCCAATAGCGGCGGATCCTCTTCTTGGAGTTTCCCTTGCTGTAGGAATGATAGTCACCACTCTTTCCAGCAAACTTTCCAGTGCTGGACTTGGCTCCCATCGACTGAATATCACCCACATCAGGCCATTCTATGACCTTGACTCCGTAGGGCTTCATTGCCTCTCCTTCAGACTTTCGGATACTTCATGAAGAAATCGGGGGCGGCATCCATGGCCCAGCTAAACTTCTTCTGAGCGGTGACGGGATAGATGCGCTTGAGATCGACTTCATTCGTCTTGCACCATGAGATGGCAATGCGAGGATCGCTGTAATTCAACTTGGAAGTTCCAAGTGCAATGCCCCTAGTCTTCGTCTTCATGGCCACACGAGACTTCAACGTCTCGACCCTGCCCGCTACCCTGGCGATCCTGGCATCGAGTCTCTCGATCTTCTTCGCATAGATGGCCTTGTAGCACTTGGCCATTTTCTTGTTGCCCTTCTTGGCGGCGTAAGCGATGCCATCTTCCATGGCCTTCTTGGCATCTTCCTTTTCCTGGCTAATGATCGACTTCGCAGTACTCAACTCGGCCTGAAGATCCTTGGCCTTGCCCTTCATGTTGTCGATAGACTTGTCATAAGCTTCCGAAACTGCCGTCTGATGATTCAACTTCAAAGCTACCGTCAAATTGGATTCCGTAAAGATCTCGACCTTCTTGGCCTCACTCAGCTTGGAATCGACTGGCTTGCTCTGCAGTTCCTTTGCAAGAAGGGTCGAACCAGTCGCCGTCCTGAACTGCTTTGCCGTCAGGCCAGGGAGAACGCCGTTGAAAAACTCCTTGACGCCCTTCGAGTTAATGCCGTCTGAGAACAGCTTGTCGCTCGGCTTCTTGTGCTCGATGAACTCGCGGAGATTACGGATGGTGTGGATGTCAAACTCCACGATGTTGTGGTAGCGAACGCTGTCCTTTCCGAGGAAGTCAAACTCGACCTTGCTCTCAGTGAGCTTGATGTGCTCGACGCGAAGGGACGAGGCTCCTACAGTGTCGGCAGTGTCCGCGCCCTTCTCATCACCAACACGGATCGACATGGTCGCAATCAACTTGCAAACTGTTGCCAGTTCCCTGGTCGTCTTGTCACGAGCAGTGAGCTTGCTGTCGATATAGTTGTTAACTTTGTCGAAGTTGTTGGCCAGCTTGATGGCCTTTTCAAACTTCTTCTGGTCACTGTCCTGTCCAACCACTGAAGAAGCAGAGAAGAGAACCCTCTTGTAGGCGCCCGACATCTTCTCAATCCACATGCAAGTCCAGAGGGCACCCTTATTCTCTACCACTCTCTTCCAAGAGTGTCCTGCGGGGGCGGGCGGAACAGGGGTGCCTTTGGACAGGTTGAGTGTGACATCCTCGGGGAAGATGCGGGGCTTGACACGAAATCTAAGGGGATGTTCCCCTCTTCCGAGGAACAGGCCAGGAGGTTCGATCATGTAGTTGCCGAGCTCAACCTCTCTCCCGTTCAACTGAGCCATGCCATACTTTGCCTTGAGTGCAAGACGCTGGGTCTTGATCTTCTCACGATCGACCTTCGTCTGAAGCTTCCTGTCTTCCTTCCTCTTCTGGAGATCATGATAGATCTCAGAGAAATCAAAGTCCTGAGGAAACTTGAAGCTCTCAACTGCCTTTCCAAAGGCAGGCTTCAGAGCTTCTGAAAAGTCTTTCCAGTAGTTGGTGATGCAAACGGGGTCGCTGATATACTTGGTGTCGAGTTTGGCCGCCCAGAAGGTGGCGATCTCTTCGGCAAGAGGCTCAAGTTGGCACTTCTGTCCATTGATCATCACGTTGTAGTGACGAGGTTCGTATGCTTCCGGGAAGCAGGGACCATTGTGGCTAAGCGTTTGAAACTTGTCTTTCATTCAGTCTGCCTCTCCATTTGTAGGACAATCTTATCACATGCCCATCGAGCTCTAAAATCTGGGCATTAGAAAGAAGCTCCAAGTCTTTCTCCGTTAGAACTGTATAAAGATATGCATTGGCTTCACACCATGTTCTACCGGCCTCTAGTTTGGCTTGAACAAGAGCCTCTTTCAACCTGCTCTTTGGTTTGATTTCTATGATGGTTTTGTCAATGATGAAATCAGGGTGATATGTTCGAGGTTTTCCTTCGAACGTGTATGGAATAGTGATTTTTTCAGCAGATTGGTATTGAATGCCTTTAGAAGTAAGCTGAACGATGTATGAAAGCTCATATGAACTTCTGAAGTAGAAACCATCACTTATGATATGACCAGAAATACCTCTGCCGCTTCCTTCAGGAGCTAGCCTCCCGATATGGGCTAGGGCTGATTTTCTTTTTGCCTCTTCTGACATGGGTTTTCCATATTGTGGAGTCAGTTTCCTGGCTTCTTCAATCGAACAACCATACCGCTTTGCTATGGAAACAAGCGACATTGAGTTTCTGGAGCCTTTTGATGATCCATTTTCTCTTATTGATCTAGAGACGTTTTCTCTCCATCTTTTCCAATCTTCATCAGACATCGCTTCAAAACCTTTCTTTTGATTGATGTCCTGATGGAGTCTCATTTCTCTAGTTTTTTCCTCACCATAGATTTCTATGTTTTTTTTGCCTCTGAGATGAGACGAGGCAAAGCCGCTATCAAACTTCTCTTTTCTCTCCTTGGCAGTCATCTTTGAGTTGTTTTCTCTGAGTTTTCTACCAATCTCTTTCAGGGTTTCTTCTGGCAAAGGCTTTCCATACATTGGATTTCCAGAGCCTTTTGCCCATCCACTGTCTATTTGCTTTTGAGAGATGAGATGTCTGGTGTGTTGAGAGTGATGTTTGTCGAAGAACGGGTTGTTGGAACCTTTCTTTCTACAGGAGCTACAGAGATCTTTTCCAGTTTTTGCTCTTATTTTGCTTGACTGATAGTTGGTTTTTGTAGAGTTCCATTCTTTGCCACAGTCATCACATTTCAGAACAAAAGGAACAGTAGTCGAAATCATATATCATGAAATATGCTCTAAAATCCAACAAACAAATCCAGTGCCTCAACAATAAAAAACTCCTCATAGAGGGGTTAGTCGTTCTTTGGAAGCTTTACAAAAGCATGAGCATTTAGTGCTGGATGAGAGATTTTAGGCGTAAAGGCCTCTGTTTGGGTGTTGAACTTTTCTTTGAAGACCGATAGTCCAGTTTTCATTTCTTCATCTTCAGCTTCAGCCTTGAGTTCAAGGGCCACTTCTTTTCTGCCCTTATCAAGAAGCTCCTTGTCGAAGTTCTTTCCAAAGAACTCCATAACTTTTTCTTCACTCATTTCTTCTTCCTCCTCATAAAATCAGCTTTCATATTGATTGCTTTAGCAATATCGTTGTCTGGCACGTGGTTGTCTTTGTCGTGGCCTTCATCAATAAACATCAAATAAACTTTTCCATTATAAATGAAATATGGTATATGATGGTATTGACCATTGATTTTGACTCTGAGAGCATAGAGACCTTTTGCTTTATTGTTCGTTTTCTTGAGATTTTCGGTATGAGGATGATGGGGCAGAAGCCAACCAACCCCCTTGATGATTTCTTCAATCCGAGCATTGACCTTTACTGCTTCGTGCGGATCCAAAGCTAGTAAATCCTTTTCGAGAGGTTTTTTTCCATTTGCATCTTTGTAGAAAAGAGGATCTTTATCTATCTTCACCTTCAC